AAAGAAAATTTACTATATGAAATATCTGTGTATGATCTATGCCATAAGACATCGCCTTTGCGAATATTGATTTTGCGGTTTGTAGTACAATGGCCTGTCGAGTAAAACTTCTGCTTGAATTGAAATTAGTTAATATGGGATCTGTGACCACGCTATGCGGCGAAACTTCTTCTCGATTTACCGAATTATAATAATCAAAAAGAATTTTAGTAATATTCATCAACATCGAAGTCCGGATCTGTTTTACATTCCGATAGATATCTCCAATTAGGTCCAACGCAAGGATCTTCTTCTGGAAAGAATGCCCCTTTAAAATCGGCACAACCACTAAAGAGAAAACAAACTACTATTATGCCGATTAAAAAGAATAAAAACTTTCTATTCAAATCTATGATTTTAATTATTCTATCTACATCGTCGTCGTTCATATTCTACCCTCCGGACACCATCCCTTTAAAAAATCAAAAATAGGTCTACCAACAAATTCACAATCGCTCATTTTTACCCATTTGCCATGCTGATCGCCGTGCGGTTTAATCACCCTTAGCATTTTCAAGGATGATTTAACACGCAAAACTGAGTACAATTCACCCCTACATCTAATTATATCACGAATTTTTATTTCCTCTGAGCCATTCATTTGATATCACCTTAAAAGAGGTATAGTTACGTACATCACCAAAAGACTTAAACACAAGACCTTCTCTTGGTACATCTGCCAATTCAGATCTGCCATCTGCCCAGTTTATTAAAATGTCCAGAGACTCAAAATCTTCCAAACTTACATTACTAAACGTTGGTACATGATGTAATCTTGCATCGAGTCCTATCAAACTTAAAAAGTCCATTCTCTCTTGAGAAGAAAGATATCTCTGGTTTCTTATATCAAATACATCAAATATCTTGAGAGTAGGCTTTTTCAATTTATATGAATTCGATTGTATTCCTGGTCCTATTAATTCTCCCTGTAAGGCGACAGAGGTGTCTTTCAATCTGTGATTAAGTTCCAATTCTTCAGCAACACAATCCCATGCACTTTCTTTACCTAGTTTCTTCTCAAAGTTTCTACTACAAGCACCAAATCTACCTTCATGATGAAAGAACGTTGCACTAGTACCATCTAATTTTTCACTCACCTCAAATTTCAAATCGTGTGGTAGTGACTGTAGATGAGAAAACATGTTTTGTATTCTTTCTTGATCTGTTTTTCTTATGAAATGCGGAAACTCGTCAAGTATATCCGCATTTATGAATTTCAATTCTGGTTCGTACTTTGTTATTCCTAATTGTTCTGTGACATCAGCACCTTCTGCCGTTGATACATCCACAAATCCTTGAAGCGGAAATACCAAACCTTGTGATATTTGATTTCTAATAGTAATCGTTTTTACTCTATCACCACCAGGCCCTCTCAATTTACCCTTTGATGTCTTTTCATCCCACAAATTTGCACGTTTCAGTAGATCAACTGGAACGACAGAATCAATCTCCAAATAAACAACTCTATCACCAACATTAAATTGATCTTTTCTAACTACACACGACCATCCATCGACCCTAGCTACGACTATATTATCGGCATCAGGAATCGAATTGATGTCTGCTATTTTTCTAACAGAAGCTAATTTTCTCATTATATGCCTTACAGAAATATTTCCACAAATGTTGAGCCTAGTTGATATTTTAGCACACCATCATTTTCTAGTAAAGCGGGTTTCAGTGCCAAATCATAATCTTTTGTCAATAAATTTAAAATAGTTTCTACAGTCGATGAGTCTTTAAGGAAAAATCCCACAGTCACACTAGGAGAACCATCAAAATAAAGAGTCAATCTAAAATCTCCAGGTTTGGTCGAGCAAGTTATTCCATTTACCTTAGCTTGTCTCCAAGAAATGGATAATGGATCATTTTTATCTCTTGTCACAACGTTCAACAATACATTTTCAGCACTCATTTACATCCTTTGTTAAGTTTAATCAGTTTTCTTTTTATAGTCCGTTTCATAAAAGCCTTTACCCTTAAATTGGGGTTTGCTAGGTAATGGAAACACTCGTACTAGAGTATCCGTAGCCATACAATCGGCACAATAAGTTGGTTTATCTTCCTCACTAAATTCTACATTCTCAAATGTATGATCGCATCTTTGACATTTATATTCAACTATGGGCATATGTTCTTCTCCTATCTTGATACAACCCATTTACTGTTTACATCATTAAAATCTCTTCTCATCTTCACAACAACAGGTTGATTTAACAATTCATAGTGTTCATCTAATACCGATGCATTTACAAACTTTACACCAAATTTTTTCTTAGTCTGTAAGTCATACTGTTTAGTGTGTATGTGACCAAAAACATGCAATTTCAGATTGTCTAACTTTTTAACTGCATTCAAAAGTTCTACATCACCACACGCTTCGCCATTTAAATTCTTATCTAAGATGTTAAAACAGGGACCGTGAGTAATTAATACATCGGTGTTTGTTGGTATCTGATCCCAATATGCAAAAAGTTTACCTCTTGGTATGTTAAATGCCCAATCAAAAAAATATGGTGTGTATGGCGAACCAAACACGTTCAAGTCATACGATGAAATATAATGAGATTGATGATGCAGATATGTAATATTGGGAAACTTTTTTAAAATTTGATAACAACTGGTGGCATTATAATGAAACTTCTCAAAACACCAATCGTGATTCCCTGCTATGAATATTTTATGCTGGTGTTCAAATTTATCGAACCAAGACAAAAAAGAATAAAGACTATTAATCTCGCCAACGTTGGTGATGTCGCCAGAATGTATAAGAATATCACCAGTTGGCACTGTCTTTAATTGTGTGTGCTTAGTGTGAGTATCACTAATGCATACTATTTTTATTTCAGTATACTTTTTCATTTCAATTCCTCTACTATAACTATAATTATAGTATCACGAGTGATCAACAAAAACAACTAAAATTCTAATTTTTCAAAATATTTGGCCCTGAGCCATTCGGCAGTTTCTTTTACTAGAGATTTCAAGTCATTGCAAATTATTTGATGAACAGAACCATCTTTTTGTTCTACTAATGCATCCCACTTTGTCGTATTGGATTCGGTAAAGTTGCCAATTCTAACTTTGCATTTTAAACTACTCGTAAATGCATGTAAACTATTGAGATCGTATAAGTATTCTGATTTGTTTATTATTGTGGTATTTGATGCCATATCAATCCATTGTTATTACAATTTCTACAATTTCAAATATGTTTCTGATAATTTTTATTTCACCATTTTCATTTTGCCATTTTCTATCGAGTGGCGGAATTATATTATATCCCGCCAGATCTTCTATGCTGTGAAAATGAGAACTTCTATCACATATTTTTTCTGCTAAGGAATGATTTTCAGTAACAAAGTATATCGGATTGTCTTCATCAATTTCTAATTCTATACAATCGTTTTTGCCAGGTCTAATTTTTAGATATTGATTGTTCTCCTTCTTCCTAATCAAATACATATTTGTTCCTAATCATGAAACAGTTTCCAAGCAAATTTATACCAGAGATTTTTAATCTTACCAAAATTCATCAATTGATCTTCTATAAGTATTTTCTTCATTTGATATGTGGACATTTCATTGTCATTATAATCATCACTTATACGCTTTCTGTATATTAAATTCCAATTACTAGTACTATGATTCTCGCACTCTTCTTGTGCATATTTTTCTACGGTTAGAAGTCCATGTCTATACTGTATTATAAACATGTCGTTCAACTGATTTTTTGCACACCACTGCGTTAAATCAAAATGACTATGCACCTTTACTATGTTGGTCAACATTTATGAAATACTCCAATTTATATAAAACGTCTCTGATGTTATCGCTTTCCGAAAAGAAACAAACTCCATCAACACCATTCTTATTTCGATAATAGACCTTTATTTTCCATTCATCGGGTGTACTTGTTTTTGCTTTCGGATTGGTTACGGAAGATACTGCGATATTCGATTCTGGAAATCTTTGCACTAAAAATTGTGCGATGTTTTCACACAACGAATGCAATTCATAATTAGCTGTCATATTATTCTCCTCTTTCATTACCACTAAAAGTCAGTGACAAACTTACAAAACGGTATCACAAACTGACTCAGAAAAATTAGTGATACCGTAAACCAAAACAGACATTGTATCATACAATCTAATATACATTCTATAATACTTCTCACGACCAGTCAACTCAAAAATTACAACAATCAATCAAACGAACTTTTTATATCTATTTTCTTCACATGTTCCAAATTCTCCTTTTCTCTAAATTTTACGACAAGCAATCCATCTTTTAGTACAGCCGATTCTACCTCAGCTTCAACCACAGATGATATTTTATAAGTATACTTAAAAGGGCTAACAAATTCATTAGATTTGTCCGAAGAAATGCTTAAAATTCTAGTTAGTTCATTATATTCTATATTTACATCTTCAGTTGAATGCCCTGCTAAGTTCAAATTAACGGTATAGTTTTTTGGTGAATGTCCTATGAAAGATGATCCTCCCAAAAGTTCCGAAAGAATTGACATAGTTTTTCTCCTATTAAAAAACAAATGTTATACACAATCTCTTTCTAAACATCAGATCAAGATTCTTCAAGATGCTTTCTCAAAATTTTTTCCCATTGGTCTGCGTCCATTCGCATACCTAATCTATTTTCTAATCTGGCCTCACGAATTTCATCCGTAATTAATTCTCTAGTATTGGCGTTGAGATTATTCCAATTTCTTAATATATCTTCAACAACGATACTAACAATATAAGTTTTTCTGCCCAATGCATATCTAAATGCAGAAAGTAGAGAATTGCAAGTCACAACACACTCAGCTTCGTCTTTATGCACTTTTCTCTCCGATTAGTTTATCAACCTGTCTTTGTATTAACTGTACGTCACCATCTTGTCTTATTACACGCTCCGTCATCTCTGGTGATACATAAATGCTTATTTCATTCTTCTTATATCTATAGTGTATCACAGGCGGACCAACAAGTCTAACACTAACTATTAGTCCATCCTTTTCCATATACAAGGAATGATCTTTGATATCAAAGTTCCAACCTCTAAGTTTTCTAAAAATCAAATATACATCGCCCCTATTTGTGGCTAGATATTTGGATAAACTTAAACTCATTCCGCATTCTCCGCTTTTGTGTTTTTATTTCTTATCTTTGATATTTCTTTCCATATGTTTTTTTGTCTGGCAATTTCGGCGGACCAGTATTCGACTCCATTTGCAATTTGAGTTTCTATTGGATCGGTTATTGGTCCATAAATGTGAACGCCCCATCCACCAAATTGATCGAACGAAGGTCTTTTAAATTTTGCACTAGCATCATCTTGCTCTTGCTTTCTTGTCGTCTGTAATCGATCTGCAACGCAAGCCGTAACCCATTCTTCTAATGATTCTCTGTCGTCAAAGTATAACATATCACTGTCCACATCGACATACACCTTTGACATTTCTAGAAAAACGGGGACTGGTATTTTTAAACGAACCTTCTGAGTCTCGATATCAAGAGACAAAAGATTTTCTATGTTAGTTTCTAAGTAAAGATTATTGTCGTCGAAAAATTCTCGGTAAAAGTGAAAATCTAAATGTTTCTCCGACTCATCTTCCTTTGGATAATGTTTAAGTGTTATTTTAGTACTCATATATGCTAAAAAACTCTCAATAAATACTCATATAGAAAACATTATATATCATTCTAATTAAAATGACAATAAAAAATAGACTATTAAAATTAATATCAGAAGATAAAAATAAATTGTCCAAACTTCTCTTTGAGAAGGGATTTAATAGAAGCACATCTAATGATATTGAAAATATGAAATTGTTTGCTAGAAAGCAAGATGGATATCATTCTATCATAATTTTTCAAAAAAGTGAACCGAATTTAAAGGAATTTGATCAAGTATTTTTTTGTTTATATAATCACAAAATTGGAGAAAAAATAGGCTCTTGGAACTCGGATACGGGTAAAAGTTCCGATCCAGAAGCTGCTATAATTTGCGAATGGCTGATGCCATTACCAAATACATTTAAGGTTAGAGATTAATTATTTAAAACTGTAGGAATCATAGATCCGGAAACATACTGTGCATCATTACATAGCACTGTTATTGATTTTTTAATTTGATCGAGGCAACGGAAAAAGTTTTCGTGATCGTTCTTTTGTGACCAACGTTCTAGCTCAGATAATAATCGCTTTTGATTATTAACAATATTTTCATAGAGATGAAGTCTTTCTGAAAGTCCGTTCTGACCTTCAAGTTCAGAAATAATTTTACAGTCAAAGATTGCAGATTCTAAATCTTGCAAATTACTTTTTAGGTTGTTCAAAACCTCTGTCAACTGTTGTTTCATTCAAAGCACCTCTTTTTATTAAATCTTCTGAAAATATAGAAAATAACACTATAATTGTCAATACAAATAAAACAGCAACTACATCAACCAAAAAAACTTTGGTATCACTCGATAATTTCATTTCACAGCCTAATTTTAGAAGACTCGACTATTTCTTAGCTTTATAGTGCCACTATGACACTGTAGTATATATTTATCACTATTAATTTTTGACATTTTGTTCAGATTCTTTTAGAGCCTTCTCAAACTCTTTCTTACCCTTCTTTGTGCTCAAAAACTGATGCAATTCTTCAGGTGAAGCAAATTTGTGCTTGGTCTGTAGTTTGCTAAGTGCAACATCTTCATTGTGTCTTGAAATTGCATCTTCAAACGATTTCTTGGACTCTTTGACCGACTTCTTTAATTGTTTTAGTGTCTTTTTCTCTATCTTTGGAATGACAGGGCCGTTTTCTTTGATTTTGATATCTTCATATGGAGCAATTTGCATACGATATATCTCTAGTTTGGCACACTCAAGTGCACCCATTATTTCATTCCAATCGGAATAACCAACACCATAAAAATCTACATGTTCTTTAGCAAATTCAATATAACCAAGTATGAGTTTGGTAATAGTATAATTTAATCTACCGGCCAGTAATCCATCACCCGTCTCGCCAAAATGAACTATATCTACCAATTTTTCTATTAATTCGTCTATATACGTATCTAAAAGTCTTCTTTCTTCGATTTTAATGTACGGCATTCTATTGTTCTCCTTTCAGCATATTGGCAAGTTCGCCGTTTTCCACCTGTTCCCAATCTACATAATAAATTGGCAACCCAAGACCTTGTGCATATTTAATTTCTTCTCTTACGCCTACTGATTTTTCCCAACCTTCTAATTTGAGTACTATCACACTATCAGATCTTTCGACAAATGCTTTATCAAAGTGTTCCCAAAATGAAAAAATATGCGGTAGTTCATAATCTTCCCAAGGTGCATTATATGATATGGGAGAAAAAACAAAAACGTTTTGCTTTAAGAGTTCAACCGCAACATCGGTAACTTTTTTGAATCTTTCTTTCATTACAGCTTTATCGGCGTGTGTGTATGGACACGCTAAGTAATGCAGTTTATACGTGACTTTATTCATATATTCAACCCTCTCTTCTTTGTAGAGCGTATGTTGAATATAACACGATCACAATGTCGTGTCAATTATAATTAAACAGTGTCCTTGTATCGCTCAAATGGATCTTCGTGTTCAATTTTTTGCCAGAATCCATCTCTTGCCACTTCAAGATCTATCGTGTATGCTGTGAATGATATGTGGTGCTTTAATGATGTTATTAAATAATTGCCATAATAATATCTATTATACTTTTCGGGTCTGTTCGAGTCAACGTCTCCGGCCTCTTCAGGAAGCTCTATTTTGATGACCTCACCAACATTTCGCCTAGGATCGCCTGGTATACTCATAGCGAATCTCGTGTAAAACATTTGAGCCAATTTGGCAGTTCTACTCAGCGCATATGATTCCAAATTTAATGAATGTTCTTCTGGATTATAGGATTCTATTCCCAAATTTGTGCTTATTAATTTTCTATGTGCCATCACAGAATCGGCAAGATGACTATTTTCCGATATAACCCTTTCTGGTTCCAGTTTGTTGAAACTATCCCAATCACGATTTATTTTGAAATCGTATTTGTTAAATTTTCTTAAAACCGAATCGACCGTTATCAATTCTTGACCATAAAATCCCATATCAAGGAATCTCATCGTGTCGTACCAACCTACCCAGTCTATAAACTCAATTCGTTTAATATCCTTTTCAACTTCTTTACTATAGTTTTCAGGATTTCTCATATTAGCAATTCTTCTGACATACGTTTCAGTATGTTCCTGCAATAATAGAGAATCCAAACTAACATATCTAAAATCTGTTTTAGTTTCAAAAAATAGATAAGGTGGCATATGACCTTTGCCATTCGTTGAACCGCTTGGTATTGATCTGGCCGCAAAAAGGTTTATCAATTCATATGGACTTTTATTACCGATACAAAAGTTATGCTCGCCTGATGTTTCTTCTACTATTAGTTTCTTTCTAGATTGCTCTGGTTTTGTGGTATCGGTGATGTAGTTATTAAATACATCTTTGACCATATCAGAATATTTTACGTGCTTCCACCCCTTGAACACTTTATTTTTATATGCATTACAACTCTCTCTAGAAAGTAAGTGAAACGTGTATTGTTGTGCTTTAGTTTGAAGTATTGTTCTTCCTGTGACTTTGTAAACGTCAAATTCTAGTATGATAGGGTCAAGTTCTTCTGATGGTTTCTCAGGATTTCTCTTTGTAAATATCACACGCAAAACTTCTTCACCAATAAATGGAAAAAGAGTACACAGATCCATAGTATCCGTCACACTCAATTCTCCTGTCATTGGTGTACCGAAAATGTCCTCATAGATCATTAAATTGCCACGCAATGCAGAGATATCATAATCTCGTCCGTTGTATGCAATTAGACGCATTTCTTTTAGTACGTAATCTTTTACGTTTACATTATTTTCCATAATTTATTTGAAGATTTTAATCAAATCGTTTATCAATGTGTTTGCTTCTGTTTTATCGATCACCCTTCTTCTACGTTTTATATCATTTTGTAATATTTCCCATTCATAAAAGCTGTATTTTGTTCTGTTTGATTCGGAAAGATTTAACCAGGTAGCATAATCAACTTGAAATACGGCAGGAACTTTTTCAACACTAATTGAATTAGTCTTTTCATTATACACACCTACTTCCTCAAATACTTGCCAATAAGAATGTATATCGGTTAAAATATCAGCACTTTCCAATTGAGATGCTGATGAAGGAAAAGGTTGAGAAAACGCCGATTCTATCGTAAACCTTTTATTTGCCAAATCAACAGAAATAATTCTGCGGTATTCATCTCTAAATGGATGTTTTATCGTTTGGTTTATTTCTATCGGAGTAGTTTTTTGTATCTGATAATTAACTATTGTTGAACTGACAGAGGTGTTTATCCACACGTTATTAAGTAGTCCTAATTTTTGAAATATTCTACTAGGATCTGAACTGTTATATTTTTGCTCAAGGTATGAATTGAATTCATTAGTATTCATTGGCCAATCGTGTATTGGATCTATCATATCATTGGCATAAAAGAATAACCATTCATTCTCAGAATCGCCATAATATTGATCGGACAAAATATCAGGTCTGGAATTTTCAGGAATTCTAACATCATTATATCCAGTAATATTTTGTTTTAGCTTTTCTTGCAAAACGGCTCTACGAAATATATCCGTAACTACTAAACCATCATATTCTATTGTCGGAAAATATTTAAAATGTTTCATTAGTAATTCTGCCTTATATGGTCTTTTGTTAGCATGAAAATTTCTTGGAATTCTATGCTCAAGTCAACTTGAACAGGTGCACCTGTTCCTATAAAAAATGAGGCCTGACCTGGACCATATCTTGCGGTCAAGTTTGTTATAACACAAGGACCAAAGTTAAACATAAATGCATTACTTTTGCCTGTGCTATAAAATCTTAAAATCATTTCGTCAGGATATTCAAATGTCGTTCCTAGTGCAACTCCTTCGCCTCCTACTCCTGAATGTGATGCTTCTTTTAATCGTTTTATTAAATTATGTATTGCTCCACTTTCTTCGGGAGATCTTGCAAAAAGTTGCCATTCTATTGAAATTGTTCTAAAATCGTGCGATTGATATAATAGTGCTTTGTGTGGATTTACTATTGATCTACTACCCCTTTGTCTAACATTACCAAATACAGTGGCATCAATTGCTCTTATACCAGAGGCAATATTAGAAGCACCTTGCGAGGCGTTTGATGAAATTTGTCCAAGTCCTCCCATTATTTCTGTAGCCGCACCTGCCATCCCACCTAGCGCATCATCTTGCCACCTTGCACTATATCTAGCTTGAATATCCGGCGGCATATAAAGTGCTATCGTATCAGTAAGCTCAGGTCTATTAGAATTGCCTATTATATCAATTTCAATTCTCGATGAATTTTTTGTTCCATTAGAACCTTCATTATCTAATAAATCGAAAGGAAAAACAAATTTTTGTACATCACCCTTTCTCGGCAAGTTTGATGATTTGAAAATATCAAAACCTAAGCCTATTGTTAGTAGGTTTTCGCCGGCGGTAATCATCTCTCTAAATGCAGTTAGTCCTGATTCTGTGTTGGATGCTATCCAAGTAAAGGCGGACTCTAGATTGGTGAGGTTCAGTTTATCAAATTCAGCCTGTGGTATAACAGATCTTATTTGTGAGAATACTGCATCCTGCATTGCAGATTCTGAACCATTTGCCCTAGCTCTGGCAACAAGATCCGCAATTTGTTGTTGTGTGCTTTGTGTGTTATCTGGCATATAATCTAAATATGTTTATGAAATACTATCAAGGACAATTTAATCCCAGAAATAAGCAAAAATACGTTGGTAACGTAAATGCCATATATTATAGATCCTCTCTAGAACTTAGAGTATTTATATGGTGTGATAGAAATTCTTCCATAACAAAATGGACATCGGAAGAAGTTGTCATACCCTATAAATGTCCGATAGATAATAATATGCATAGATATTTTGTAGATTTATTGATTGAATTTAAAAATAACGAAAAAATGTTAGTGGAAATAAAACCAGAAAGATTTACAAAACCTCCAAAAAAAGGAAAAAGTGATAAAAGATATTTAAAGGAAACTATCGAATATGCAAGAAATATGGCAAAATGGGAACAAGCATCAGACTTTGCAAAGAAAAATAATATAGAGTTTGCGGTATGGACGGAAAAGACGATCAAACAACTGGGATTATAGAAGATTATAGTGACATATTACAAAAACTAGAAGAAGTTTGGGATATGTATTCAAACAAAACCAAACGACACGAAACGAATAAACTGAAAGAATTAAATTGGTTTGAGGAGATGTATAATGAACCAATAAAATATGACAACGTAAAAGTTGTATTTTATGGCGAATTATATCTGTTCAATTATATGGCAGAAACTACACAAGAATATGACAGACAACCATTGGTCATAAGTATCTTTCCAAAAGATAGAGAAGGATTTCACGGCATAAATTTACATTATGTTGCACCAAGACTAAGGGCGTCCTATTTGTATAATTTCATAAAAAATGAAATGGAAAACAGAACAAGTATTAGAACTAGTCCACCTACCGTGAAAAGAATTAAAAGATGGGATATGATGAGAACATACAAACACTGCATAAAGCACTATAAATATGAAAGAGTTCGTGGTAGTCTTAAACAATTACCAAAAGAATACTGGCCGTTTGTACCGTTTTTGCCTTTTGAAAAGTTCATAAACGTGGCAAAAACAAAGGTATGGCTAGAAGGTTCAAAGAAACAAGAGTAACAAATGTCATTAAGAACGCCAAGTCTAACAAATTTTTTAGGTGCAGTCGGAAAAGGTTTTCAAAGACCTTGGAGATACTATGTACTATTTGATCTTCCGTATGGACTCACGAAAGATCAGGGTTCTTTGAGAGAAGTTTCAAATTTAGTACCAGCATTAGCATCAAAAGTTGAATTGCCAGGTAGGGAGATAGAGACAGTAGAATGGAAACATCAAGGCAAGTTGAGAAATATGGCGGTTTATGCCAAATGGCCTTCTATACAAATTACATTCTTATGTGATGAGGAGATGAAGATTAAAAAAATGCTAGATGCGTGGCAAAATTTTGTCATAGATCCAAATAGCTATTATGTAAATTATTACGATGAATATGGAAGACAAGGATGTACAGTCGCAAGTTTAGATTCGGCTGGCTTACCAACTTACTGCGTAAGAATAAATGAATTTTGGCCTAGAAGAGTTGATCCAATAGTATTAACTAGTGATGGTGGTCAATCTGTAGCAACTGTAGAAGCAGAATTTGTTATGAAAGATTGGCACAATTCGGATAGTATAGGATTACAACCAAATTCTAGTGCCGCTGACGATATATTTTCAAAATTAAGAATAGATCCAAAGTCTTATATAGATTCTCTATTACAAAATGTCACAGATCCTAACGATAGAAATAGTATTTTGAGTTTAAATGACACTCTAAATAAAAGGCTAACTTCGGACTTTAATCACTTAAAAGGTTTTGTCTTTGATCCTCTTGCGTCTCTATATTCAGTGACACAATTAATAGCAGGAAAAAAATTGTCACAAATTTAATTAAAATTATTTGAATGGAGAATACAATGTTTAAACAATTACAATTGCCAGTACATGAAATAGAATTGCCCGTCACAAAACAAAAAGTAAGAATAAGACCGTTTACGGTGAAAGAAAACAAAATATTATTGATGGCACTAGAGACAGAAAGTGTCGATCAAATGATTATTGCCACCAAACAAATAGTATCAAATTGTATAGTGCATCCAGAATTGGATGTAGACAAGATGGCATTCTATGATTTGGAATTCATTCTATTAAACATAAGAGCCGCATCAGTATCGGAAATTTTGACCCTAAATCTATCGCCAACAGACAGACCAGATTGTGATGAATGCAAAAAGTCAAAATCGATAGAAGTCAATTTAAACTCAGTAAAAGTTTTTATACCGGAAAATTATAATAAAAAAATAAAACTAGATTGTGGACTAACAGTTTGCATGAAAGACCCCACATATGAAACCATCTCAAAGTTCAAAGAACTAAACTCGCCGGATGTTGAATCGGTTTTTAATTTTGTTTCCGAGTGTATAAAAACTATATCAGATGAAGAAACAATCTATGATCTAGATGCGATGGAAGTATCAAAAGAAGAAGTATTAAAATTCATAGAGTCTTTACCGATAAAAGATTTTAATAAAATAGAAAAATTCTTTGAAGATTTACCAAGACTTGAGCACGTTGTATCTTGGGAGTGTTCTTCCTGTCAAACAAAAAGAAACTATGAAATGCGAGGTATAGAATCTTTTTTAGAATAATGCTGGGCCATGAATCCTTGTTTGCTCATTACCAAAACAACTTTTCTATGATCCAGCATCATAAATACTCATTAAGAGAAATCGAAGAAATGATTCCCTTAGAAAGAGAAATCTACATTGCATTATTAAATGATTGGATAGAACAAGAAAATGAAAGAATAAAGAAAGCTATGAAATAAAATTCTATGAAAGATAAAGCCACTAAAACAAAAAATAAAGGTTTGGTTGCATCCGCAATAGAAAGACAAGGACTTCAACCGAATAAACCACACAACAAAGAAATAGTGGCATTAGGAGGTGCACCTAGATTCGAGGAGGATGTTGAAGATAAAAAGGACACAAAAATTAATGAAAGCTCTGTAGAAATTAGTGATACGTGGAGAAATAGAAGAAGAATGGCATATTTTTCTTTATTTTCTATTATGCTTGTAACTTATTGGGCACTTTTTGTGGTACCTGAATCCAGATTAAAAATTTTAGGTGAAGTTATAACTTGGTTTTATTTTGTTATGGCATCTGTGGTAGGTGGATACGTAGGATTCTCTGCATTTGAGAAAAAATGGAATTCAAAGAATAAGTAAGGCACAGATGGAAGGTTCTTTATCACCGATAATCTACAAAGCACAAAGCCACGATGGTCCCAAAACCATAGAACTAAAAAGATCTGGCAAAAATAAATGGACTGTAGAAGGAGATGAGAATCCCGAAACTTCCACATCAACAGTATTGCCCCATTTGATGTCAGAAAGAAATCAAGCTAAAAATAATAATTTAAAATCTCAAAAAAATCCGTATGGTCAATTAACCTTAGCGGGTATGGGAGACGCACTAAAGTCCATTTCGCCTGCATTTGCACTAGGACTTGCATCCTTTGGACCAAATACTCAAAAATTAATGGCATTGGCGGCCGCCGGATACGGAGTATATAAGGAGGCAAAACAAGGTTCAATCGAAAGGAGAGAAAAGTACAGAGATTGGATGACAGAAAATCAAAGTGACGTAAATCTACAAAGAATGAATCCTCCTGTATTTGCCGATGTTAGTGCAGCAGGTGCATATGCAAATCAAACTAATGAGGACATTGGAAAACAAGTTGTAAAACAATTAGAAATCTCTAACAATCTACAAAGAGAATATTTGGATTTTCTTTATGATCAAAGAGAAACTGGTACAAAACCAGAAGGTTCCGCATTTAAAGAAAAAATTAAAAATAAAGAAGATCAAACTGATAAAATTCAAGAACAAAGTCAATCATTTTTTGGTAAAATAAAAGATTTTATATTTGGAATGGGTTCAGCAACTGCGGCATTAGCTTTATTTCCAAAATCTATTAAAAAAATCATTTCAGCTATAACATCAATAGTTGGTGGTTTGGCCGGTGGAAAGGTCGCAAAATCAATCGCAAAGGTGGCTACAAAGGCCGCTAAATCGGTAAGTAGTGTCGCAAAGGTTGCAACAAATGCTATCACAAAAGGTATAGCAAAAACTGGTGCTGGAAAAATTATATCAAAGTCTGCAAAATCTGCGTTTGAAAAAATAGCACCAAAAGTTATTGGTAAAAATGTTGGTAAATCTGCATTGAAAAAAATACCAATAGCGGGCGCCATAGCCGGCGGACTGTTTGCAATACAAAGAGCCTTTGAGGGCGACTGGACTGGAGCCGGAATGGAAATAGCATCCGGTGCGGCCAGCACCATACCTGGTCTTGGAACCGCAGCATCTGTAGGAATAGATCTTGCATTGGCCGCAAGGGATTTATCACAAGAAGACGATGGTATTAGTGTGTCATCCGAATCTGCTACGAACGTAATGCCTGCACCACAACCGGCCCCCGTACCAAGATCTAATGTAATGAATCGTCGTAGTAGTATCAGAACATCAGGCGGTGTTGCCGGTATGATACCTCCTGCACCGATACCGGCACCAAAGACAAAAGGCAAACTTGAGCCTGAGATGCAAGCAATGCTAACTAGTGTTGCCGAAAAACACGGAATAGATCCTGCGGCCTTTATTGCAATGGCAGGACACGAATCTGGATTTAATCCTAGTGCAGTCAGTCCAACTGGTGCTATGGGACTGTTTCAATTTACAAAAGGAACTGGAAGACAGTATGCGGAGAAATTAGGATTCAGTGGTGATTTAAATCAAATAAGAATGGACCCTATGAAAAATGCGGAAATGGCGGCCGCATTATATAAAGATAATTTGAAATCTATGCAAGCTGTAATGAAGGAAAGCGGATTTACAGACGAAGCAACGGCCGCATATCTTGCACATAACTTAGGTGCAGGAGGAGCTAAGTCATTATTGAGACAATATGGAGCAAATCCGAATGCGCCTCTGCAATTGACTAGAGATATGGCCTTAAATCCTGCTAATTTTAGAGGAGTAGCAACACCTGCACAGGCACTTCAAAGATTATCTAACGTTGCAGGCAGTTCTTCCGCCGAGGCTTATAGACAAAAATATCAAATTGGTCAAATGAGTGTGTCACCATCTGTTCAAAATATGTCCGTTGAACCATCGGTACCCTCTATGTCACGGGCACTTGCGAGCAATTCTGCACAGAATGCAGGATTACAAACCTCCATGAATGCAAGAACCGCACAATCGTCGCCAGTTATTATGAATAATATGTCGAGTGTAGGAGGAAATGGTGGTGCTTCGACACCACCAAGAGGTAATATTAAACCAAGACCAGAAGAGCCATATTTTTATGAATTGCAGAAAAAGGCATTATTAAGTTCCGTTTCCTAAAAGGTGGAATCAATATCTCTGACACAACTCATTGTTTTTGATATGTTATTGAAGTTTCCTGATATGTGTAGTTTGTACATATACATACCATCAATCTTTTTTAGAAATTCAACACTACAGTATACTCGTGAATTGCAACATACAGACAAAGAACTATTCGTTCTTCTAATTCCCTTCTCGCTAGATTCATATTTGCCCCATACCCTGTGCGATGTATAGTTTTGTTTGAATTCTGGATTACCAAACTCAAACAACTTTTGATCGTTTGGTTCAGTCTTTTTAGGTGACGAGAAGATTACAAGGACCAGAACAGTTAAGGCAATTGAAACAAAGACAGGAAACGAAAATACAAAGTACCAAAACAAACGATCTTTTTTCATTTTTTTCTCCATCATATTAATGTGGGTGGTAACACCACCCACACATCAGTATAGTTAAACGCCGTCAACTTTACTCATCAATTGATTCAGAAATTCAAATTCATCACTTTCATCAGTCGTGGAAGCAAATGGACTTGGCGAATCATCCTCATCTTCTTCAGTAAATGCAGGCGCTACGGGTTTATTTGGTATGACAGCATTTTCCGGTGCTCTCTTACCATCAGAACCAGTCACTCTCAAGAATCTTGCTTCAAGTTCCTCATAGGTCTTGAATTGATCTGGAGCAACGATAGCTTGTAAACTATGACATCTAGACCATAATTCATCATAGTCTGAATCTGAACCATTGTCAATAACTTCCGAAGGTTCATCCCATTCACAAGTATCAAAATTAGCATAACCAGAAACCTTTCTTATGTCAAGAACAAAGTTTCTACCAGTCCAAAAGTCAAATGGATCTGTTGGCTTTTTTGGTTTTAGTCCAGTTTGCGGCGGTAAGATTAGTGAGCTAACCTTCTCGAATATCTTAATTCCGTACTTGAAGAGAAACACCTGTCCATTGTTCTCAGGTTTCGCAGGGTCGTTGATTACGAGAACATTAGATACATAGTGTAGTCTTCGCTTACGTTCTCTTACAGTTCGTCGTTCTGGCGAATTGTCATCAGAAGTGGCATTCCACAACTTTCCATTAGATTCAGCTACAGGATCTTTCCCACCCAAGGTAGTTAAAGATCTTTCGATATACCAGCCGCCTGGACCTTTAAATGCGTGATCCCAATACTTAACGAATGGAGCATTTTCACCCTTTGGTGCTGGCAGAAATCGAATAATCGCTGAACCATTTCCAGCCTTATCTAGTGTTGCCTTCCAATACTTATTATCTTCAGTTGAATTATCTTTGCCCTTAGAAAGATCTTCTAATTGCTTCTGCAAAGATTCTAAATTAGATTTATGACTTGATCTAAGATCAGATATTGATTTTGCCATTTTATTATCCTCTTTTATTATTATTAAACTTATCCACAGAACACATATTAATGATGACATCTTTATACATTGATTGCTTTTTGATGTCAACAAATTTTTCGTACTTTGTCCAGATTTTTAAAGATTCACACAAAACTATATCATCGTAGTATTTTGACCAAATTTGAAAAATATTCAAAAGTTTGTGTAGAATTATTAAAGTTTCTAATTTAATCTCACCCTTTCTGGTCATTCTATAAACCACAGGCAATTCTTCCGACTTTGGCGATAACATACTGTTGAAATCACCAGCCTGTATTATATTATGCATATCATTCTTAAAGTTGTATGACAATGCAGACAGATCTTTTATCTTATTGTGATAATTTTCTTCACTACCACTTTCAAGTAAATTGTTTAACCATATGTTTGGATTTTTTATTAGATTTGATATGCATAACCATTTGTATGATTCTATGTCGTATCTTTTCATTAATGCAAAACAGGTCAATTCATTATTTTTCATGTAAGTCTTAGAGACTTTACAATTGCCAGAATATTTAAAATAATCGTACTTCGTGGTGAAATGTTTCTGTAAAGCTCTAAACATTACATAATAATTTTCAACTTTGCTCATCAGAATAATTTTTTTGAACTTTTTTTGGTTTTGGTTCTAATTAGATTTAATTGAATGGCTTCTTGTTTTAGCGAGAAGCTAATATTTGGAGTGATTAGTTTTTTGATCACAGCATGATCAACATCATATTCATTCGTAAATTCCATAATAGATTCAAGGTATGACAATCCCGTTTGAACCTTAGCTTCAATCATCATTGAAAACTTTTCTGGCGTTAATATTTTAACTTGATTTGTGGCTGTATCTAAACACTCCATTTGCTTTTTTCTCGCCATCAGAATTTGTCCATAGTCAAATATTATACTAAACCGTATCGAGAAAAAAGTCAAATAAAATGTTGATTATTTTTTAATATGTTACTTTTTGAACATATTTTTTGCTACCGTCTTATAATGCTCTTTGATCTTTGCTACGATCTTTTCAGCCATGACCTTCTTGAAAGATTCTTCGGCTTTTACGGCATCATTATTTTTGACGGACTTTAATAATTCTTTTAGGGCATCTTTACTCGACATGTTTAGCTTCCTATAAATTGAGCATTTATGTTGTGGTATATATATTCAATCTTTTTATGTAAATCATCCACACTCGCATCATTATTTATAATGTGATTCCACTCGCCGAAATCAGACAAGGCCAGTTCGGACTCATTTTGTGCGCCAGGTAGAGGTGCATTATCTAGTTCTGGTCTATCTATTCTTATAGTAACTATTTTTGCATTACAATCTTCAAGTGACTTTTTGGTGTAATAATATTCGTTTGGATATCTAAAATCTGTTATTACAACTTTATCGAGTCCTGAATTTTTGACTTCTTCGCAAACTTGTCTAACCCAAATATGCGGATCTCTATTTCTTTGCTCTCTGCCAAAATCTTGCAATATTTGTCTAGGTGTAAGATTGTATCTTGTATCAACCACGGATTTAAGTTCTGTGCTCAACTGTTCCCAAGACATATTGTACAATTTGCCAACGTGATACCTAAGTGCATCGGCAAATGCAAATCTCTTAAATCCATGCTTCTCTATCAAGTGTAATGCAGCAGTATCTTTGCCACGATACATTCTGTGACCAAACATAATCACCAACATAATAAACTCCAATATAATAAATGATAGGTGATTATAATACACCTAGTCGCATTTTTGCAAGTAAATATTTCTTTACAAAACCAGATCTTACGATATCATCTATTGTAAATTTTACACAACCAAACTCTTCCATATCATGTACAATAGATATCAGTTCATGAATACCAGTTTCCATCTTTTTATGCATTTGCAAATCATTTTGTGCGGTGTCACCACACAATATTAATCTTGTGTTTTTACCAACTCGTGTCAACAAAGAATCTATTTCATGAAATGTACAGTTTTGCGCTTCATCTAATATTATGATTGCATCGTCTATGTTTAAACCTCTTATGTAAGAAGTTGACATAAACTCATAATATCCCTTTGTTTTCAGTATATCGTAAGTATCCGCTCTTAGTGTCATATGTTTAAAAATATCTCTATATGGCATTTCATACAGAGCCATTTTTTCTGCTAATGAACCAGGAAGAAATCCCTGATCTCTGGTAGTAACAGCACTTCTGACGATATAAATTTTGCTCACAGTTCCAGCTTTTAATTCTTTTAGTGCAAAATAAATTGCTAAAAAAGTTTTACCAGATCCCGCCGCACCAAATAATAACAAATTTTTCTCATTTGACCAATGATCAAATGCTAATTTTTGGTTTTCTGTTATTGGCTCTATGGACTTTAAATCGTACATGCGCCTCAATAATTTTTTTTGTCGTCGTCTCTTATCTTCTATTTTAATTGATCTATCTTCAATTTCAGCATTTTCAATATTTTCAAATTCGGATAAATCAATATCTTCTAGGTTGTAGTTTAGGTAGTTGTCGTTTTTCATTTATACTTGAATGTTTGCCTTTGGACCTAGCCTCTTCTTCATTTCCTGCATTCTTTCAGTAAATGCTCCATGAGGCTTTTTTACACCGATACGAATTGGATCTGCTATTAGTGGCGAACCCACGATAAGCAGTATTGATTGTTCTGTGTTGCATTGAGGACAAGGAGACAAAGTAGGTAAATTGCGGTCATCGATTTTTAAAACCTCCTCGAAAGTGTGTAGACATTGCTGACATTGATAATCGTATGTTGGCATACAATCTATCTCCATTTATTTATTAAAATTCGAGACTTTCATTTCAACTTTTTTTCTTAATAATATTAAATACTATTTTTGTAAACTTAATTTAACTATAACACACTATTGATTTCTAATCAAGTGTAGTTGTTGTTTATATAAATTTATTTGTTCTTGTGATGGCGTATAATACTTAGGTTCGCAAAGATTCCATACCAAACCACCGTGATTATGCTTTAACAATTCCGGATCAAGTTTATGTTGAAAATAGTGTTGCAATTCGTGTCTATAGACCATTGCTATATCATAGTTTTCAACAAGAAATATGGTTTCTGTTTCTGGTTCATATAATCCCACAACAGACAAGAATCCTATATTTCCGATTCTTATTGGACTAAAATTCATGTAGTTTTGTTCACTGAAAAATACATTAGGTGAACCATGTGGAAGAACAAAGCATCTAGGTGGCGTTGTCACACTATCTGGTAGTGTTTTATTGTATTCTGATACAAATGCTAAATTAGAACAAGATTTAGCTTTATTGAATTGCTGTACTTCATCTATATACTCAGCACAAGGTCTAACTTCTGACCATTTTGTTTTATTGAATATTTCATGTATAACCGGATTTCTTTTTATGACATCCGTTGCAATTCCAGAATTCGGTAAAGGTTCGCTTAAATCAACCAATAATGAAAAGCAGTAAAACGTAAAATGAAAGGTCAGTAAAAACAAAGACAAATGAAAAACAAATTTAGAAACCGACCTTAAACTATTTTTCTTCGACATAAAATCCTAAAAAAAGGTATCAGGAAAAACTGATTGTAATTCCTTTTTCGTTAACCCCAAGTCAAGATTTTTGTCTTTTACACTGATCAATATTGTTGCATCTCTAGTATTCAATTTTCCCAAAATTTTTAAAAAATTCATTTCTCTTTGAACTTTGGTCATATGAGTATTAGCAGACAGAAAATTCTTGTACTCTTTATATATAGTCGAAAGATTGGCAGGTGCTTCTTCGTGTGGCCAAGATTTTATAGAACCTTCTGGCACACCTACAGCTAGATCGTGCTTAACGATTGGATTGCCATCAAATTGAAGTCTAAGCAACGTTCTTAGTGCAAGCGTGTCGTGTTCTTTGAGTAATTTCTTTTTGTCTGCCTTTTTGGTTTCTGTCTTTACCGCATCTATCACATCACCCACAGTTCTTATTTTAGAAGTCATTGATATCCTCCAATAACAAATTTAATTGATTCTCGACAAAATATGGAAATAATTTATTCCTACTAGGTATTATGTATGACGAATAATTTTGTCTAACTTTATCCTTTATGTCTTCTGGTATTTTTGTAAGATCAATTATTTGTTCATTTCTTTTAAAGTTTCTAAACATTATATCATCACAAAATGTTTTAGGATCAGACTTGAGCCAAGTTGCAAGTTTTTCTTTGCGAATTGGTTTCTGATTTTTATCTGAAACAAATGTGTCGTCGGCTGATAAGAAGTTTGGTACACCATCACCCCTATCACCCTGTAGTATGTGTTCCTTTAAAAATTCCAAAGGATTTGGATGATTCAAGAACCTATTCATAAATGGTGAATATTGTCTGATGTTATCAAACCTCTGCAATTGCACAAAATCTTTATCAGCGGAAACTATCATCACACTTTCACCAGAACGAGATTTATCTATTGATAGTGTGGCGATAATATCATCAGCTTCGGCCTTTTCGACACGTATTACTTTGTACGGAAAGGTTTCCGAGACTTCGTTTCTTATCTTGTTTAGACAATTAAAAATTAAATTCCAATCAAATTCGGAATCGTCTCTCCACTTCTTTCTTTGTGCTTTGTAGTATGGAAAAAAATCTTTGCGCCAATAATTTTTATCATCGGCAGCTAAAACAATTTCTCTGTATTCTGGAAACTTTTTCTTTAGATGTAGTATGTTTGATAGTACTATGTGTCTTACTAAATTCTCATTTATTTCTTTTGTCTTGTCACTCTTTAATTGTGCCATCAACGATGAGATGATGATCTGATTAAAATCTATAATTAGCATTTTTATCTCCGAATTATGGAGATTCCTATTTTTCTAATGTTTTGTGCCAATCCTCGAATGTATCTTCGGCGCAACGAATGGCAAATGCTTCTACATTGTTGTTCCACTCATCCGTTACACGAAAAATACAATATCTCCAAGCCGATACCCAAATGTGCATTCTCTCTTTCTTTAGCTTGGATTTAACCTTTGATTCGATATGATTGACGTGAATTAAGTCTTGCACTACAAAACCTAATATTAAGCCTACTACGAATGCAACGGTTATCGATATTGTCCAAAAATTTAAATCCATAGGAAAACTCTATTTAATACTATTATATATTAACACGACTCTAAAGCATAATCAAACTTTTTTGCAAAATTTTCATACAATTCTATTAAACTATTAATATGACTAGAACTTTCTTTGGATTTTAATTCCAACGCTTTTTTATATTGTTCTTGCAAAGTCCAATGTGTGATGTTTACATCATTCTTATCTATGACAAATTGTTTATTGAAGTATCTGTTTGAAACATATTTGCTTAATATGGATTCATTACCACGCCTCATCATAGAACGCATATAAAGTTTTTTGGCATAATCACTTGCCATTTCTAAACCTTGAAGTTTATTTTCGTGTATCGCCTTTCTAACAATTTCTATTTCAGAATATGGCATCAAATAAATGTGATTTTCTACATCACACACTTGTCTATCAAAAAATGTTTCAACATTATAATAAGATTGCTCTTCACTATGAACGAAATTTATGGCTGCAACAATTTCATTATTATTTGTATATCTACGTAATGGAATAAAAGATGACAAATCTTTTTTAAACCAATGTACGGCACTTCTGCCCAAAGATTTGTAATCGACAGAAAGATCCAACCACAAAGAATAACTTCTATTTTCAGATATCTTTACAACTGGTGTTTCTATCAATTTACCATCCTTAAACGTGGCAATATATGTTGCAGGTAATTCTTCTTTAGAAAACTTGACATTTTCATACGTATTAAAATTTACAGTAAGTTTCGCATCTTCCTCGAAGAAGTTTAATAAATTTATTGTGTGTTCTACATCGGAAAGTGAGTTGTGAAAAGATTGATCATCACAATTTAACCATTCTTTCACTAAAGTAGACAATTTAAAATTTGAAGGTATTCTATCTGGACGCAAAACACAGTACTTTTTTGCTAAGTGTATTGTATCGGCAAATGCTAAGTTTCGTCCAAAATAAGGATTGAATCCGTTTCTTATTAATGACGTTCTGAGAAAATGCAAATCAAACTTTGCAATATTGTGTCCAACCATAACTACTTGTTTTTGACTATTTTCTATTATATTAATCAAAAACGAATGTATTTTAGACATAGCTTGAAATTCATCGTCAAGTTTTCCCTGAAGATGATCTGATATATTAATCTTTGTTGTGTTTATGGCATCTACTGATGGTAATTGTCCAGGACTCAATTCGATATCACCAAGCAATTCTTCTCGTCTTCCATCATCGTGTAGACAAACAAATGCGTAATTTAAAATTTGACCGCAAGGAAATAAATCAGTAGTTTCTAAATCAAAAACAATTTTGGTCATATAATTTACTCAATTGGTTCTATTGGTGTAGTAGGAGTAAGTCCAAAATACGCATTTAAATAATCTGCCAGTGCAGTCTTTACTGCTATATTACTTGGATCATTAATTGCATTAGAAATACCCGTAGCAAAACTATTTTTAAATTCGCTATTACCGCCTCCCGAAAAAATAGAAGAAAATGAAGAACCACTCAACAACATTGAAACAAAGTTACCAACATTATCTGTCAATAACTTTGCAACATATTGCTCAACGATTTCTTGAAATAAATTTATTTGTGCAAGTTCTTGTGCAATTTTTTGATAATTTTCTTGATTGCTTAGTTTGCTATCTACGGAAGGAGAATCTACATCCAATCCATATTTTGATGCTTTTGTCATTTGACATTCCTAATTAAAAAGTCCATATTTGCAAATAAAGTATGAATCCACAACATCCGAACACGGACTCTTATCCGAAGTTTTACAACTCAAAATATCGCACAAATTGAGATTTGTGTCAAGAACAAAATGTTCATACATTAGTGCTTTATTGGCATTACCTTTACCCGTTGCAAATTTTTTGATTACCGTTGGTGGCAATATATTGCAAGAATATCCAGCAGAAAACAGTCTCCATTTTAGTATTCCGCCATTTTCGCCTATATTGTAAACTTGACCGGTGGAGCCAAAAGAATATCCTTCCAAATTGATTGACTGTGGTGAATACTTTTCGACTATTGAGAGAATATAGTCAGATATGTTGCCATATCGCTCCATATCTAAATGCCAGTCAGCATAGTATGCACCTTGAAACATCTTATGTTCAAACAGTGATTTTTTATGTGATGTGTAGTAATGAAATATGCAGTTTTTCCAATTCCACTTTTTGCCTATGTGTACAGTTATAGCGGGACACGTAATAGATAAATCTATGCCAATCGTTACATACTTATTCTTCTTCATTCAAAGGTTCTTTCACCAAGTTTTCGCAAATCTTACAGAGATTCGATTTATTATATTTAAAAACATTATTTGGATATTTTTGTGTTTTACACTTATCACAACAAGTAGAGGACAAACTTGCTCTCCAGTTTGCCATATAGTTTATCCTCCTCTTATCGTCAATGCTCGCCTTGTTCCAGTGTTGAACCTCATATGCAGTTCTATGACAAAATTCACATACTGAATTCAGTAAAATTTCTTCATCAGTCATAGATTGAAAACTCATCGTTTTTCTCCAAGAAGCTCTTTCATTTATTTTCAACTTTTCTTCGTCGGTTGAATGTGACCAAGATGTTATTTCATTTATTGTTCTATAACAACCCAAACAAATTCCACGCTTTAAGTTACAAGATTTTGTACAAGGCGAACATATCATATCACTTCCTATGAAATTTCACAATTATTTCCCACGCAAGCAAATTCCTGTGAAGAGGTTGTCGTATCAATTTTTTCGTACTCAGAAAGTTTACTACTCCAATTTACATTTTTAGGCATCTTCTTAGACAATTCCTCATATTCTTCTGCTGTGCATTCCTGAAAAGGTGCTTGCTTATACACGTGATCACTATAAGGTAAAAACGAAATTCCGCATATCTGACTAAAGTTTTTATAAACCCAAGATGATACCTCAATCCATTCATTTTCCTTTACCGATATAGTAACCGATGGATTATGTTCGCACCAGTTTTCATAATATGTTTGCCATAGACTAAGATGATCTATAGCATTTAAATCTTCCTTTGTCAAACATTTCTCTGGAGATTTAATTGGAAAGGAAAATACAGTAACGTGATCTGGTCTCATCACACACGCTTCGTGTGGAAATCCCATATCCTTCATCATTTGACACAATGGATCTTTATTGTCGGCCCTAACCGTTCTGATATAATATTCAGAGTGTCTTGGGTGTATACCAGATGCACTATTAACCAGAGCGGAAACTGTGCCAGATGGTTTAATACAAGTTGTGGCAACAGATGCATTAATGCCAAGTTTTTCTGCCAAATTATGATTAATCTCTATGCAATAATTTCTCATATCCTTCAAGAAGTCTTTTAGATCTTCCGTGGCGTGTGCAGTAAAGTTATTGTCTAATATACCAGTCAACGAAACGCCAAGTAGTCTTTCCTCTTCACAATTCAATTTCCACTTTTTGGAAATATATTTGAAGTCGGTTAGCGTTGATTGAATAGTTCCTAGTATTGTTGCTATTTTTACTTTTCTTTGTAAGTCTTCTTTACTGTCTGTAGATCTAATAACAACTTCAGACAAATTGCAAAATTGATTAGATCTCAACAATATTTCACCACAAGGATTTGTTCCAAAATTATGATTAGATTCTCTTCGTCCAAACTTGTCTGCTTGTTTTTGTGCGGACATTCTATTAAATATTCCACGTTCTCCGGACTTACTATCGTACAAAGATTTCCATTCATCCATAAAAATACCTACATCTGGCATTTCGGTATATGCGGCCGAATTATTCGCAAGTGCTCTCTGAGGATTTTCTATCCACCATTGTCCGTTCTTGGCGTGTCTCATCCTGTCATCAGATAGATTAGACAGTGATATTAGGGCAGATCTTCTAACACCACCTACAACGACAATTTCGGCAATCTTACAAACGATATCGTGACATTCTATGGATTGAAGTTTGCGACCTCTCGCTTGCTTGAATATTCTAATTAAAAATTTAAACAATTCAACTAATGGTTCTGGACCAGATGCTCTACCACCAAAGGTTTTTAATGGTGCTCCCGCAGGTCTTACCTTAGAAACATCCCATCTCGCAATTTGTCCTGTGTAAAGCATTGCAATTAATTCTTTCAATGCTTTCGCCCATCCAATCTTACTATCAGCTACAACTATCGTAGTATCGGTTTCGTATAACTCTTCTGGAACTTCTGGCAGTTTACTCACAAATTGTCTTTCAACGGAAAAACCTACGCCAGTTCCATTCATTAGAACATATAGAATTTCATCAAATGCTCTAGGTGTATCGATTGCAATAAAGGAGCAATTGTATCCGGCAACATGACATCTCTCCAATGCAGGCCCTGCTGTCATCAAAGCTCTCATCGAGGGCATTACTTCCAAATTTAATACTGCTTCTTCTAGTTCTTTCCTTTCTTCAAATGAGAATGAAAATGCAAAATTTTCTTTTAGATGTTTATCGAAGAAGTCAAAGTATCTCTTGACCGTTTCTTCCCATGTTTCCCTTCGATTCTTATCTGGCAACCACCTTGAATATCGACTCAAATGAATGTAAGTCTGGTAGTCCGTAGGAAGAGACTTCGACATAATAACCCCCAAGTATAAAAAAAAAGAATTGTATTATTTTTCCATCTTTGCAAGACGATCATAATAATCAGGAAGTTCTTTGAGATGTGCTAATGCAACTTTTGCAATCTTATGAAAATCGTGTGAACCTGGAATAACATCGGTTTCGGAACTATCGTCGTGTTCTTGTTCGACTTCCATTCCCTTTCTTAATTGCTCTAAATCTATATCATTCCAATTGACGTTTAGCTCGTCGCCAACTTTCTTTGCGAATTCTTTACTAATAGATTTCTTTTCTGTGATGAATGAGGAAAATGATTTCATAATTAACACACTAAAAAACAATGTGATGTATTTATAGAACTAACCTAAAACTAATTTATTAATTTTTGAAATAAATTCAGAAAATTCTCTTTTATTTTCAAATAATGATTTAGTCAAAGTTTCTATTTTTTCCGAAGAGAGAGTATCATGTTTCAGTACATCACGCAATACAATTTTTAGTGCTTCTATATCTTTTTTATGTAATTGCATAGAGTGTAAAGTATATTCATCAAATGATTCTACAGTAACAGGAACTATAGGTTTAATTAATTCTAGTAATGCTTCAGCATAAACTCTTATTTCATATTGTGCATGATCGTCTAATCTTAGTCTCAAGAAATGCAAAAGATTATGTAAATCTACGGATGCGTACATTTCGGTATATTGAGACAATGGCAGATTAATTCTAGCCAGTTCTCTTCTCATTCCAGTACCGAGTAGTTTTTCATACTGATTGCGAATAGTTTTTTGTTCATTCTCAAACACTTCTTTCCAAGACCAAGAATCTGCCATTTCTTCTGGAGTAAAACAATCCCACCAATCATTAGGATTCTTAATGTTCAAAGTAGTTATCTGATCATTCGTACCACCTTGTTTATTGTTTGGATTTTGAAAGGTACAATGCTCTTCTTGCGGTACATAAAATTCGTCTGGCATCTCAGAGTATCTACCAGATATCTGATTAAAGGACCAAGTTCTGTGACGAACCCACTGATTAGAGACAAAAATTGGCAATTTTACGTGGAAGGTGAATGTTACCATTTCAAATGGACTTGTGTGCTTGTTCCTCCACAGATATCGAATTAAGTTTTTATCATCTTGTACGCTCTTTGTACCCTTAGCATATGAAACTCTAGCAGATCTTGCGATAGTATTATCATCGCCCATATGATCGACTAATCTGACAAATCCTTTATCAAGCACTTTGATTTCTGTCATATTACCTCAAACTTTTTTCCATCTAGTAAATTCTAGTCGTGCTCTAACACCCGAAAATGTATTATCTTCTATCATTCTTTCGATGTCAACGCCCGTATTTGCAACATCATTAAAATCTTTACCTAGTATATTATTTGGCCATATAAAAACACGAAAACCATTATCAATTGCTTCTTCGATCAGTTTAACAATTTCTCGACTTCTAGGTTCATTGTCCCAACAAAAAACCGTATTCTCTATATTAAGTTGTGGTAGTATCTTCTTCGCTCTCTTTAAATCGGAAGATGCAACGGCTAAACCATTCTTCAGAAACAAAGAATCAATTGGACCTTCAACAATTTTTGTGGTAATATTTCTATTCCATTGATCGAGTCCAAAAATCATAGACTCTACTTCTGGATGCTTTACGGTTTCGTATCTTAAATTTTCTTTAGGATCTATGCTTCTGCCTTGTGCGCCAACTAGATTACCTTCTATGTCATAGAAAGGTAACAACAACTTTGTAGATTCAGAAACTTTTGAATATTTTTCGCCAAATTGTTCAACGCACCACCGTCTAAAGTTAGGACAAGAATATACCCTCTTTATCGCTGTAAGTTTTAATCCACGAGCTAATGCGTATCTTGTAACGTCATCTTTACTATCGTATAGAGTTTTTAAATTTATATCTTTATATTTGGTTTCAACCTTTTCCTTCTTCGGTTGAATCGATTTTATCGGAGAATCATTCAATCGCTCAAGTGAATATTGAGAATATAATGTAGGGTTTAATTGCTGTAAAACTTGACTGAAGAATCCACTATATGAACAGTTGTGACATTTATATGCTATACCTTTATCGACTTCATAAAAGTAACCTCTGGCTTTTAATTTGTTTTTTTGAGAATCGCCGCAGAGAGGACATCTACAATTATATACGTGATTACCCTTATCCGAGAATCTACTCAGAGAGGTTGATAGAATCATCAAATACTTTTGATCTAGATAAAACATTATAATTATTATTTTTCATAATATTCTTTATACAGAATAACAGTTTTTCTGTATTCACGCAATACATTTTCTATCTTTTGTATGTTTACAGATAAATTCTTATAGTCATCGCCGGTCAATCCTATTAGTACTGGTATTTCTCCTTTGGATTCCATAAGACGAAAAACTTCTTCTACGTTGTCTTTATGTACAACAATAAATTTAACAGAGTCTAGTTTTAACTCATCTGGTAGAGTTAGATTTAATTTTGGTTTATTGTGTGGCAATTTATTTGAATGTGCGGAACAACCACAAAATAAAATGATTAAAATTAGAATTAATCTTCGCATAATTCACCTTTAACTAATTTCTCAAAACATTTTAATTTCTTTTCGGTCGCTTCGTTTATTCGCTTCTCCACCATAGGTGTTTTACGTTTTGCAAGCTCTTCTAAACTCTTTTTCTTTTGATTCTCTCTGTAGATAGTCTTACGCAATTCTTCTAAGTTGGACACGCTTCTTTGTCTTTCTACTTCCAATCTTTTCATACTTTTTGTAACGTTCTCATAATCTTGTCGAACATTATTCAGTGCTTCGTTCAAGGTTCTAATTTCTATTGCTTGTTGTTCGGTTTTATCTCTTAGACTTTTGATAGTCCAATCTGTATACTTGTACCAACCAAAAAGAGACAGTGAAACTAAGCCGTAAGCAAAGACTTTACTTCTAACAAACTTAAATAGTGCGGCATATAACAAAGCGGGGTCCATATTATCCTCTTTTCAGGAACCATTTTCCATCATTAATTCTTTTGTATTCGGGTCTTATTTCTTTCAGTATGTATACTGTAGCATCAATTTGTTCTTTGATCAAGTTATTATCATCATTAATAATGGCTCTCATTTTCTTCTGATAAGTTCTATTTGGATATCCCAGAAAATATGACAATTCTTGCAATGGATCTATAGAATCGGTTAGCCAAATTTGACCATAGACATTATCTATGCCAATTTCTGTATAACCAGCATCTAGTCCTATGTCCCATAAGGTACCGTGAATATAACTTTCGTGTTCCCAAGTCAATAGTTCAAATCCTGGAAAAGGTTGATCTCTTAAATTAAAAGTATCAACCTTTAAGTTGTTATATATGAATATGGCCTGCATAGTGGAGTGAATAAGTAAAACAAACTATAATTATTTATGCTAATCGCATTAATTGATCATAGTAGAAGGCATTTCAACATTATCGTCCACCATATACGATAATGAAATAATTATTAATCCCATTTTAAATATTTCTTGCTTGTCCGCAGATTCGGTCAGCATTTGTTTAACTTCATTTAATATTTCTATTTGCTTAGACAACACGCTTAAATACCGATCACGCTCAAACTTGGTAAAAATATTATCTTTAGTTTCTAATATATTTTCTTGTAAGATTGAGATTACTTCTTTTGTGTTCATTGTTCTAGAGTTTCCTGTCTCTTTCCAAAAATTATTGTCGAACAGCTCAGATTAGGAACGCCACCTTCCACACCGTGAAAAGTTGACATAAAGATTCCTGGCTCAAAAATTCTTTGTTTTATGGTATCGGAATAATCTTTTTGACCTCTCAGATCAACGGAAACTATTGATTCAAAGTTTAATTGGAATTTGGTGATTATTTCGTTCTCTTCTTCTAAGATTTTGGTGATGACACCATAGAATGGATATATCTTTCCTTCTTCTAAATTTGCAACATCTTCGTATTTTAATGCGATATCATCATTTTCACTCATAAGATTCCTGTAGTTTCAGATTAATAAATGTAACTAATAATTGTATTATAACAACATTTATTTGAAATTTGCAAACTTTTTTTTCTTTCTTGAGACCATTTGTAGAGGAGGTGAATACATTTGAACACCACCACCGGCAACACTATTGACCGGAGCATCTTCTTTCTTCAATTCAGATTCAAGTGAATTTAATATTTCTTCTACATTATCGCAAGATTCAATTTCATCCAAAAAGTTTAAAAATTTTGACTCAACTACATTTTCTTTCAAATATGAATTGACATTCTTTTCTTCTTTTAGTAGCCACAATGCGGCGGCAAATGTGGCAATACGACTCTTGCCGAATGGTAATTTTTCTATCATCTTTTTGATATTAAAAATGACAACATCAAATAGTGTGTATGCATTTTCTTGTTCTGTTGTGGTGAACTTTTTTCTTGGAATTAAGTTTTTACCTTGATCGTCTATGATTCCAAGTTTGTATGCTTTTGTTTTCTCGAACGGTGTTGTTAGTTTTTTTAAAAAGAAATACAAAAAACCAACATTAAAAACAAATGAAGACTCAGACAATATTACTTTATAAGTTTTCATATGTTTCTCAACTTTTCAACTATTGTAAAATCTATCATAATACGAGAAGAATCCACAGGAGATGTTCTAATATTATGTATATGCGTTGGCATATAGTTTAAATACAAAAGAAAAGTTTTTAATTGAGGCCAGTATTTTTCTGGCAACTTAAAGAAGAGCATTTTGGTTGCGGATTCGACATCAAAGTAATTATAGAATGATATTAAATGATTTAACATCAATCTTTCTTTTATGTCTCCGGTTTTTTCGTACTTACAGATCAATCTATGAATATATCTAATTCTTCTTAGGTCTGAATGAAACTCTTTTAGATTCAAGCAAACTGGATTAGTATAACTCTTAGATGCAAAGAGTAAAAAATTACTATCTGTAAGTACGAAATATGTCATAAAAATTAGATCAATTTAACAGTTAAAATATCTCGACATACAAAAATCTGAAGGATATTCTGCATTTGTAATATTTAGTATATGAATTTTACCACCATAAACGTGGTACATTTTTCCATTAGGTGCAAATTTTAATGAATTTACTCTAGGATTTCCTGACGTTAATACATTAGTGGCAATCACTGGTGTTATTTCATTTGTTGACACATTTAACTTATAATATCTGCTTGTATTTTTAGTCGAAAGGAAATAGATATGCCCATTTGGTATGAATGTCCCGTTGGCGAGAGTACCGGATATATTTATTTCCGCTGAAGAAATATTTGTAATAGAGTTATTGGAAACATCATATGAAATTAATTTTGCATCGTTTATTCCACTATTACTATTTGTTATTATATAAAGTTTATTCCCATAAGATGCCACGAGATTCAGAGTACGTGAAGACCAAAATGTTCCACCATTTCCCAAGTTTGCTGAATAGGAAAATGAATTATCGGAAGGATTTATAACCGATAAAAAATAGTGATACACATCGGAAACTTGATACAAATTATTATTGGCACTTAATAATATTCTATACGAGGCCCTAAGTCTTGGTATAGAACCATATACATTTGGATTTGGAACTGGAACAGAAACATATGTTTCTTGATTTAAATCGACATCGTAAACATCAGAAGATCCCACTTCCACGCCGCTGGATTTACCCGAATAAATTTTATTATTTGGTCCCAGTACTGCATGAAATGCGTTGTATCCGGCGGACGATCCAAGTCCGGAAGTAGATGTGTTAATTAAAGTGTGTACGTTGTCCGTTGAGGGGTCGAGTCTTAAATATGGTCCTGAATTGGCCGGTACGGCGTAAATGTATCCGTTTGGATGTAGTACGCAACCCGAATATCCAACCGACAAATTATCTCCTATAAATTCATGAGTGTCGTTGTTGGTATTAATTTTTAATATTTTTTTGTTTGCTGTTAGTGGAAAATAGTAAATGCAATTATTTGGGGCTAAACACCCAAATACATGATCATTTCCATTACTGAATGACGTATTTAAATTTATACTACTATAACTATCTATTGTACTATTTTGCTGAATCTGTAATCTCTGATCGATTGCAGTTTGCATCATGTTCCAATTAGTGGCATCTACACCACTCCAAGAAGGAAATGATGCAAATATAGGTTGTCCCGTGTTGTGTAGAATTTTTTTATAATTAAAAACATTTCTCATAATGGTATTCCGAAAACAGTAAACAACGCATTATGAGTAATTTGTAGTTGAAGAACCAAATACATTCACAACACCCAAATTATCCACTACGATAACAAATGTTATTATGTCAAAATTATTAGTTGAAGTTGGTGCCGATCCGCCAGACCATTTTACACCACCAGAAACGGCAACGCCATTTACTCTACAAGCATCGCCGTAGGTATAGGTATTCACTCCATCCAAAATGAGTGTTATTCCAAGTATTCTAGAATTACCGGCTGGTACATTTGTAAATGACCATTCCGTAACAGATTCAGACAGTGCACCCAAGAAAACGGTAGCCGTGGAAGTGTCTATAGTCAAAACTCCTGACGATGGTGAAAGTGTTGTACTAAAACTATTCGCAACAATTTCTGAACTTGAGTTTGCCGCAGGTGCAACCATATAATCGCCAGTTGCATATGAAACATGTATTTCATCATTCGATAATGGAGCACTAAGAAAAGTGATTGTAGATCCAGCTATTGTGTAACTATTGCCAGCACCAGGATCTTGTAATAGTCCATTGAGATAAACTTGTTCGCTGCCGGAAACTGGTATATTCGCTAATGTAAAAGTAACATTAGAACCATTCACTGAACCACTAGGAACTTCTCTAGTAATAAATGAATCATTTTCTAAATCATTTACTCGATTTCTAAGATCAACACCATCTTCAATTTTAGTTAAAGCAATATTGGCATCAGACGCAATTTCTGTATTGGTTATAGAACCAGATCGTATTTGTTTATTACCACGAATCTGTGTTTGCGACATTTTAGTTTTCTCCTTGTCTATTCAAAATTATGAATTTAAATCAACTTCCGATTTGCCCGGACCATATCTATTTCTGTTGGTGGCATCACCCAATTGTCCATGAGTATTTTCACCACCCAGAGCATATAATGTTCCATCAGTTTTGCTTGCTAATGTATGAAATCTACCACCACCAACTTCACTCCAATCGGTATCTGTACCAATTTGAACTGGCGAATTTCTCTGTGTGCTAGTTCCGTCACCCAACATCCAATAATCATTATATCCCCATGCCCACAGTGTACCATCGGTCTTAATAGCAAAACTAGAATACTCAGAACAAAATACTTTGCTCCAATTTGTTGCAACGCCAACTTGAACGGGCGAATTTCTTTGTGTCGTATCGCCAAGTCCTAGTGCTCCATTTCCTCCTTGTCCCCAAGCCCAAAGGGTACCATCGGTTTTTATGGCAAGAGTGTGAAGATATCCGCACGCAATTTTGCTCCAATTTGTGGCACTTCCTACTTGAGTAGGAGAGGTTCTTGCTGTCGTATCACCAAGTCCTAGTGCACCAGTAGAATTGGCTCCTGAAGCCCATAGCGTACCATTACTTTTAAGTAAAATAACATGCGCCGCACCACCTTCAACGCTACTCCAATTAGTGTCGGAACCAATTTGAACCGGAGAATTTCTTTGTATTGTTGTACCATCACCAATTCTACCATCGCCATTATACCCCCAACCCCATAAGGTTCCATCGCTCCTTATAGCATGTGAAGTCGCACTTCCTGATGCAATTTTACTCCAAGTTGTAACAACACCAATTTGAACCGGAGAATTTCTTTGTGTCGTATCTCCTAGTCCTAATTGACCATAATCATTTCTTCCCCAAGACCACAACGTTCCGTTGGTTTTTAATGCAATATAATAATCTTGCACTCTATTCGATGTGGCTCTCCATATATTGCCAACTATTTTACTCCAATTTGTATCACTACCTACTCTTCTAGGAGTGTATCTATCAACGGTGTCGCCAAGACCTAATTGTCCGTAATTATTAGCACCAATCGTTAAAAGTACGCCATCAGATCTAATCATAGCACTTGATTTATCCGCACTAGCAAATGTATTTTCTCCGGATAAAACAGAACCATAACTAAAACTTGAAACAACTGGACTCGATTCAGAATTAGGATCTGTTGTATAATTTTCAGTTTTATAAGATACGTGAATTTCATCGTTCGTTAATGGAGCACTAAGAAAAATGATCGTAGAGCCAGAAATTGTATAGCTATTACCAGCGCCAGGATCTTGTAAAAGTCCATTCAAATAAACTTGTTCGCTACCAGAAACAGGAGTATTATCTAGCGTAAAAGTAACGTTAGATCCGTTTATCAAACCACTAGGTATTTCTCTCGTCACAAAGGCTTCAGTTTCTAGTGTTGTAACTCTACCATCATATCCAGAAATAGTATTGCCATTTTCAATCTTACTTAAAGCAATATTTGCGTTTGATGCAACTTCTGTATTGGTTATAGAACCAGATTGTATTTGTTTATTACCACGTAGCTGTGATTGTGCCATTTGATTTCCTTAAAAAAATTAGGATTTGAGATCTATTTCAGATTTAGATAAACCATATCTAGCGGAAATTGTGCCTTCACACAATTCCCCATAATTATTTGCACCCCAAGCATATAGTGTTCCATCCGTCTTACTTGCTAATGTATGAAATCTACCGCCACGAACTTCGCTCCAGTCGGTATCATCACTAATTAAAACTGGTGCATTTCTTTGTGTTGTTGTACCATCACCTAACATATAGCTATCATTATAACCCCACCCCCAAAGTTTTCCATTGGTCTTGATTGCAAAAGTGGTATACTCGGTAAGAAACAACTTACTCCAATCAGTATCGCTACCAATTTGAGTTGGCGTAGATATGTCTGTAGTATTGCCTTGTCCTAGATTACCGTGACCACCATATCCCCAAGCCCAAAGAGTCCCGTTGCTTTTTCTTGCAACGCTATGATAAACCCCACCATAAACTTCCACCCAGTTTGTATCGGAACCTATTTGTATGGGAGATTTTGTAGATACGCCAGTACCATTACCTAATTTATTATAGCTATTGTCGCCCCAAGCCCATAATGTTCCGTTCGTTTTGATTGCTAATCCGTGTGTGGAGCCTGCGCCAACTTTACTCCAATTACTATCGCTACCAATTTGAACAGGGGAATATCTATGTCCATCATCACCTAAACCAAGTCTACCTCCATTTGCGCCCCAAGACCAGAGCGTTCCATTACTTTTAATTCCTAATGCGTGTGCATCGCCTAGTGATATCATACTCCAAGTGTCGCTTCCTACTTGTACAGGAGAATATCTATTAGAAGCATCTCCTACTCCTAGTTGTCCGTAATCGTTTCTACCCCATGCCCAGAGTGTTCCATTTGACTTTATTGCAATATAAAAATCTCGGAATGCCGCCGATGCCCTTCTAGATTTATTGGCATGTATTTTAGTCCAATTTGTTTCACTACCTACTCTTCTGAGTGAATATCTATTAGTAGTGTCACCTTGTCCTAGTTGACCCTCCTGGTTATTTCCTACGGTGAAAAGAGCACCATCGGATCTAATTACTGCGGAACCCTCATCGGTGCCATCAAAAGCACGTTCACCAGAAAAGATTGTACCATAGTCAAGACTTCCGGCAGAACCACCACCGCCGCCACTTCCTGCACCAGCCGGTGCTACCATATAATCAGCACTAGCATAAGATACGTGAATTTCATCACCAGTCAAAGGTGCTGTATTAAATGTTATTGTTGTACCAACGATAGTATAGGTATCGGAGGCACCTGGATCTTGTAATAAACCATTAAGAAATACTTGTTCACTTCCAGTCACAATAGGATTTGCTAGTGTATAGACCCTATTCGATCCGTTAATTAAACCGCTAGGAATTTCTCTAGTTACGAAAGCATTTGTTTCTAAATTGGAAATTCTTCCATTTAGTTCTGATAGTACAGAACCACTTTGAATTTTACTTAAAGCAATATTGGCATCAGACGCAATTTCTGTGTTGGTTATAGAACCAGATTGTATTTGTTTATTACCACGTAGCTGTGATTGTGCCATTTGATTTACCTTTTTTTATTTAAATGTCTAAATCGACTTCTGCCTTAGCAGGACCATATTTTTGAACTGTAGTTCCGTGTCCTAATTGTCCGTAAGTATTTTCGCCCCAAGAATATAATGCACCATCAGTTTTACTAGCAAATGTATGTGCAACTCCGATAAATATGTTATTCCAGTTAGTTGCTGTACCTATTTGAACTGGTGAAGTTCTATTTGTTGTTGTACCATCACCAAGATGATAATATGGGCTATTAATGCCAAAGCCCCATAATGTACCATCGGTTTTAATTGCCATTGTATGCCAGGTTCCGCATTTAACTTTACTCCAATTTGTAGCAACACCAACTTGAACTGGCGAATTTCTTTGTGCTGTATCACCAAGTCCTAGTTGACCATATTCATTCCTACCCCAAGCCCATAGTGTTCCATCAGATTTGATGGCCAGTGAATATGCCCATCCGCAAGCGACTGCAACCCAGTTAGTTGCGCTACCAACTTGTATGGGTGAATTTCTGCTTGTAGTATTGCCAAGTCCTAGCTGACCATATGCGTTCCAACCCCAACTCCATAATGTTCCATCTGTTTTGATTGCGATATTATGATCAGCACCACAAGCAATTTTGCTCCAATTAGTACCACTACCAATCTGTACTGGTGTTGTTCTAGTTGTATTTGTACCATCACCAATAGAACCAGATGTATTATTTCCCCAACTCCATAATGTTCCATCCGTTTTGATTGCTGAAACAAAATTTGTACCCATACTTATAGTTGACCAATTAGTTGCAACACCAACTTGAACTGGCGAATTTCTTTGTGTTGTGTCGCCAAGTCCTAATTGATAGTAACCATTATACCCCCACCCCCATAGTGTACCATTTGATTTTATGGCTAAACAAGCATCCGCCAAACCTGGACCGCCATCTCGATAATGAGAGGCAAATACCTTACTCCAATTTGAATCCGATCCCACTTGTCTAGGAGAATACCTTACGCTAGTATCGCCAAGTCCTAATGTGCCATAAGTATTTACGCCACACGAAAAAAGTTTGCCATCAGAACGTATCATAACAGACCAGTTCTGTGAAGCGGCGACAGCATTTTCGCCTGCTATTACTGTAGCATAATTAATATTAGAAGAAGCAGCAGGAGAACCGCCACCCTCAGCACTTGAAGAAGGCGTTACTGAATAACTACCCGTAGCATACGAAACGTGAATTTCATCTCCACTTAATGGAGCACTGAGAAATGTAATAGTAGATCCAGAAATTGTATAGCTATTACCAGCGCCAGGATCTTGTAATAGTCCGTTTATAAAAACTTGTTCGCTACCGGAAACGGGTGTACTTGCTAATGTAAAAGTAACATTAGATCCGTTTATCAAACCACTAGGTATTTCTCTGGTAATAAATGAATCAGCTTCAAGATCGGAGACACGACCGTTAAGTCCCGATAGTACGGTGCCATTTTGCAATTTAGTTAAAGCAATGTTTGCATCAGACGCAATTTCGACATTGGTTATGGAACCAGATTGTATTTGTTTATTACCACGAATCTGTGATTGTACCATTGTGGTTTCCTAAAAAAGTTAAAGTTCTAAATCAATCTACATATTTATAGAAAGATATTTATTTTTTCACGATTCCACAATTCAATTATTAATTGGCCAAATAAACGATATAAACTCGTTCAGTGGTCAAAGGTGCATAAGCAAATATAATTGTATTACCGGATTCATTAATCGAATATGAAACTCCAGGTTCTTGTATAACGCCATCACTAACAACTAACAAAGAAGAAGCATAAGTTACGGCATACTGTAATGCAAATTGTGTTGTCGAACCATCCGTTGTCAAAACTTGTTTTGTAAAAGTGCTAACCGAACTACCACCGCCAGCTCCACCAACAGAACCGCCAGGCGCTACTAGATAATTTCCGGTTGCATAAGATACGTGTATTTCATCACCAGTCAAAGGTGCTGTATTAAATGTTATTGTTGTACCGGCGATTATATAACTATCAGAAGCGCCAGGATCTTGTAAAAGTCCATTCAAATAAACTTGCTCACTTCCAGCAACTACGACATTTGCGAGTGTATAAACTCTATTAGATCCATTTACCAGTCCACTTGGAATTTCTCTAGTTATAAAAGCATTGTTTTCTAAATCAGAAACTCTGCCATCAATTCCAGATAAAATGGTTCCGTTTTCAATTTTACTCAAAGAAATATTGGCATTGGACGCAACTTCACTGTTGGTTATAGTGGTACTTTGAATTTGTTTATTACCACGAATTTGAGTTATTGATGACATCCGAAATACTCCTCAAGCTATTTAATTTTGTTTGTTCTACGCTTAAACACATTCTCTCCTTGAGTTTTATGAGATATATGCGTTTAATTCATATCTATTATCATCCATTCCATAAACTTGAAAGTGTAGCACTTTTTTAATTTTATTTCCTGTTTTGTCATATAATGATAAGTGATATTTATTAGTTTTACCAGGCGAAGGCTTTTTAGGGCCTGTACTGACCTCGTTAAAATATTCATCATCATTAACTTCAAATCCTTTTCGTTTCACAAAATCCAAAACTTCTTTAACAGCACCGGAGAACGAAGAGTGGTAAACAGAGTACCCACTAGCGGACTTTACTGCTGAGTTTTTTTTTTCTTGTGCTTCGTTTACTCCTTTATGTGCCGGTCTGCTCTTAGGAACATCTAGAGCACTTGCAATCGCTTCCGCTGAATTTGGTATATCAAGTAGTGCCAAATCTTCTACAAATTCCATACCAGGTTCATTTGGTGCTGGATGTATTGAAACTTGACCTGTTGGATATTGGCACCAAAGTCTGTATGATCTCTTTGGATTATTAGGATCGCTTCTATCTATATCGCACAAAACATCTACTCTTTTTGGTGGTATGGGATCGTTTCTGAACCCAACGGCAGAATTAGGTTCTGCATTTGCAACATCAAGACCAGATTGTGATACTGGTTCTGCATCGGCCATTTCTTCTTTATCTTCTGCTCTTTCACTCAATTGCTTTTCTTCTTTGGTCGCTTCATTGTATGTAGGAGATGGATGTCTTCGATCTATTATAGAATTGATATCGGCATTATCTATGATTTTGTGTCTTTTTGTTGGAAACTTTTTTTCATAAAATTTGCCTTCTTTCATTGCAGCTTTATCGGCTGCATCACCGTATTCATTTTCATCTCGCCAATCTTCACCTTCAGTCATATCCTGTTCTGGATGCTGTGCGGCAAACTTCTTATAGTCATCAGCATACGATTCGTCTTTTGCTGTATATTGCGAATCGACATAGTTAAAAAACTCTTTCTTCTTATCATCTGAACCAAGTTCATCTGGCGATGAGATATTAAATTTCTTCATGGCCGCATGAAATACTTTGTCATATTCTGACATTTCTTCATTCATTATCTTTGTTATTGTATCGACGTATGCCGATTCTAAATCTTTAAAGCCTTTCATCATGGTACTCCATAGTAGAAAATATTTCTAATCTATTTATGCAAATAAAAAAAGTCACAAGAAGTTGTAGCCTCTTGTAACTTAAAAAATATATTATATTTTTACTATAATTACTGAGATACCACGGCATCAGCACCTTCTGAGGGTGCAGGCCGCAATTCGGCTTGTACGGAATTTGCAACGAGAACAAGACCTTCAAGAACCTGAGCAAATTGCGATGCAAATGCACCAGGAACACGGTCATAGTTTGCCAAAAAATTGTGAATTTTAACAAGAACATCTAGTTGTTCTTCTTTTGAGAGTACTCTTGGTTCCATTATTTTTCTCCATTAATATGTGAAAACATACACGCAATAATTGTATTATTATACTAATAATAAGTCAATAAAAAAATAGACCCCACAAAATATGGGGTCTATTTTAATAACCCGCCACAACCTTTACGGTTATGGCGGATAATCATTTAATTAGTCAACAACGTATGTTGCACGAAGAACATCACCAGACTGTGGTTGTGCACCAGATTCAAAGGTGATAACTGCACCAGATACGGTGTAGTCTGCACCAGCGCCAGGACGAAGAACAAGTCCGTTAAGCATAACTTGTAGCTTACCAGAAAGTGGTGTTGAAGCCAAGTTAAACGTTACGTTTGTTCCGTCAATTGTTCCCGATGGAGTTTCGTTGAAGATGAAGCTGCTTTCAGATACCTTTGCATTCAATTGTGTTTGAATTGCAGAAGTAACTCCCGAAAGATATCCAAGTTCAGTCGAAGTAACCGAAGAAGCACTAGGTAGTCCATTTGCATCCGATACGAGAGCACGGCTAGCAGTCAAAAGACTTGCAGCGAATGCTGTACCAGCGGAATTCATATGGAGGAACGAATATGCACTTGCAGCCGAGAGGTTAGCATTACTACCACCACGTGACAATGCTAGTTGTGCTTCCGAAGACATAACGCCTGTACCATCGTTCACAAGAACGTGACTTGCAGTTCCCGATGCGAGCTTGCTTCTAGCGATAGCGGCACTTGCCGAAACCTTAGAATCAACAACTGCATCCGAAGCAAGTTTTGCTTCTGTTACGTTAGCATCTGCAATCTTAGCTGTAGTAACAGCACTGTCAGCAAGTTTTCCGGTAGTAACAGCACCATCGGCAAGTTTTCCGGTAGTAACATTACTATCAGCGATCTTAGCTGTAGTAACATTGCTATCAGCAATCTTAGCGGTTGTTACGTTAGAATCTGCGATCTTAGCTGTGGTAACAGCACTGTCAGCAAGTTCTGCGGTATTAACTGCACTATCGGCGAGCTTTGAGTTTGTTACAGCATTGTCTGCGATTTGTGCGCTATCAACAGCACTATCGGCAATCTTTGCATTTGTAACAGCATCGTCGGCAATCTTAGCTGTGGTAACATTGCTATCAGCAATCTTAGCTGTCGTTACGTTAGAATCTGCAATCTTAGCTGTGGTAACAGCATCGGCTGCGAGCTTTGCGGTAGTAACGTTAAGATCGGTGATCTTCACAGTAGTAACAGCATCGTCTGCGAGCTTTCCGGTAGTAACATTAAGATCAGCAATCTTAGCGGTTGTTACGTTAGAGTCTGCAATCTTAGCGGTTGTTACGTTAGAATCTGCGATCTTAGCTGTGGTAACAGCACTGTCAGCAATCTTGCTTGTGACAACTGCACTTGATGCAATCTTTGCTTCTGTTACGTTAGCATCAGCAATCTTTGATGTGATTACCGAATCGGCAGCGAGCTTTCCGGAAGCAATCGAAAGATTGACGAGCGAGAACGACAATTCGTTTGCGGCTGCAACGACATCAATTTCAGAGCTATCTGCAAGAGATTTGAACTCGAAATTGCTTCCACTGAGCTGCTTGAATACGCCTTCTCCTGTACCTACGTTCGATGATGTCTGTGTACCAGCACCAGAGAACTGAGTAAATACGAGATTGTCTGTACCAACTACAAGATTTGACTGACCAGTCAATACCCAAGAAGTATTAGGATTTACAGAACCTTCTTGTACGAATACAAGGTTTCCGCCTCTTACTTCGGTACCAGGACTGTCATCGAAATCCGATGCACGACTCCAAGAACCAGAAGCAACAACGTAAACACCGTTATTTACTTGGTTTGTCTGATTCTTTACAAGAACTCTATCATCAGCAACGAGCGATACGCCATCGACGGTAAGAAGTCCCGAAAGACTTGCAATGTTTGCGGTACTAGCAACACGAACTGCCTGCTTTACGCTAACACCAGCGGCAACATCTTGCAACTGTGAATAGGTAACTGCATCGTTCGGGTTAGAACCGGCACCAAGATTGGTTAGCTTAAAACCACCAGCATCGTGGTTTGCTGTCCAAACCACTGAACCATCTTTCTTCAAGAAATTGCTACCATCTGCCAGCTTCGACGAAGCGATTGCGGCATCTGATGCAATCTCTGCATTTGTGATAGTACCAGACATAATCTGTGTATTACCACGGATTTTTAGTTGTGCCATATATTTTTTCTCCTTATAAGGTTTGTATTTTCATAACATTGGCCAATATGCAATCGACACAAGGTATCGATCAAACATAATTTAAGATTACGTTTATTTATGAAACTTTTATTTTCTAAAGTAGTCGATTATTAAAATATCTCCTGGCAATGGAGCATAGTTCATGACAAAGGTTTGATCATTAGGTATCACGTAGTCTAGAAACTCTCCTGGTCTCAACCTTAGACCATTTAAATATATTTGGCAATGATCATCATAGAATCTATATTTAGTAAAAAATATAGTGTTGGTTCCATCAATGTCACCAACAGGTTCCTCATTTTCTACGTGCCTCAAAGTGGCTGGCATTATCACTTGCGCTGCTGGCGACATCTATAGACTCCCTTTCAAAACTATTAGGTATCATTTCAGCATACGCATCGACCAGTTCGTCAGTACCAACCTCTAGCGTATGTTTAGGTAAAAATCTATTATCTAATTTTTCTTCCTTTTTGTAAAATTCTAGGAATGATTGTAACACAAAATCTTCAGATTGCAAGTTTATTTTTTTGCGTAATGTATTATACATTAATTTGGCCGCATCAGCTTTCAATCCAGACATTAAACCTTTACTGAATTCAGTAAAATTACCAGAGGATGCTAAAGATCTTAACTTTGAAGCACTCATTCCGGTAACATCATCTGCGTCAGGATCTCTTGCACCAGCACTTATGACTTTAACGGAGTCCGCATCAATAGACTTACTTTTATCTGCAATATTTAGATAAGGTAAAATCATTGCTCTAAATGATTGTACTCTATCTTCACCGACAATTACAACAATTTCTTTGTATCCTTGATTGGCCAAATGCTGTAATGCTTGAAATGGCGTTTTTATGGATTCATCCTTTACAATAAATGGTGATATTTTTGGATAACCCAAGGAAATAAATTTAATCTTTTCGGCAAAACTCAAAGGATTCTTTTTTTTGTCTTGTGTGTGCGATACAAATAAAAATGGTCTAGCATCTATTTTCTTTGCCGTAGATAATACTTTATCAAGTAAAAGCTGGTGTCCCGATGTGGGTGGATTTAATCGACCAAATGTCATTACCGCTTTCATATTAGCCCCAATTTTTAGCGACAGTAAAGTTAAGTTTAGAAAATTCCAATCTATCCACTAATTTCAATGCAGTATTATCATTGGAGACTGCAACGAATCCTTCGGGATCTGTCACCTTAAAACCATCTTCAGTTTGTATAAATGTTCCTACTGTTTTGGTTTTCTTTAGTTTGGCTATTAACATTAATTTACAATCAATTAATAGCTTTTGTATTTCATACAGTTTATATAAGTTTTCTCTTGACGACTCCACAAAATCTATTAAATTTTGCAATCTTGAAGTTCTATCAATTTTTGACTTTTCTGTTTTAAGTTTATCTATTTCTACCTGAAACTTTTGTTTTATGAAGTTTATCAGTCCATCTACATGTGACTTCACATCGCCAATCGTTGAACCAACTTTTACATTTGCATTAAAATACATGTGCATATATGGCAACAATTCAGAAGATGATAATTTATTTAATAGATTTTTTGTTTGTGAATCCATTAAACTTCTAATAGACTTAATTTTTACTGCTATTTGTTTAGTTTCTTCTTTTGTAAATGTTGCGGTACCGGATACATCTTTAAAAAATGCATCAGTAACCCAAACATTAGGATTTGATTTCAGTTTAGATATGTCCACATCAAACGATGCACTAGAATCGGCTATGGTTGATCCTGTATATTTTGTGTGAAAAACAATTCCTATTTTGGCTTTTTGTATTTTCTTTGCAAAATCACTATCAAGAGGTACGGCATATGTGATGGTATTTGGTCTAAATGTTAAACAATTTTCTCCTTCAATCTCTTGCATCGAAACACTATCATCCGTAAATAATAAATCGCCTTGCAATATTTCATTAAAATTTAATTTACTCAAATGTTGTAGTGCTACTTTTAATTTTTCAGCTAAAGCACCTTCGTGATTTTTGTTTATGTCGGTAACAGTATAATTAATTTTTGGTCCTACTTTGTTGAAAACGCTTTTAGTTCCAACAAAAAACTTACCAGTTTCTGGATCTTTACCACAAACAATAGCAGGAGCACCGTCCCACTTTGTGGTTACTTTGACACTTTTGTTCGATGAAGTTGCTAACATTTTAGCAACAGATGTTATGAATCTAATTGCAGTAGATAAACCTTGCACACCTTTGTCGAACATCTCATCTTCCAAATGCGTTAAATGCACATTTTTAGATTCTTGTAGAAAAATGTTAAAAGATTTCATTTTTTATTATGAGTATTAATTTATTCTTTATCTAATGAATCCATTTTATCATCGCTTTCATAAGTTTTAAACTTATTTTTCATTCGCCAAGCTCTAGCATAAAGAACTTGTTTTCCTTTTTCGGGTCCATATTGTTTAATGAATCTGGCTTTATTCTTTTTAATCCAAGTTTCGTAATCTTTCCCTGGTGGCGAAACTTCATCTAATGATTCTTCTTCAGCAATTTTTGAAACTGGCGTGTCGGACCACATCTTACAAGACCAATAATTGGCTTTCCATTTTGGGCCTGGATCTGAACAATTATGTCTTGCTCTATAACTAGCTCTTCTTTCTGGATCATCTCTCTTAATTTCCATATTAGGATCGCCAAAATTAACTTTGACTACATTACCCTTGTCATTTTTGACATATACTGAAAACTTTTTAGGGCCGCCTGGTGTACGAAATGGTTTATTAAGTGTAACTTTTTTACCTTCGTGTTCAGATTCTTCGTGCATATCTTCACAATCATCTTCTTTCATACAAGAACCTTTTTCATATGGTTTCTTGCCTGGCGTTGGTTTATAACCGTCCCAACATCTTTCGCTTAGTTCTTTTGATTCTTTTAGTATTTTGGATAATGTTTTCATTTTAAATCTCTATGATATTCGGAATAGAAATGGATAATAATCTAAATAGATACACACAATGTTTCTTTGTATTTATATTCCGTTACAAATAGACAAAAAATGTACAACGACCTAGAAAAACTATTAGAAAAACTGATAGAACAAAACGAAAGAACTCAAGAACAAATTGATCATATCGTCAATTCTACGTTTCAATACAAAAATGATATAACAACTATTGCCATAAAATTGGATGTACTCAGAGAAGATTGGCAAAAAATTTCAAAAATAATTCACGGCGATGGATTAATAGATCCACTTTCATCAAGAATGCGAATAATTGAAATTAAATTAAAAGAAATGGAAGAACAAGTTGAGAACTTGGAAATCGAGAGTAGAAAAAATCTAGAAGCCGAAAGAACTAAATTTCAAAAAATACTAGTAGCGATAATAGGAGGAGTATTCACAATTATATCCTCCTTATTTGCTTGGCATATTGATTTAAAAAAATAATCATTTTCTGACGCTAGATTCGGACTGATATGTTGGCGTAACTTCAACAAATTCCGCCTTTCTTTGCAATTCGGATATTGTTCTGGCACCACCATAAGTTAAGGCCGATCTCAATCCTCCTAGCAATTCATCTATAAGTTGTTGTGCACTTTTCTCGACCGGAGCCCAAAAGTGTTCACCCTCTGCTACCGTACCTTTCTTTAATCCACCTCTAGCTTCATCTTGAAAATCTTTTGATGCTTGTCCTCTGTATTTTGCATATATCTGAAAGTCTGTGTTTCTTTTTTGTGCGGCACTTTCGTAAGTTAGTGCAAATAGCTTTCCTATCATTACGGTAGAAGCACCAGCGGCCAACGCAAGCACAATATCTCTTGAATTTCTTATACCACCATCGGCAATAATTGGTACTTTAAATCTGCTTGCAATTTCACTGCAATCTTGTATTGCGCTAAATTGACTAACACCAAACCCCGTGGTCGATCTTGTAGTACAGGCAGCTCCAGGTCCAATACCAACCTTTATCGCATCAGCACCAGACGAAATTAAATCATGGGTGCCCATAGCTGTACAAACATTTCCAGCTATAATTTTAACATGAGGATATTTTGATTTAATAAACTCAATTTCTTGCATCATAGATTTTGAATGTCCGTGTGCAATGTCAAACGTTATTACACTGGCACCGACACCTATAAAATCTTCTAAGTAATCGTTATTCAATCCAGTTGAAATGGAACAATTAGAGTATTTCTTAATCCACAATCTTTGTTGTTCTATATCTGTAAATCTATGAAATATGGGAAATCCACCGTTCGACAAAAGCACATCAGCTAATTGATCGCAAATGACAGTATCCATATTAGCTGCCAATAATGGCATACCAATTTTAGTATCCTTAACAAGCCAAGTTGATAGATCTGGTTCAGTTCTGCTACTTATATTACTATATTGCGGAACTAGTGCTACGTCATCAAAAGTTAAAACTCTTCTCATAACTACTCCTGTGTTGATAATTGATCTCCCCACGAATCCCATCCAGATTCAGTTTGTCTAGCAAAAAGTTCTATTCTAGGTAAATCACCAACTAATTCTACTATATGTTTTCTTATTATATCAGGCTTTTTGCTATGAGATTCTATTGGCGATAAAACAACTTGTTTGATTGATGCAGACTTTCTTTTGATCTTGCCACGTAAACCTAGTAGACACAATTCGGCATTGCTTCTGGTCCAGTTTCCCATACCCATAAAAATTGTATCTTGAGATTTTTTGTTCGTCTTGACCCAAGTGAATGCACAAGTTTTATATGTAAATCCCCAAGATTTAATTACATTTAATCCTTCTTGTAGCTTAGGATATGTAACCCACATAAAAAGAATGCAATCATCAGCACATATCTCAGATATTGGTAGTTCTTCTATTGATTTGTCATTCATTAAATTATATTTACATCCTGCACCTCTGTTCCCTGCTAATGCTTTATCTTTATACATCCAAGGAGGATCTGCATAAATTATATTATACTTCTTATTAGGGAAGGGTATCATAATCAAAATTTGAATCCAGAAAATTTAGAAGGTGCATCTTTAACTGGAAGATTTGAATTATCAAAATCTCTTACGTTCTGTATTATATCATTTTGTGCAGATTCTTCAAGCTCATAAAATCTCATTTTAGGTCTGTCAATTCCTAATAGTATTTTTCTATCTTTGGCAGCTTCGTTGTATCTATTTTTTAGTTGCTTGATCATTATTTGATTCTGCTTTTCCAATTCATCCGTAGAAATAAGAGCAAGCATTAAATCTGCGGTTGCTGGTACGCCAAAACTTTCTGAAGTGTTTTCTAATCCTACATCGGATGCATTGTAACCGCTTCTGTTTAACTGTGTTGCGGTCCATACTGGTACCTTGTGTATAACGCTCAGACCACGAACCTCTTCTGCAATATACTTCACGTAAGTGTACATATTAGAAACACTATTAGATGACTTCAATCTGGCACTTACCATGATGTTTAAGTAATCCAGAATAATGACATCTGGCTTGAAATTCTTCTTGAGAGATAATTCATTCAGAGTATTTGCCACATGAAACACACTAGCGGTAGATGTTGGATATTCTTCTACTATAAGTTTGCCAGTAGTCTTTGATATGATTGAATTTAAAGACTTGAGAAATGCTGGTTTTGGTATGTTCTTTAAATCTTGTATCGGTATGTTGAGAAGATTTGCATCAAATCGTTCTGATGTCTTCTCTTTTGACATTTCAAATGTAGCATAAAAAACATTATACCCTTGCATAAAATATGAGCAAGCAAGGTGAGACAAGAACGTAGATTTTCCTATTCCTGTACCGGCGACCACGATATTCAAGGTCTTCTTTGGTACACCACCATTAGTAATTTTATTCAGTATATTAATATCAAATGGCAACTGTTCTTCTTTTGTGTGATAGTAACTAAATCTATCCTCATAATCTTCTGCATACGAATGACCAACAGAGGTATTAAAAGAAACGGCCAATGCCTCTTTCATCATATCGGGCAATACACCTACACTTCTTTTTTTATCTCTACCGTCAATTATTTCTATGCCACTTCTGAAGGCATTTATTATAGCTTTATCTTTACAAAACTTTTCTGTCTGACCAAGAAACCATTCTTGGTTTGGTTTATCGTATTCTTTTAATTCTTTTATAGTATCTTGAATGTTTTGATAAAGTTCAGAAGAAACTTGTTTATCGGCGGAACATATTGATATTGCTTCTATGGTAGGCAGTGCATTATGTTTTGCTATAAAATCATAGATGCAAGAAAAAACGATCTTGTCAGATGGCGAATCAAAGTATTCTTCCTTGAGAAAGGGAAATACTTTTCTGCAATAATCTTCATCGTGTATCATGCCCTTCAATATAAGGGACTCTATTTTGTCTGACATTGATTTCCTATAATTTGAAATAACTGAGATGCAATTTCATTAATCATTAACATCATAGACTGTTCTTGCTGTTCTGTCAAATCCTCTTTCAATAGATGCATCAAGTGAGTTGGAACTCCTGCTATTTCATAAGAAAACTTTCCTTTTCCATTTACCTCATTAAAGTTATCAAAAACAATAAACATGCCAGACCAATATCCTTCCATTACAAAAACTTTTATACCTCTGGCTTTGTGTTCAACTATTTGGTATTTTTTGATCATATTAACCTTCTTCACCGTTTAAAATATCTTCTACGAAAATATCTGTAGATACGCCACCATATAACATGGTATTCTTAACATAAGTATTGATCTTATGCAATACTTCTTCCGTAAAGAAGTGTTTAGGATTTTCTCTGATTTCCTTTTCAAATACACTCTTACCGCCAGGCACTTGTATTCTAGTGGATACCTTTGTAAAAATCTCAGCTTCTAATGCAATGTCAATTAATCCATAATATCTGTCAAGCCCACTCTGAAAGTTTAACAACACTTGAGCTACAGATCCTTCTTTAGTCAATCGAGATTTCATGGCAGTGCATTTGATCAAAACGCCTACCAAGTTTCCATCTTTATCCTTCTCTTTGCTTTTGGATAGCATTATGATGTTATTTGCTGCATATTTCAATCCGCCACCGCCGCCAATAGATTTTTTAGGACCATACATTTGACCAACATTTTCATATACATGATTGGTCATAATCATAGGTATGCCAGCTTTGCTAAGTTTTAGTGTGAGCACACGAAATGCCGCTCTAATTTCAGATTGTCTGGTCATATCTTTCTTGTCACTTCCACTTTCCGTGTCTGCAACTTCTTTGTTTGTAGATAACATACCAAGACTATCTAAACATATCATCATCTTACGATTTTCATTTTTCGCCTTCTTCTTTTCTTCAAGATAGTTATCAACTAACCTCAAACACTGTGACTTAAATTGCTGTATCGTTTCTACGGGAACCATCAAAACTCTTTTTGCATCTATGTTCCGATTCACTAATAATTCTTTTGTGATCGCACCTTCACTTTCAAACACAACGACGACCGCATTTGAATCAGTATCAAGAAAATGTTTGACAATAGAAAGCATAAAGTAAGTTTTACCAGTAGCTTCTTCACCAGCTAATGCGCTGATTTTGTTTGAAGGAAATCCACCAAAAATATCACCAGAAAATAATGCGTTTAATGCATAACTGCCAGTATCAATAAATTGAGGTATGTCCGCATAGGTGCCTTCTTCTGCAACACTTGCGTATTCATTATCAAGTGATTTTATTATTTCTTTGAATATGTCACTCATATTAGTATCCTAAAATAAACTCTTCTTATTTTCTAATGACCAACCAATGCAGTTTGCAATATCTTCTATGGGTTTTCTGAACATCTTATCAAATTGTGTGTCATAGTCAATATATTTGTGAAGATTAAATTCAATAGGTAATTGATCTATAAAGCCAATAACATCTTCTCCTATTGGATTAGGCGTTTTAAGATAGACATATCTGATCTTTTCCTTCTCTTCAATCTTTTGATATTTGGCAGACAGATCTAATTTTTTTATGTAATGATTATATAATAAAGATGCTCTAGTGTTTATCGGACAAGATTTTGCATATATGGTTTTACTATCAGAATACTTGTCTAATCCATTGACAGTCTTCGGAAAGGCAATGTCATTTACTTGAGCATCATTGTAGATTTTTTTAAAGTTTTTTACGAAATCTTGTAAAGTTTTTTGATCTTCTTGCAGAAGTATTCTAAGTGCTTCGTACAAATATTCTTTAACAAACGATGGTGTAGAACTTTTAACAACATCTAAACCTGTAGCTTTAACTTCCGGTTCTTGATAACGAACACCTTCAACATCAATAGCGTTGACAACATATCTTTTCTTGGCAACCCAGATACCACGATCTGCCAAAGTCTCTCTTTTCATTTCCATTCTAGGCAGAAAACCATTTGTATAGTCATACAAATTCTTGAATGATTGCTCTATCTTTTTCTGCAAACCTTGCTCACAAAATGCATCAAGAAAATCTATGACCTTCTGCACAGGAAGTTCTTTACCTGCTAGAGTTTTTAAAACAACTTGTTCTAGATTTAGATATACAGAATCGGTATCAGAGGCTATAACAAAGTCTTGATTCTCTGTGCCTAGAAGTTTGTTTAAATATTGATTTAAATCTTGCTGAATCCACTTGATTGCTAATTGACCGGATAGTGTAACGGCTTCGGCTTGGCGCACATCGAAATATCTGAAATAGACATTACCTAATGCGCCGTAAGCCGAATTCAACATTACCTTTCTGCCGTTCTGAGTGTTAGAATACTTAGACACTAATTTTTCAAGTGTTTTTTTCTTTTCTAGCAACTCTTCGGTTGATAACTGAGAAAGATCCATGAATATTACTTAAATAGTTTGCTAAAGAATCCTTTCTTGGTTGGTTCGGGCAAATCTTCCAATATTTTAGTAGGTAATTCTACCTTCTCGGGTACTCTAACAACTTTAGATAATTTGTCAACCTTGAATAGTAGTTTATCATCACAAGTTCCTGCAAGTGAATAAGTGGCCTCTGACAGATCTATTTCTCCAGACTCGGATGATGTGGCAGCAGATAGCAAAAATTTTGATAGTTCTTTTCTGGGATCTTCAGACATTCCAAATACTACCATTTCACTTAAAGAAATTTGTACTAATGCATAAAATTGATCACTCATTTTCATTCTCCTTACTTTTTAGTTTTTGATTTTGGCTTAGCGACTTCTGATTTTTGATTTGGTGTTGACTTTTTCTTCGCCGGTGCCACATCAGCTTCTTTCTTTTTTGATTTTGATACGACTGGTACTACTGGTTCCAATACAATCTTTTTTGACGCTTTGCCGGACTTAACTGGTTTTGCTGCACGTTCTTCTAAGACTCCGACTACAGAAAAGACAGCCACTTCACCACGAGCACCCCAAAGAACATATTCAAATTGATTTTTATGCCAAACAAAATTCTTACCTTTACTATTGCTTATAATTTTGTTCAGGAATAGATCACCTATAGCCTGTTCGGATTTTCCTAGATTAAAAATTTCATCTATTGACACAAATAGGAAATCTTTAAAATTTTTCGTTTTAGCCTTTTGTTTTACCATGATATCTCCTATAAAAAATTCAACAGTTCAAATCATATTACAAAAATAACTAATCGTCAAGACCTCTGCGTCTTAATTCTTGTTTAATTTTTTGTAACTCATTCTTACACTCAATCATTTGGCTTTTGTATTTTTTTCTTTCTGTGTATAATCTTTCTATTATTGCGGGAAGAAATCCTTGACCCTTTCTGGAAAAGAAATGACCGTTTGCAGTAAACGCCAGATTGTCTTTCTTCAGTGAAGACAAATCGACCGAACGAGAAAGTAGGTCTTCTATCTTCACATCAATCTTATGACTAGTCAATAGCTTCTCTGGTGATATGTTGTATTGAACGATTAACATCGGATATAGACTGTTTACGTCAAACGAGGATATCCATTTGTGCATACCTATGATTGGTTCCTTTACGGCGGCACCTTCATATTGTGCCTCTTTATCTCCGTCCTGTTTTGGCGGAATAATCATTTTCATTTTTTTGATATGATTAAAAATTATGATATCCCAAAGTCTAACCTGCTTGAAAACATCCATAAAGTTTACAAGACTATCATAAGCAATGGTCATAATCATTTCCATTAACTTGAGCTTTTCTTCTAACTTCATTACAAGTCGAACGTCATGAATGTTATAATCTATAAATTTTTGAAAGTTTGTCGTATATAATGTTTTTAGATTACCATCAAAAGTAATCTTTGCTTCTCCAAGTTCTTCTTTTGCAACGGTGTCGAGTTTATAGTTCTCTGGTTTGGCGTTGTGAAACTTTTTATAAATTTCTATGTAATCTAATGTCACTATACCCAAAAAATCATAAGCAGTATAAGTTTTATTTTGTATTGTCATTGTTCTAGTTTTTATCTCATTCCAAGGTGAGATATTTTTAGCATAATCCTTTTCAATCAACCTATTCATTCTTCCGACGAGATATGGTATATCAAAAAAGGTTATATTGTAACCAGAAATTATATCGGGCGATTCTGTTCTAACGTGTTCAACAAACGAGCATAATAGTTGAGTTTCCGTTGAACATTTTCTGTATTCTACATTTGATTCGGATGGTGTGTAATCGCCTAGACCAAAAACTACAAACTTTTTACCAACACCACAGGTTATTGCTATCACCTTTTGGTCAAAAACTTCCATACTAGGAAATCCACTTTCACAAGTAGTTTCTATGTCAAAGTATAGTACTTTGATTCTATTGAGATCGTAATCTATTCCATTTTCGTACATATCAGAGATGCAAGCATAATCATATTGCTGTAAACCCCAAACTTCATAGTTGTCTACATCGCCGTAGTTGTTTACGTAATCTCTTGCTTCTGATATGCTATCAAATTTTATTCTGTCTAACCACTTCTTGCCATCATAGCTCATATATCTCGTACTCTTCTTAGAAGGTAAGAAAAGACTAGGCTTATATGGAATTTTTTGTTGTACACGACGACCGTGATCGTATCCCGTATACAATACACTATTTCCTCGAACGGAAAAGTGTGTATAAAATTTTGACATGTTATCCCGTAATCAGTGATGATGGTGTTATGAGACCAGTAGACATTTGCCTATATTGTGCGGCAATCTCTTCTGCTGGTTCATAATCATACATAACGAACTTTTTGTCAATCTTTATTTCAGCTTCGGGATTAGTTGCTATTAGTGGAACAATTAGTAAATCTGGACCTTTTGGCGTGTGTCGCATTGCCAGTATTAGTGGAAATCTTATATTAATGTGAGTTTCGGATTGTGAAACTAATTCCGCAACCACATCTTCACCTGTACTCAATCTAAAACATCTCGATGTGCTCATAATGTATCCTTTGGTTTATACGCAAGGGTAAAATTGTTTGGTTCGACTTCTACGCTCTCAAAGGCAAATGTTCTATGCCCTCTCATTTTGGAGTAGAAATCTCCTATTTTATTGGCTCTCCAATCGCCAACGACAACTTCTTTATTTAATCCTGGCCAAGCGGCACTATTCGTCCCTATCAATACCGCCTTTGATTCTGCTTCTTTATAAAGAACTGAATCCTGATCAAATCTTTTGCCAAAACTTTTTAGAAATCCTTTCAGTTTGCCATTATCATCTTTATCGGAAATTACCAAAAAACTATTTTCAATTACCTTTTGTGCTTGTGGAGTACCAGCATCTTCTATATAATGACCCTCAACATTTATGAAACCAAATCCAGCAGACCTTATCAAAGATTTTAATTGTTTGTTTCTGTTTAAATTTTCTTCTCTTGAATACCCCTTTCGGAAAGCGGTCAACATACCTATAGTTTTTTCTTTGGTGTGTTGAAAGATTCTAGATAAAGACGATTCGTGTAATGCATATTCTTTAAATTCTAGAATGTCTGATTGTTTATTCTTCATGAGAACCGTCCTCCGATTGCAATTCGTACAGACCAGACAAAAACATTTCTTTTTCTTTTTGCCTACGCCTAATTAAACCTTTTACTACTTTACCCTTCGCAAGTCTCCATTTGTCAAATTCTTCGGCACTCTCTTCATACTTACCTTGATTTAATAATTTTAATAATTGTGAATTCTTGAAATTACCTTGACCGACATTGTATACAAAAGAAACCAAAGAGTCAAACATTTTTTGATTAATGTCTACCTTAACTCTGTTATTAATACATTGTTCAAATTCAAATAAATCTTCCAATAATGCATCTTCGGCTTGTTTTTTATTCCAAACCATGCCAAGTCTAATCGGAGATCCTTTATATCTTGTAGTACCATAACCAATTGTCGGAACACCAGCAGAACAAAGATATGCGTGTAATCGCAATCCTTCGAGAGTTTTGATTAAATCAAGACCAGACGTTGAAATGCTTCTCTTTGCCATGATTATTTACCCGTTGAGCCAAATCCACCCGTTCTAGTGGTATTGGATGGTTGTATTAATGTTTCGACTATGCTGTATTCATAATTCTTCACTAGCTCGCCCTGTGCGATTCTCTGACCGTGTGAAACTACTATATCGGACTTGCTATGATTAATCATTGCAACCTTTAGTTCGTTGACATAATCAGCATCAATAACACCCTCACAGTTTACTAGAGTCAATCCGGACAATGCTAATCCGGATCTTGGATGTAACCTAACGGAATGTGCATTAGGTATATCGAGAATAATTCCGGTTGGTATTAAAGCAATATCGCCCGGCTCTATGGAAACAAACCCATGTGTAAGTTCGATTTCTTGACCATTTAACAATGGTTTAGAACCTTCACTCAAATATGCCGCTATGTCAAAACAAGCAGATCCCTCTGTCGCAAACTTAGGAATTTTTGAGTCTGCGAAAATAGGATAAACACATAATTTTATTTCCATTACTTTTTTTGCCCTATATTATATTTTGCAACCAATCTCCATTCACTCTTTTCTGAATGTGGTATGATTTTTATTTGCTTGATCGATATGCTATTATTTTGCAATACCGATTCGTTCAGTATTTCTACTAAACCCCAAGTCTGCAAAGCCAACGCTATGGCATTTCTTCTGGCTATATCTTCTTCTGAAATATTTGCTGTTTTACCATCAAGCAAAAATAGTTCTTTAAAATGGCAAATGTAATATTTACCCCTTTTGTGTAGTATGTGACAACTTTGATATAAAGTTTTATTTTGCTTTGACGCTACACCAATTCTAGTTAAAGTCTCTCTTATTTTTAGAAAATCTTCTTTATTCTTTAGTTGGACTTCAACAAACTTCTTTACGATATCATCATTATTATTCATGGCAACTCCATTATTTTATACCATTGCAAATGACCTTTATTTTATTTATATCTTCTTCACTCAACACTTCTAAATGTATCAGAGCTTCTCTTGTACTGCAATTAAAATATAGCTTTATATGATCAACATTTTCTATTTTTATTTTCTTACCCCAAGAACACTTCCTTTTCTTTGCTCTTATGGACTCTCGAAGATAATCATACTGCATCTTTTTCGATAAATGCCAGTTACGATTCATTTCCTGAGCATATAAGATTGTATCTATATTTGAAGATAGGAATCTGTTAATAAGATAAGGATTGTAATCCTGTTCAGGATATTCACCAGTTTCAATTAAGTCTTTTTTGTTTTCTTGTATAGAGTTTAAAAAATCAAATACACAGTTATTGCTCATATTAATTCCAAATAAGATTTACCATCAATTCAGTCAAACAGGCCAACAAGCATATTTCTGGATCTACAGAGAAGTTTGCCTTATATTGGTAGTCGGCTAAACATATAACAGACTGAGGAACTGATTGCTTTGCTATGTGTTCACCTATGCTATCATAGATTTTTCTATATAGAGCTTGCTGGTCTGCATCAGAATTGTTCACTACCCACTCCCTTACCTGTGTGAAGTTCTTATCCTTCATCGACTTAAAGAGAGAGGTCAAATTGGCATCTCTAAACTGTCTTAGTACACCTTCATTTATTTCTTTGTTATTTGAAGCAAATTTTTGCAATTCATTAATGGTCTTTCTGAAATCTGGAAAGAAGTTGAGTATAACTTGTCCGACAACTTCTGGTTTAAATGTAACCTTTTCTGAGTTGAGTATGAAAGATATTCTCCTATAAACGTCTTTAATTACCTGTTCTTTGTCGGATTTTTGTATGGAAAACTCTACAGTCGAACATCTAGAATGAATAGCATCTATAATTCTATTTTTGTAATTACAAGTGAGTATGAAAGAACAATTTATTGCAAAGTCTTCCATAAAACCTCTCATAGCAGCTTGAGCATCTGGCGTCAAATGATCTGCCTCGTCTAATATTAGAACCTTTCTAGATCCATCTAGGGATTTGGCGGAAGCATAGGTTTTCATCTTAGTTCTAAGAACATCTATACCTCTCTCATCTGAACTGTTTAATAACATATAAGAACAGTCCAATTCATTACACATTGCTTTTGCGATTGTGGTTTTGCCCATACCTGGACCACCGCAAAGCAATAAGTTGGGAATTTGACCTTTGTTTACTATTTCTTGAAATGTAGATTTAATGTGTGATGGTAAAATACAATCAGCTACTATATTAGGTCGATATTTTTCTACCCAAAGAAAATGTTCCATAATTTCACCTTATAATAATATAAACTAAAGAAATAGTAACAGATAAAAAGAATAAACACAAATAATCTTTATCTGCCTTCACCTACTTTATGTAAGTATTTTTCTTTCGCTTCTTCAAAAGACTTCATTGTAATAAGATCATCATAAAAACACAAGTCATCTCTAATTCTTTGTGTTTCTATTAAATTTTTAATTCGCTTTGCTGCATACTTTTCTTTCCACAAATTACAAAAATATTGTTCTGATGTATCAAACTTTTTTACTAGTTCTTTTTGTGTAATTTCTTTTCTCAAAAACTCATTAGTGTTTTCATATAATGGTGAAAAATAAATACCTCTAACGTGTTCTGTAAGAATCTTTTCTTTTGGCACCTTTAATTTGCTGTACACAAAATTTAATGAACGAAATTTAGAATCTCTCTTCAACTTTTGCCCATTTTCTTTGGCAGCAAGAGAGTATTCCCAATACATTCTTGGATAATTTAATGCTAACCAATCCATTAGCTTCTTTCTAATATGCGAAGTTGGTTCCCAAGGAGTTTGGCCTTTTGTACCTCCCACATTTTTCCAATGTTTTAGATTATCATATTGCGAAAATGTTCCATAAAGACTAGTAGTAGTCATTCCCACAAGTAAATCATTATATTTTTCTAACCAGTCGTTTTGCACCTTGTCTGATAACGTCAGCAATGAAATTAGTTTATTTCCTAGATAATTGTAACCTAGCGGTTGAGTTGCTACTATTGTTGATCCTATTCCAAGATGATTAATCATTCCATTTGAAACCTTTTCATGTTTAGACCATCCTATAATCCGGTCTCGGGGAGTAAGATCCATAAAATCAGATGCTACGCAAAAAAAACCAAGATACTTATCTGTAATTCGATCTCTAACAAAATATCTAAGACTTCTTCCTATAACACCATTATAGGTTTGAGTAGAAATAAAATTTCTTATTGTGTTCCACTCTTGAACCAACTCACTATTATCACACAATTGGACATAAGGTTCCAAAGATAAGAAATCATTCGTGCTTTTAGGAATCCAAATATTGTTTTTTAATTTTAGTATTTCTGGCATTTGCGTTTGACAATCTAGTGTAACGCAAGTTTCTCCAAACAAGTTTTTTGTAATTTTTTTGACGGGAAACTTTCTTTTTATCTCATGCCATTTTTTGTACAGTGTATACTCTTGTACTGTCATCGTGGATAAATAGTCCAATTCCTGTATCGTCATTTCTCGCAAAATATGATCTTCGATCTTCTCATACTTACTGAAATCTTCGGAATTGAACCATTCATTATACTGTTCGTCTAGTAAAATTTCGGTTGACATACACAATATTAAAATTAAATTATTTGCTTATTTCATTATCAGAATCTGGTGCAATCCAATACTGAACATTGTGTCTGTTATTTTTAAAGTTTACCACACTTTCGCCGACATTTACAGTATAATCTCCTGACAGTATTTTGAATTTGTCTACAGACAAGAATGCAGAAAAGTTACCAGCAATCTGATCATCCAAATACAAAACATGTTTATCCGACAAATCATTCTTCTTATCATACGCTTGTAGTGTTACGTGTTCCGAGTCTACGGTTATCAAAACATCGGTAAGTTTAAGTACCGAACTCTTTTTTAGAAAGTCTTGTAAATCTTGGTCTTTCAACAGAAATTGAATATCATACTCAAGATTTTGACTCGTATTCTTTATATATTTTTCTACCTTTTCAAAGTCATTTCTCTGTGAGATGATGAGAGGATCGGCAAATCTATAATCAGTTCTACTTTTATTTGCTATAATCTTTACGCTGTTTTCATTGAATTCAAATGTAGGATTTTCAAAGAATGAAACCAGAGAAAGAAATCTACTTAGATCATAGATACCAAAATCTACTGGAAAATTGTCTTCAACTTCAGCAAATCCAATTATACTTTTATCGTGTGATGATGTCCATATTTGATTACCGGACTTGATAAAAATTGAGTTGTTTATTGTGCTGAGATTCTTTAGCAAAGAAATTGTATGTGGGCTTATCTTCATAATATATCCTAAAAAATGTGCGGTGAAAATACACCGCACAGCATTATACTATACTCTTATTTTTTAACCTAGAGTTTTTGTCTTGCCGTTGCTAAAAACGACAACATTAGGATTGTTTCTGAATTCTCTAGCCAGTCGATAATTATAAACAACTTCCTTGGTCTTCTTATACCTAGTCTTGTTTGTAAAAATCCTATAACCATCCTCACGCAATTCAAATATACGGGCAGACAGATTTTGTATCCCCCAACTTCTTGCCCTGCGACGAGTAAGCGGTCTTCCTGTTTTCAAAAAATTCAAAATTGTATCAACTTGTGTCTTACGCATAATGTTCTCCATAAAAAAACATGTTAATTGTTTAAATTATAATATTCTCATCAAATTTAGTTAGCAACGTTGCTCACCAAAAGTCGTTCTCTTTGCATTGCCGTTATTCCATGTCTTCCAAACTTACGCACAGGTATACCGTGTACAGGTTTAGACCTAACCACAGGTCGCTCTGAAGCGACAGCAATATTATTGGTTGTAATGATTCCTGTAAATACAATACATCCAATTAAAACTCTAAAAAGTTTCATATTTTTATCTCCTTAAATCACCTACTAAAAATTTATTTTTTAAAATACACATTATAGTTGTTTAGATAATAATATACTCACAAAAAATTGTCAAATATTTTTTTTCTTTCTCCCCCTCTTCTTGGGTTCTTCAATTGTGTTTTCGGATAAAATTAATTCCATTTGAATACAAGGAACCAAGACTGGATATCCTACTTGATCGATCAATCCATGTTCTCTGGCTTGTTGAGAATCCAAATATATGTCGGCGTGTTTGTGATCTGCGAAAACCTTTTTAAAGTATCCAGGCGATTTATTACATTTAACGTCTAGTAAATCAAAAATTAAATTGGTTAATCTTTCACACTCTTTGAAATCTGCTCTAATTTCTTCCATCTTGCCGAATGAAAAGGAGGCTATATCGTGTAACATTATTGTACAAAATTTTGTGGCGAATCTATATCCATTAGTACCGCCCAAAGCTAATAGTAAAGCACCGCAAGACATAGCCTTTCCTAAAGCTATTGTAACTACTGGCTTTTGTGCTGAATCTATTACATCTAACATAGCCAGTAATGAGTAAGCATCACCACCGAAACTATCGATATAGATTGGTATGTAAGGAACTTGATTATTCAAATTGAAATCATCGAAAAGTTCCCTAAAAGAAGATACTGAGCCTTCGTTAAAGTCATTAATATGAATACCTTTCTGTAATTTCTCAGAAAGTCCTATTTCAACTTTATTCGTTGGCGGCGGACTAAAATTATCACTTTCTTGCATTTTTTTTATTTTTATCATTTTTAAGGCTCCGTCTTGCTGAATCCTTTGTCTACTCTATATTTAACCGTTTTATCAAATTTGTCAACTATGGATTCTTTGTGGCTTATGACAAATATATTAGTATCATCAAATATTTCTTCTTTAAATATGGACAAAACATTTTCAGTTGCAGCAGTATCCAAATAAGAATCAAAAACTTCATCCATAATTAGAAGATTTGTATTGACTGAATTTTTGGCTTTGGCTATACAACGCCAAGTGAACAATAGTGCCAAATCAAGTCTTTGTCTTTCACCTTCGGAAAAATTTTCATAACTAAAAAAATCACGTCCTTTGGATTTTATTTGTTCTTCAAAATTTTCGTCTAATTTGAAATTAACATAAAATGACATTGAGTTTAAAAACATATTTACATATTGATTAATATATGGAACATATTGTTCTATGATTTTAGACTTCACGCCATTGTCTTTTAGTATTAAACTGGAATATTCAATTAATTGTTGCTCATAAAGATGAGATTCTTTTTGTGATAATAAAGATTTCAATTCACAATTTAAATTGTTTAGTTCATTCAATTGTTCTTGTAGTTCTGTATCCGAACGATTCATTTCGTTTATTTCTTCTTTGTATCTTTTAATATTGGTTTTATGAAACGAAACGGCTGTATTTTTTTCTCGTATTTCAAAATCAATCTTTTGTATATCGGATTGAACATCTAATATGGAAGTTTTTTCCATTATCAGCTTTTCTATCATAGCTTCGGTTTGTGATAATCCAATCTCAACCTCTTCTAAAGCTGAAGTTTTCTTATGTACCTCACATATTTTTGTATCTTCTGCTATTGATTGCTTGCAGGTAGGACAAGTTTCATTTTGACTGTAAAACTCTATCTCTCTACTCAATCTGGACTTATTATTCATCAGTTTTGATTTAATATCATTACACTTGAATAATTGTGATTCTATTGGTTTTAGTGTTTTAATACCCATCTCTGACTTTTTAGTTTCCAATTCACTTATATAAGATGAAATGGACTCTAAAGATCTTTTTTCAGTTTCAATCATTTCATTTATTTGTTCTATCTTTTCAGTCTTCCTTTGTCTCAAAGTATTGACATACTTGGATGCCATATCAATTTTTTGATTGGTGTGGGAGATACTACTATCAAGATCGTGTAGTTTAACTTTAAGCAAGGAAACTTTTTCTCTGAGTAAAGAATTCATTACAGAAAATATTTGTATATCCAATAAATCTTCTATAATGTTACGACGATCTGAGGGTTTTAATTGCATAAAAGGTGTAAAGTTGGCCGCACCCAACATCACTACCTGTAAAAAGGTTCTGTAATTGATTTTTAATATTTGATTTTCTAGTACGGATTGATAATCAACATTACTGGAATCTTGATTGAGTAAAATGCCATTTTCTGTTATTTCAAATATATTTGGTTTAATGCCTCTAGTGATTTTATATTTCTTACCGTTAGTTTCAAACTCAACGAATACTACACAATCGCCTTCATTTACAGCATTAACCAATTTTGGCTTATTGATATTCCTAAAAGGTTTGTTGAAGAGACAAAATGTGAGTGCATCTAGTAGTGTAGATTTACCGGAGCCTGAAGGTCCGAATAAGATTGTGGTTTTATGCTGATCTAAAGCAATCTCAATTCCTGAGTTTCCCGTACTTAATAGATTTTTCCAAAATATTTTGGTAAACCTTATCACGTTCCCTCTTGCATCTTTAAATTAATGGCTTCATGATACAACTTGCTCATGAAGTCGATTATATCACCCTCATTAGAGAGTTGCAAATTTTTTATGTAGTCCACTAAAATAGATTTTGTATCTTTGCCAACATCGACAGACACATCTTCATTTTTTTTCTGAAAAACAAGATCTACTATAGAAACGTCAGCCGGAGATTTATTGTATAAGTTATCTAAAAACTTATCAAGGAAATAAGGATTTGTTTTATTTTTAATAATAATTTTTACATACTTGTTCGTAAAAGAATTATAGTCAATATTAGATAGATCATTCATTGACATATGTTCATCGTCATATTCAAATTTGATAAACATACTTTTTGGATTCTCGAAGAATTGCAAAGAGCGATCATTAAAATCGAAAATATGATAACCTCTAGGATCTCCAAAATCGGACCAAGTCATGCCATATGGAGAACCTACGTATGTTATATTACCTTTAGTAGATCTATGGTGATAATGGCCGGACAATACTATTCTAAACTTTTTCAAAACTTCTTCACTCAGTCCGTGTGTGCTTTGATGTCCCTTGAACATATCGAAACCCATAAGTTCAAAATGTCCAAAACAAATATCAGATCTAGCCTCATCCAATTCTTTTATAAATTGTTGTTCTTGTCCAGATGGAATCCAAGGACACAGAAAAACTTTATATCCATCATTTTCCCAAAGGTGTGGTTTGTCGTAGACGAATATATTTGGATATGAATCCAATAATTGCATACTATTCACATCATTTGTATTCTTGTAATACACATCGTGATTACCTACTATTACGTGTAGATTGATTTTATTTTCACACAGAATATCAAAGAAGTTTTGCCGCCAATCTGATAGAGTTTTAAAGTTGATGTATTTCCTTCGATCAAATACATCACCCAAATGAAATACGTGTTGAATGTCGTTCTGCTTCATTCTTGGTATGAAGTCATCACGAAGATATTCAATACAAAACTGTGAGAAAAATTGAGAATCATTTCTCACACCAATATGCTGATCTGCTATAATTCCTACTTTCATCTATTCTATCAACTTATTGATCTTTTCTTTACTCTTTGCTTTTTTGGCAAAGTTGTTAGTTTCAAATTGTTCGATATATTTTCTCATATTAATATCTGCATACTCACTGCCATATCTCAAATTGCCGTCAATACCTTCACTGCCCTCAGCATCTCTCAATCCATTTTCAATACTTTTATATTTGATGTATAAATGCTGCTTCTCTTTTTTTATTCTTCTAACAAATGCCCAAGTAATGATTTGGGTAAAATAAGCAAATGGATTATTACTTTTTTCTGGATCAAAATTATCAATATACAATAAACAGTTCTCTATACCATCTGCTATCATATCATCTTTAAATGGATAATTAGCGAATCCTGGAGAATTACTAAGTTTATGTGCAATTTGGGTTATCATTAAACCTATTTCATCAGGAACAGGTGGTAAATCTGGTATAGTTGCACGACGATTAGACTTTAATTGTTCTACATAAGGCTTCCGCAATTCGGCAAATTCTTTCATTGCCTCGAAAAATCTTTTATTGTCCACATAATGAACAACTTCTTTTTTCTTTGTCTTTGGTTTTACAACCCTTTTAATTCTTCTTATTGTCTTCACAAAGATGCCTTAAAAATAGATTAAACTCTATATTGAAAGATTACTAAAAATAATCAACAATGTCAACAAAATAAATAAAAGCCAATTGACAGATTTTGAACGTTATTCTCCTTACCGCTAAAAGGAGATTTTGAATCATTATGAATACAATAAAATACAGAAAGTATTAGATGATTTGCGACGAAGGAGCAAATCATGTGCGAAGCACACTATAATTAAATACAATAAAATACAAAACGAAATGACGAACGAAGTGAGGAATGTAGTTTAGAAAGATTGTATATAATTAACACACAAAAAATGCTGTTGTCAAATTTATTTTTCAACAAAATGTCTAATACCAGACAATTATTGAAAAGTGTCTTCATCATCAAATTTATAGGTATCGAAAAACATCTTTTTGTGGAAATAGTCACTAATATAATATTCAGCATCATTATAACTATTAATGTAGAGATCTATATACTCTTTTTTTGGTTTAAAGAATGCCAATACTTTATCTCTAGGTATTAAAGCTACGGTAGAATCTGAAAAAGGAATCCAGTCCAAAAGCTGTATGTTATAGTGTCCTTCAATTTCGTCGTATTCAGAAGTTAGTAGTTTTGGCGCTCCTACTAAAACAACACTATCTATATTTCCCACAACTGCAAATTTTTTCTCTTCTTCGGGAAATACATAGCAAATTAAATCTTCTCTAGTCATCAATTTAATGACTTTAATATTTTCTATTTTGTTATTTACTGGTAAATGTTTAGGCATTAGAAAACCACTTTATGTATTTTGTAATCAAATTTTTCACTATCGTAAACTTTAGCTCTTTCCAAGAAATGCTTCAATGCATAATTTTTTCTATTTTTATAAGAAAAATCATCTACTATGTCATATAAGTTGGCTTTATTTGAGTAATCGCCTATTCTTAAAACTCTTCCAATAGATTGCAAAGATCTAATTCTCGATTTTGTAGGCGAAACAAAAATAATATTATCTAAGTTTTTAATATTAACACCAGTAGAAAAAACTTTTACAGAAGCCACAATAATTGAACCTCTTTCATTTTCAACTTTTTTTCTAATCTCTTCTCTTTCTTCTGAAGGTGTTCCACCATATACAAAATATACATTTCTGTTTTTAATTGACTTTTCAATCATAGAATGTAAAATCTTGCCGTGGTCATCAACAAATTCAAAAAGAATCAAAGTAGTGTCATTTAATGTTTTTGTTAAGTTTGTTATAAATCTATTTCTTCTTTCGTGTTTAATTATGTATTTAACCTCCTCATCATATGTAGTTTCTTTCATTAACTTGCATTCATATTCAGGGTATTTTAAGCATATACAGTGTATGCTTAGTTTTGCCAAAAAATTATTATCAATTAACTCTTTTGTGGAAATAACAGAAAATACCGGACCAAGGTATCCTTCTAGTATCAATTGATTAACTTTTGTTCCATCTAAAGTTCCTGTCGTTCCTATTTTAATTTTAGTGTTTGAAGTTTTTTTCAATATTGAAGTTATAGAAGCACTTTTTCCTAAATGTGCTTCATCACAAATGATAACGTCAAATTGTTCAAACCAAACTTTTGGTAATTTATAGAGAGATTGCCAAGTACCTACTATTATATTTTTATTTGTATTTTTATCTTGTCCGCCATAAACTAAATGTATCTCACGATCAGTATTAAAGGTTTTATCGTTCACTGCATAGTCCGAAAAATCACTTTTCATTTGGTGTATGAGTGAAAGAGTAGGAACGATTATTAAAGTTTTGGTATTGAACCATCGGGTCAAAGTGTATATGGTAGCTGATTTACCTGAACCTGTTGGTGATAGTAATAAAGTTCTATTATTTTCGATTACGTGCTTAATACCTTTTATTTGGTAATCTCTTAGTTCAAATGGCAGCTTCAAATTATCAATAAATTCATTGAACTTGTCCAGATTGACTTCAATGCTTGAATCCGATTCATAGTCGAGAGTATAATCACGTTCCTTACAAAACTGTTTAAGGTAGTTCAAAAGGCCTATCGGCAAGGTGCAGTCCATCATATTGTAGAGACGAACATAACCATCCCACAATCTATTTTTGTAAGATGGTGTGAATTGAAATCCTTCTTGTCGGAATTTAAAATAGTCGGATAGCTCTTGGTGTATGTACCCTTCAGTACGTAACCTAAAAAATACTTCATCAATTTTTTCGAGTTGTATTTTAGCCATATGCTATATTTATAGCACATATTAGAAGCTAACTTCCTTGGCTAAACTTGATGAATTCTATGGCGTTTCTTATATTCCAGGTTCTTTGTTTTAAGTTGTCGAGAATTGAATGTAAGAAATCGATTTTTTCTTTTTGATAGGCAATCTTCTGATTGGATTCTATAATTTTTTTGTCTGACTGTAAATACACGTCAATGTCAGATTTTAATACTCTTTTATCAAAACTATCTAGTCCCAGTTCTCTTAATTCTTCAGGAGAAATTTTTCCATTGTAGTATTCCCATCGAACTTTATAAAGAAGTGAATGATCACTTTCCATCTTCTTTAGTAGAAGTTTTTCTCTAGTGTATATTTTATAATATTTGTTGTGTAATTCTGGAATCTTTAGACTTTCTGTGGCTAGATCGGAACGATCAACCTTACAATCATTACTCCATAATTCTTCAATTTTGTCTATTTCCATATTTTTATAGATCATCAGATATTGTATAATAACTATATCTGAAAGATACTACGGATGTCAAGAGAATAGTTTCGGAATTTGAAGCATCAATGTCAATACCTGATAAGCTAATAGGAAATGCGTCCACAAAAGTGTATCGTAAAAGTGGATTACCCTGACTACTGGAAATTATTAAATCTATATTTGAGTAAATATTTCCTTGTCCAAATGGCCTTTGTAATGGATATGTTTTTCCTGTAATATCTTTGTCTAATCCTGATTTAAGTTTTACATACTGTTCAAAGTTTTGAGGAAAATTTAATCCGTGTATCCACATGTAAAAGTCGTACCAGTTTTTTAAACCCTCTTGTACTAAAAAGGTCATTTCTAGATTTGAATATTCTAAACTAGTGCCTGGCAATTGTATGGCATTGAATAAGTTTTCTTGTGTTACTACGCCAGAAACTATTTCTGGGATATTTACTTTTTGAATGAAGAATGAGCTTTCTTGCAATCTTGGAATGACAACAGCAAATGTCAATCCGTTTTGGAAGTTTTTAGTTGTTAGACTGCCTCTCATATATTTTTTTATTTTATAATATTATCTGTGTCAATTATTTATGCACAAAAAAAATGAGAGCGATATTTCTACCGCTCTCATTTACTAATCACTCGATAATCAGGATATTACAGAGAAGTAATAGCCATCTTACGGAAGAACTCGTTAGAGTTAGCAACGATACTACCGTTACTATTACCAGCAAAGTTGCTAAATGGATGAGCAACGATACCATAACGAGTCTTGAACGCAATCTTTGGTTGGAATTGGTTCTGATCCACAGCCCTCATCATTTGGAGAGGAACATAAGGACAGTAGAACAATCCAGCATCATAAGGATTTGCACCCTTATAACCAACAACCAAGAAGTTTGAACCTACAACATAAGGATCAATATAAACCTTGAAACGTCCATTGAGAACACCAACAAAAGTATCACCAGTGTCATCAACGTTCAGGTTATCTTTGAGGTTTGTACCATAGTCAAGAAGTCCAGCGGACGAAAGGGCCGAAGCAACGTCCGAAGTACAAACGATCCAGTTACCACGACCACGACGAGTTCTCTTGGCAATTGTGTTTGCTTCTTTTTCAAGATGGAACATCAAACCTTTGAACTTTTCAACTAACCAACGACCATCGGTGTCATTGTCAAGATCAATAGTTCCAGGAACTGAAGTATAAGTAGCACCAGGAACAGCCGATACGTAAATGGTACGGATGAATTCACGGTTGATTTCAGCAAGAATTTCACCAGAAAGAATGTTTGCCAATTCGCTCTCGGCATCCAATCCATGAACCGCACGAAGATCATCCGCAAGTTCTGTGGTGTATTCAGCTTTAAGAGCACGAGTCTTAGCTTCCACTGTGAGCTTATCAATGCTGAAAGCCATTTGTGGAATTATGTTATCTTCACCCTGTGCTGTTGGCATCGCAGTACCAACATCTGCCATTGTGATGGCCAGAGGATCAAGAGTTGCATTATGTGTTCCAGTACCCGAGAAATCTGTGTCTGCTTCAAAGTGAAGTGCTTCGGAACCCCCTTGTGTACTATACTTGCTTTTAAGCGCAAATATCAGTCCTGTAGGTGCGTTCATTGGCTGAACACCAGCAACATCGAATGCCATAAGACGTGGAAGAACACGACGAACGAGAGAAATAAGAACAGGATCATAACCCTTCAAGTTAGGGTTAGCGTTTGGAAATCCACCAGTTGAGTTCACTGCTGGAGCCTCATTCAACATTCTGGCTTCATTCAATGCACCCTCGGAGGAATAACCACCGTTGACCAATTTCTTGTTTTCAATCGCTTGGTTTTCAAGAACAACCGACATGGCCATTCTCTTGTAACGATCTTTGACAGGAATCACTCCCGATTCGTTGAGGTCGAGAACCCTCTCCCACTTTTTCATCAGCTTGGGAATGCTGACTTGTGTACTCAAAATCATTTTTTCTTAACTCCTAAGTTATTTTTAAGTTAATTCATACAAATTATTTATAAATTTCTTTTTTTGAAAGCATCAATATATTGTTCGACCTCATAATTTGACTCGCCAGTTTGTTCTGTCAAGTTCATGCCACTGGTTATCATTCTTTTATTTGCAGTTTTGTTTCCACCCTTTGCAAAAAACGACTTTTTAATTGTTAGAACTTTTTCTGCAAAATCCTTTTTATTTGTAAAGGCCAAATTTTCCGTTAAGGACACTAATCTTTCGCTATCGGAAGATGTCAAACCTTCACAAGCCCTTTTGACGATTAAACTCTTTGAAGTTTCCTTTAGAGTCTTTGTCAAATGAATATTCTTTTTGGTTTGTTCATTCAGTCTATTTTCCAATTCTTTGGTTCTCTTAGTGAGACCTTTTACAAGATCTTTCTTGTTCTTTGGAACTTCAACATAATGCTTTTCAAAGAGATCTTTCATTCCGGACATAAAGTTTTCTGCTATTCTCGATTCAATTGAACGATCAACAGCTACTTTATTTTCTTTGAGCCATTCCGAAACTGCATAATCCAGATATGAAGAAAGTTTATTAACAATCCTATCTTCTTTCAACTTGCTCTGCTTTTTGTATGCAATTTTATACGCTTCTCTGATCTTTTCTCTTTCCGATGCAATTTTTTCTCTGACAACAGCTTCAAAAATTGTGGCGGTTTTTCTCTTGAATCCTTCGGAAAGTTTTTGACCCTTGAATAGAGTGTTTAGACTTTCATGCATTTCTTTCTTCTCATCTTCTTCGGAGCCATATGCTTCCTTCATTTCTTCTTCGTCTTCGTGACTAGATTCATGCATTTCTTTCTTTTCATCTTCTTCGGAGCCATATGCTTCCTTCATTTCTTCTTCGTGATCTTCTTCCTCTTCTTCTTCTTTCATTTCCTCTTCGGATTCTTCTTTTAAGGATTTGAATTTCTTATTACGCTTCTTGATCGAGGTAAGAGCTTCGTTGACGAATTTTTCCATATCTTCTTCGTCTTCTTCCTCTTCTTCTTCTTCTTTTTCTTCTTCTTCTTTTAGTCCTGGAACTTCTGGATCGGGTAATATTTGATCACTTCCAAGATCTAAATCGGCTTCATCTCTTTCCTCTTCGCCACCAATAAGTTTTAGAAGTTCTTCATCCGGAACCTCGTCCATAAAACCCAAATCGTGTACAGGAAGTTTTTCGTTATAATCAGAATCGGAAAACTCTTCTTCTAAATCTTCTTCCTCTTCTTCGTCTTCTTCCTCTTCGGAGAGCTTATGCATCTCTTCTTCTTCATCTTCTTCTTCGGAAAGTTCATCCTTTTCCATATCTTCTTCCTCTTCCTCCATAAAAGAAGATAGTTCACCTTCAGGCACTTGTTTCTTATGGCCCAAATCATGAACTGGTAAAGAAATTGCTTCTTGTATCAGTTTGTTCAATTTGCTAGACATATTCTAATCTCCTAAACTTGGAAAATATATTCTTCATATATTTAGTAAAAAATTATTCTTCACGAACTCTTAAAAATAAATCTTCTTCTAATCTAGATCCATCATCAAAATTCGCTAAGATTGTTATCTTATATTCATAATCAGATATACCACCATACAAACGAAATCTAACGATTTGGCCACAACTACAATTATCAGGATCGGTCAAAACGACACCTGTACTAGATCTAAGAATTTGCGTTGTTGCAGCACTTTGATCATTAGGTATCTTTCTAGGCCATTTAATCGCACTAGCCGTAGCAGAAACCAAACTCATCGAGGCAAGTGGTGTGGCATTACTAAAGTCCACATCAATGTCAAACTCTTCTGAAGGTTGTTTTTGTAAATTTAATCTTCTGTCTACTGCCATATTAGACTCTATATTGTTTTGTTCAATTTATTATGTTAATATAAAAGAAAGTCTAGTATATTTATCACTATGGATTTTTTATGAAAAAAATACTAATAATTGCTATGTTATTAATGTGCAATCTGGCATATGCAAAACCTCAGTATAGAGGATTTATGCTAGGGGATACGAGTTTACAAAGTTTATCCGATGCTAAAGCATTGGGCGTTAATATATTCAGACATCAGATTTTCGTTTCTCATATGAATGAACAAAACAAAGAATCTGTAATGAATGATGTATTCACGGTTTTAGATCCGATAGTAAATTTTTGTTTGACTAATAATGTTAAATTGGTAATTGATCTACATCAACCGCCTGGAGGTATGAAACAAATCTCTCACAACAGATCCGATTCGGCGCATTTTTGGGACAGGAAACTTCAAAATTTAGTTATTTTCTTTTGGAAAAGAATATCAGAAAGATATAGTAATAATTCCGTATTATATGGATATGATTTATTAAATGAACCGGCATACCGATTACAACAGTGTAAACATTGCTATACGCTGAACGGATTATATCTAAAACTAAAAAAGGAAATTCGTAAATTTGACACACAAACTGATATAATTTTAGAACCATCATTTGGCAAAAGTTCTACTTTGAAGTTTTTAAAACCATTAAAGGATGATAGAGTAATCTATAGTATACATTGGTACTCGCCAATGAAAATAACACATCAAACACTTTTTAATTTTTCAGAACTGATTGAATATCCAAATAAAGAATACAATAAAAATGTATTAAAATCTGAAATGAGAACGGCAATAAATTTTCAGAAAAGATATAACGCCAGAATGTATATCGGCGAGTTTAGTTGTATTAGATGGGCAAAGAATTCCTCCGCAAAATTTTATATTAGGGATGTAATATCAATCTTTGAAAAATTAGGATGGGATTGGTCTTATCACGCTTGGCGTGAATATGATGGATGGTCGCCGGAACACAATTCTGATATGAATGATAAAAGTTGGAAATCAACAACGCCAGTATTGGAAATACTAAAAAAGCATTTTTCGCTGAACTAATAAATCGTCCACAGAATATACTGTGGACGAAGTATTACAACTTAAATATCTTATTGCTTCCGTTGTCCCATTGTACTGTAATATCACCACCATTTGGCGTAACTGGAAGTCCTGAAGCTATGTCAATATATGCTATCAGTCTCGATGAAGCCTCTACACCAGTATCCTGCCATATTACCAAGGCCTCGGAAACATCTCCCGTAACTGAAGTGAATAGAACATCAGCAGCATCAGCAACACCAGAAGCGGCCGTCTTCGATGATAAATTACCAGAAGATGCGATTCTAGCCGCTAAAGGAACTGAACTGTAGAATTGATCAGTGCTTAGGTTTGCGGTATAATCATTGGTATCGACGAGAGTGACTTTTATATTATCATTCAGCCAATCTATATCACCAGTTAAAAAGGCTTCTCTACCTTTGTCGTAAAGTGCATTTGCCATATTATTTAATCCTTATAGAAAATTTAATAAAAAAATTGCTCAGAGAATTTCATTCTCTATATTTATACTCAATAAAATTGACTATTCCGATACCAATTCGGCATCAACTAGAGTTTTGAATTGTTGAATGTTTACAAAAATTTTTTCTGACACTTCATTCTTAAAGTAACCTTCATTACATTCAGAACAAAAATCACCTTCTACATTCTTAATTGTGGCAGTTTCATTTTTGTATGTATAATACAAATCTCGACAGTCACGAATTAATTCACCATTTGAACACGCAAAACATTTCATCTTCTGTACCTATAAACAATAAATTTGTAATTTCTCTTTTGTATTCTGACAATTTCTCTTGGTTTCACGCCATGATTTACTATCATGTGCTGACCTATTGCTTCCTGACTCAGTATTGATGTGCCAGGTTCAATTTCCATTTGAACGGATGGAACACCAAAGAACTCCTGAGAATATATCAAATCTTTTTTACAGTCAAATAAATCATTATCGCCAAAAAAAGATTCTTCGGTTGGAATGCCAAATGCGGATATTAATTTTGGTTGTGGTATTATATCTGGGTCGCCTAGACTTTCTTCTGATTCTATTTCTAGAATTATTAGATAGGTCTCGCCACTTAAATCTAAATGTGGAAATATTGTACTATTATTAATTTCTGGAAAGACTTCAGAAACAAACAATAGTTTAAATGAAGGTACTTGAGTTGTAGATAATATTTGTTCACTCATCCTTCGTAATCCTCACTCAAATGCGACTTAATGATATTTATCGCATAATATTACATTAAATTATTTTAAAGATTTTAGGAATTTTTCAAAAGCCTTTATCGCCAAATCTTCTCTAATTGATTTTTTCACTATTGGTTTTGTTATTTGTTGTTTAATTTTTTGCAATTCTCTTTCTACGATTTTGCCATTATTCCAAACCCATTCTTTTCCTTCTAGTATTCCTTCAACAAACGCATCAGGAGCACTAGGATCTGCAACGACATCAACTGTGGCCAAATAATAATCGTCTTGAACTTCTTGTAAATTATTATCTATTTCTTTTAAACTACCCATACCACGAGAAGAGACACCCAACTGAACTCCTTCATCAATGAAGGCTTTAACTATTTTTCCAGTTGGTGTGTCTAAAATTTTAGCTCTGCCAATAAAATTGCTACCATCTTCTCGTATGGATGTAATCATATGAGAAACACGATCAAGATTAATCGTAGGTGTTTCAGGATGATTCAATTCGCCAAGTGCTCTGTTTTTGGATACTGCTTCTTGAATATATCTATTAACTTCTTTTTGAAGAACAGGATGTGGATATATCCTTCCATTCCTGTTTTCTAAATCTGCTTGGAGAAAAATACCTTCTATGAAGTAGTTTTTTCCAGGTTTATTTTCTTCCTGTAAAATTTCAACTTTTACATTTTCGTAGATTTCTCTTATGAGTTTCATTTTTCGTTATCCTTTGTTCACAGAAAAATCTAAAACTTTTAGAAAATTCTGAGGGCCTCTATTTAACATTCTTTCAAATTTTTCTTTATTTGTACCAACCATATACTGATGTGCGCCTAGTATGGCACTTGCACTGAAGATATCTACTAGCATAGTAGAGCCATTTTGAAACTTAATTTTTGCTCGTTGCTTAGTACGTACAACTTCCCTGAGTTGTTCTATGACATCTAAGTTTTCATTTATTACTTTCATTTTGGTACCAAATAAAAATATTCTACAAATTATTTATCAATTCAAATCTTCTTCTAATAGTATATTTAAATCAAAAAATTCTTTGTCTTCTTTTGGCTCACCTTTGTTGATTCTTTTGTCTCGCTTAACTTCTGCCTTTTCTTCTTTGTTTTTTAAATTTTTAGTCTTTACTTCCGTTGCGCCAGTTTCTGGTGCATCAAAATTGACAGGATCTTTTTGCTTATCCAATTCCAATTCAAATTCTGCACTAGCCATATCAATGTCAGCTCTGTCTTCCGTCTTCTCAAGATATTCATCCTTTTCGGATTTAATCTGCTTATCAATATTTTTCTGCAATTCTTCCGATTGATTCAGTATCACATCTCTTACGTATTGATGTGAAAAATATTTACCAACGTAAGGTTCTATGGATTGCAAAACATTTAATCTGGTTAAAGTTAATTCTTGATCTTTCAGTTCGCCAAAATAATTGTCCTTTGAGTAAATAAAATAAATGTAATTTTTAATTTGCTCCCATTCTTCTGGTGATATGATATTTTTTAATATTAATTGTCTTTGTAATAATTCCATAAAAAGCTGAGAGAATTGTTGTCTCAGTCTTACTATAAATTTATAAAACTTAACCTCATCTCTGGTTATTTCTGTCACTCTGCCAACATTAAAATTATTTTGGCTATCGAGTCTTCCTATAGGAACATTTAGAGACTGATAGAATTTTCTCTGGAAATATTCAATATCTGATATTTCTCCGAGGTTTTGACCTCCAGGCAAAGTGTCAATAGAAGATCCGGTTGAACCATCTTTGACAGCTAACCAAAAATCTTCTTGCATAGAATAGAATTGTCTATCGCTTTGAACTTCACCAGTTTCGTGATTGTATATCATATTATTTCGATATGTGTTCATCATTTGCTGAACGAACTGTACCGCTTTATTATGTGGCATACCAGCGACATCTACCTTAAAAACTCTTCTTTCTGGTGCTCTAGTTATGCGATATATGACCGATGCATCTTCCATCATTTTTAATTGGTTCAAAGGTCTCATGGCTTTGTGTAAATGTGAATACACTATATTAGCATACTTGTCGACTATTCCAGAGTGACAATAGACAACCGAATCTGGTGTGATTCTATAAGTGGCATATAAATCTGGCATATTGAAGTTAAAGAATGGTATGGTGCTAAATTGCATACCACCTCTTAATCCCATTTGATTGAATACAAAAAATTCTTCAACGTTTTTTACTAATTCAACGCCAGTTTCCGAATCCGTTTCTCTCTCTACTTGAGTTATTTTCTTCATTTGTCTAGGATCAACGTATCTCAATTCTTTGATCCCTTCTTTTTCTTTTCCTGGTATCACGAGAGCGTGATAATATAATCTACCATCGACATACCAAGACCTAAAGATTTTATACGCATCTTCTCTGTAATTTAATAGAGATAAACATTCTTGGAATTCGGCTGAGATTTTTTTCTTGATTGATGATGGTATATCAGATTTAAGATTGAAATCTAATTCAACGCCTGGTTCTTTACCTTCTACTGAAATGGCCTCATTTACGATATCGTCTATCGCCGCATCACATTGTGGATGTAAAGACATTTCTCTATATCTTGTGATAAGCTCAGTCTCACTTATGGCAGCATATTGTAGACTGTCTGCCGCTTGTCGCATAAATTGATCGACGACTAAAGAACCGTCTTGTAAGTTTGGATTTACAGGACTTTTCTGTAGCTTTTTCAATTCATCTTCAGTTTTACTTTTCTTTAGTTCAAATCCAAATAGTTTCATTTTAAGTCTCTGATAAATGTAATGTATTGAAGAAAATACTATTGTATTTTATATATCTTTATCTATTTATTGTCTGTTTAAATTGAACAAAAAAAGGGGCCGATGGGCCCCTTTCAATATTTGTTTTAATAATAATTTTATTACCTTACTATAGGTAAAGAAAATGCAGAGTCTGGAATATTTACACCAAGTCCTGGCGAAGCAGACTGAGTAGGTACCCAATAATCGTAAGCAAGAGTTACTGTAAATTCTTGAATTGCTGTTGTGGAATCCCAGTTGACATCAATTGGCGCAACCACTGTAGGAAAACATCCAACCAGTCTATATGCTCTGAGTGCAGAACCATCTTTACCCAATTGAGTAATAATAGCACTAGCCTTATAGTTGTTCAGTACGCCCGCATCCTGAACCTGCGAAAGATTTGATTCGAGTCCGTTGATTCTATTGGACCACTGGAAGAACAAATCTCTGTATTTGTGGTTTTCGTCATTATATACAGTCATTGTGTAGTCTTCAAATGTTCTGTTTCCATAAACCTTAACGACTCTTCCTTGGTGTGAAACGTTTACAGTTTCTACAGTAACGCCAGGCATTTGTGCCGCTCTACAGAAATATTCAAAATCGTTACCGCCGGCGGCAGCAATTAAAAATGAAGGTACTGTCAACTGTACCTTGAAAAGATTAGATCTGGCTCCTCCGCCTATCAATCTATTCTTAAACGCTTCTACGCTAATGGACATTTTTTATCTCCTTTAAAAAGTCAATTTGACTTATTTATAACCATATTTATATGAGTGTGTTCTAAATTGTACCGTTAATATGGCTATATGAGAGGGTTCCAAAACCCTCTCAAGTTTTTATTGTTAGAATTTACCTACAATCTCGTTGAACTCAACTCCTGTTCTTACCGCCACAAAATTCAATTGAATGAAATTGATCGATCTGGCAGGTTTAATATAAATGTCACCAACAAATTCATTACGATCAATTACTTCAGGAGTATTATTTCTGGAGTCAGCAACGACATAGAAATCGAAGATACCCCTTCTGCTCTTAACCAACTGAAGATATGGTTCAATCAAAGACTTGAATTGGCTTCTTGTAAATTCATCGTTAAACTCAAACAGTGAGAATCTAGCAGCACGAGCAATACTCTTTTCCAGTACAATGAACAATCTTCTGACATTAATTCTGTCAAATGCACTTGGTTTAGACAACAAAGTTTTATCGCCGAACAGAACAGTACCTTGACCAGGGAAAGACACGACAGGATTCACACCAGCTTGATACAAATCATCTCTATCTGCTTGGTTAGGGTTGTATGCCAATTTGACTACATTCTTTATATTGCCTCTGTTGAATCCAGCAGGAGAATACCAAGGATCTCTTTCGGTATCAGTTCTTACCATTAATCCTGCTATATCACCGTTTAGTGGCAACCATCTATATGCATCATTGTATTTGTCATATTGATATTTCCAACCAGAATCTAATACTGCATATGAACTAGAAGGTAAATTGTTTCTAAATGTCACAATATCTTCTGCTTCTTGCTTTGAGTTTGCAACAACATCATCTCTTTCTGGTGAAAGAACAACTAGACAATCTTTTCTAAACTCTGCTATATTATTAATCAAATATGTTGCAAGTGTTGCATCTGCATCACCGCCGAGTACAAATGAAATGTCAATTCTTTCTGGATCTTTAAACAGATCAAATCCTGAAATTTTATCAGAATTATTAGCACTAGAACCATCAGAACCGCCAGATAAACTAAATGTGCTAGGTTTGTCTATGCTATCAAAGACTGTACCCGAAGCAGTCGAACCCCAGTTTATTCCAGCAGGAAGATGATCTGTCCACCAAACATATCTGGAAGAACGATTCAACACATCCACATAATAATTACTGGAACCATCTTCCGATTTCGCATCCGATGCAAGTGAAAGTAATGCAAATCTTTCCAAAACTGAACCGGCTTGTCCACTGAAGAGCCCGTCTTCGTCAATAACCACTATATTAACCTGATCTCCTTCACCACCTCTTCCAGCAACAAAATCCGATGTTCCTGGTACAAACCTAACAACATCCGCAAATTCCCAAGAAAATTGTAGTTGAGAACCAGAGACTGGTGTATACTGTAAGCCAACTGCAAATGACGAATTGATTTCAAATGAAGATGCAGACACGGAAACTACAACTCTTTCTTGACCAACATTAGCAGCAGTATCGTCTAATAGTATTTTAATCTTACTGCCAACTTCTAGATGATCTGTTAAATCAACCGAACCAACTACAGAAACCAAAACCCCACCACCTGCGGACGAGAATCGTAAAGCGGCAGGTGTCTGAAACTTATATGCATTTGCTGAAGGACATATGGAAACTTTAAGACTATTTCCTTTTTCGCCTGCATACTTAGCGGCAAAAGGTCCAACAGTCGCCGAACCATCCGCAAAATCTACTAGATATGAATCTTCATTTTTTATTAGAGCACCAGAACCATCTGCGGTTGCATTAGCCGCACCGGAACCAACAACTCTAACTAATCTTAGCTTATTTCCATAAGCTAGAAAGTTTGCACAAGTAAAAAAACTAACAAAATTGTCATTCGTTGGTTTGCCAAATTGTTCGACTAGACCGAGTTCATCCTCTACTAACTGAATATCCTCTACTGGTCCCCAAGAAAAAGAACCAGCAAAAGCACCCTCTGTTGTAGATGCAGATGGCACTACTGTCGTTAAATCTATTTCACTGACATTTACGCCAGGGCTGACTTGAAATCCCATTTGTATCTCCTGTATTCAAAAAAGATAATTGAAAAATAATTTCTATAGAGATATTTATATTTTTGTCTCTTTACAGGAGTGTTCTAAAATTTCCACTTTTTGTTATTGAAATTGTTTTGCCAATTATTTAAATCTCTAGAAGCATCGTTATGTCCTACAATTTGCCATCTTGTTCCTATGTCATCGACATAAAAATTATCATCTTCTGGTCTATAAAGTATAGGAAATGGAATCAATTCATCTTCATTTTCTTTTATTGCTTGTTGTCTTGCATTACTTTTAGTTAGTTGCATAAACAAGGTATCCGATGTCATCCAAGCAAACATAACAAGACACATTACCAAATCATCAAATCTTCCTGGTTCTGCCGCATATCCATTTTTTGCATTACCACTGGCGACAAATGTTGTAAACTCACTTAGAGTTTCAAAATCGTGTATTTTTAATTTATCTTGTTCTATAAGTAGTTTTAGGTTTGAGCATCCTAATTTTTTGGTGTGTGGTGTGCTCTTTAATCCCAATCTTGGTCTATTTTTGCCTGGACCTAATGTTAAATTTTGTCCACCTCTTCCTTTATCGCAAGTGCAAAGAAGATTTTCATATTCCAAATCATTCCATATAATATGAGGTATTTTATCTCCTGTATTTACTTCAACTAGAATGTAAGCATCATTATAATACTTTGCTATATTGACCACAGAAGTTGGTACCATTATATCTGCTATTTTATTTGAACGATATCTCGCCACTTGCTCATAATTTCCATCGGTACCATCTATAACTTGATATGCTGTGTAGTTTTGTCCCACACCCTCAGATACGTCAACAATTATAAAATAAACGTGATCCTTTTCTGGTGTCTTGAAAATGTTTACACCATTCTGTACTACTTTTGGTTCTTGCCATTTTATGGTTTTGATTTTTGCTGGCGATATCAAAGTGTTTGAAGAACCTAAAAAGTCTCCACCAAATTCTTGGATGAATTTTTCTTCACCCATATTTGCAATTTGACTTTCATACCAATCTTGATCTCTGCCAGGAACTTGAGACCAATGCGCTTCTACGGGTATGAATTGATTATTTCCCGAAACTGCATCGGTCCAATATCTATAAAAATGATTCATACCGTTTGGTGTAGAAATCATAAACAACTTTGTTGTTTTACCGGAAGATATTACAGGAAATACGGAAGCAAAAAAGTCTTCTGCAATACTTTCATCTACGAATGCAAACTCTTCTAGTAGAACCATATTGTACGTTCCACCTCGACCAGAAGAACTTGAAGTTGGTACTGCTTTTACCAAAGAATTATTTTCTAGAAGAATTGAATGTTTATTCCATTCACCAACACCTTGTTGCATCCATCTAGGTAATTGTTCGTATGCAAATCTAACTTTGCCAAGAATTTCTATAGCGGTGTCACTTTTGTTTGCCAGAATCAAAACTTTGTAGTTTTCTTTGAAGAGAATCGACCACAAAACATATGCACAAGTGATGGTACTCTTACCGATCTGACGGCTGCACTTCACTATAGCAAATCGGTTTTCATTGTATACTTTTATGATATCCTTTTGGAAATCATAAAGTTTCATATATTTTTCTGGCTCATCTTCGTCCAGAGTTACTATTTTAATATAATTTTCAATAAAATATAAAGGGTCTTGAGAACACTTTACGTATTCTTCCACCTGTTCTGTCGTGAACTCGATTGAAATATTGGTCGCTTTAAGGTTTGGATTACCTTTGTATACTGTTTTTCTTTGTGACATAATATTATTGTGATTTTAATTGTTTCAGTAATTTATGTAGCTCCGTTGTGCTTCCTACAAAGACATTATTATTTACCGTTTGTGCCTTCGCCTCTTCCGGTTCCTTCATCGTTTCTATCTCTCTCTTATCTTTATGTGCCTCTATTAGTTGTTTATTTCCTTCTAATATGGTCTTTATCATCAAAGACAAAACTTCGTATGCTCTTGGATGTTGAGAACTTCTAGCCAATTCCAAAAGATCCGTAATAGCTTCTTGACCCGCTTCTATAGCAGTCATCATATGACCACGAAGATATTCAAAATCATTTAACATTAAATTTTTTGAGTCATCACTGTTTGTATTTACTGCCTTTGCTATATCTTTTCTGACAGAATCATATTCAACAATTTGCTCCTTTTCCGTGAGGCTTTTTATTTCTTCCGTTTTTTCTTTTGACATAAAAAAGTTTTTATCCTTCGGTGATATGCCTGCTTTATAATTCATATTTAACTCCTTCAATCATCTACATCAACGTCCGTTCCTGTCACTGGGTCGTATCTTTTACCATCATTAAACTCGAAACTCGATTCAGTATAACCATAATCATCATTTGGTCCGGCAGAGTTTGGATCTGGCGTGAGTATGTGTCTCTGTATTCTAGGAATCTTTTTCAAATTTTCACTAGAAGGATCTATTTCTCCGAAATTATTTTCAGGCAATTTTGTATGAGTATTGACAATAACTTCTCGTATAATTCCTTGTTGTGATATAGGTCCATAAAAATTCATTTTCACATTGAAAGATAAGGTCCAGGTTATATCTCTTTTTGCATCTAAATCTTCCGTCCACTGATCTTCAAAGGAAACGTCAGACAAATCTATATGCATATCATCTCTGAAATTCATTTCAGGAATTGGCAAATATTGTACAGTTAAACCTGGAGTAAAATAAGGTAAGATTTGTTCTACAATTTGATTGCATTCATCCGCAAACTTTGACAGTATGTATAGATCGATTTTAATATTATATGGAACTGTGGTAAATTGTTTTAATAGAGTTTGATTGTCTTTTACCTTTGTGTATTTTTCTATCTTAGAAAGTTTTCTTGTAGTGTCATAAACCATTGAAGTCATTTGAAACGACATTCTAGGTTGAATTGAATCTACAGTGTTTGGTTCAACCATATTGTTTTGTTCTTGTCTATAAACCCAACTTTCTTTTGGTCCATAAACTATAGGAACTTTAAATCTCTCAACTTCATTTCCAGAAGTATCAATTTTTTTTACAGTTATATTACTGAATAATGTACCAAAAACGGTAACAGCTTTTCTAAAAGATTTGTGATAGAACCATTCATTATTAAACATTTTTTTGTTCCTTTATTAGCTCTTCAAAAACCCAAAAATATCCGATTCGGAAAAGTCCAAATATCCTTGAGATTCATCAACAAATCCTCTATTATTTGAGAGATCAAAATCATTATCTGCCAATTGATCGGGAGTACCATCCAATGTTTTCGTAGTTCCGCTAGTTGCGCCAGTGATAATACCATTAGCGGTATAAAATACTCCTTTTATATTAATCAATTTTAATTCGTTTTTAGTATAATCCCAGAGTGCGACTTCACCACTGGCGGTTGAATTTGCTAAACTAGTTCCTTGAAAAACGATTTCATTATCTAAAAAATTGCCAACACTGTTAGTAACTTTTAATAATAAAGTTCTAGAATAATCAGTTTCAATCTGATCAATTTCAGCAATTCCAGTATCGAATTGTTCTTGTCCAAATTCAAATTTAGTAACTTCTAGTTCATAAATTGGCAAATCACCTAATTGAAACCATCTTTCAAATTTGTTTACAAATTTTATTTCCCATAATGAATTTGTAGGAGGATCGAAAATTAAATCTCCTTCTCTAGGATTATCTAATTCATAATTAGTTGCTTGATCGAATCTAGTTTTTGAAACTACTAAAGTTATTCTATGTTCTAATTGTAAACCAAACTTTGATATGTGCTCCTGTGCACCTTCAAATGCTTGACTCTTATAATACATTTCCAAATCATAGTAGTCATCAAATTTAGATAAGATGTCTTCACCGTATATTAAATCTAATTTTTGTGTAGTTCTTGGCAGATAAAGCAAATCTACGCCATGTATCTGTATGACCTCTTTAATAAGATCGTCTACTAAATTTTGTTCTGAACGAACTCTAAATTGTCTGAAATATGGATTACTTGGCACAATATTCTCCTTACGTACCTAGTTATTTATAGATTAGATTTTAACTGACCGATACGTTTCTATAATTTTTCATTATGCCGTGATCTACCATCACCGCATGAAGTGTGATTGAACCGCCAGATCTGATTATCGTGTCTTTATCTATTTCATCTGATATGGATAAAAATGCATTTAAGTTACTAACATCATCATCAACCAAAACGACATAATTGTAATTTGATTGTTCAATAATTTTTTTGATCACAATTTTTTTGTTTATCGCAGATCCTTTGCCAGAACTTATGTTTCCTGCTCTGATTACATGAATTTTACTATCTCTATTGTGTCCAACATCTATTTTGTATTTTCTAAGTGTGTTTAGAAATCCTTCTTTATTGTCAAAATCTGATCTTGCTGTCAATAAATAAATTGAAGAATTTCTAGATTTGGCGGTCTTTTGTATTCTATTTAATAATTCTATAGTAACGGAAATTGGTACTGAAGTTTTTTGAAATAACTCAGCACTTCTAAATTCACCGAAGTCGAAAGACTCGCCATCTTGCAATTCGTAGGTATTAAATTCTGTATTTGTTAGGCTTTTTATTGTTTTGTTATTTTTGACAACTTTGATTTTTGCAAAAGTATTGAATAAAGTTTCATCTATGTCAACAAAAGTAACAGATCTAGATTTTAGATAATCTTTGAAACTTTTTATAGGCATATATTATCCCATCCAAATATAACCCATAGACGTTTGAAATTCTTTTTGAAGTCTAACTTCTAACTTCTCCATTTCAGTAACTGCTTCGTCGTATATTTTTTGACCATTGAGTGTTACACCTCCCATTAAAGCAACACCATCATACTTCTTCAGATTATTGCCCCATTGCATCTTGAACAATAGATAAGCATATTCTCTAACAAAATAATTGGAGTATACTTTAGGATAGTCAGAAGGATTTAATGCTTTCCACGCTTTAACCACAACGGTATCATCTATTTTAATTTGATTACCCCAATCCGTGTTGATATTTAATCTGCCTGTGATTTGATTGAAATCGAATCTTGGTTGTGCGTTTAATTCAAAATCCAATAACGATAGATGTCTACGAAACATATCATATGATATAATGTCTGTGCTGATAAGATGTGGTAAATTATTCAAATAGAATTGATATTTTACGTTCCACATTCCGGCGCCAGGATATCCCGTGTCCAGTTTTAATAAATGTGAAATTGCTATAATATCATCACCTAATGGCAAATAATGTCTATCGATATCACCCGCTACAAAAGGATTAGTTGCTGCCAATACTGCAACAGTATTAGTGGATTCTCCTTTTATTGTTTCTCCTGGCAAGAATTGTATAAAATTGGCATATTGATTATCTTTCTTGGTATCATAAACTCTTATTGAAAGATTATCACCAGCTTTATCGAAAAATTTAGTTTCTGCACCGCTGGTTAGTCCTATAATCTTTTCGTTTGTTTGAAATTCTGCTGTTACTGCCGATGCAAAATTTATTTTACTGCCACTTATTTTATGTTGTAGATAGATGTCTTGTACGCCATCAAAGTGGTATTGCTTGAAATAATCCAATGCTTCTGATAATCTATCTTCACATTGCTCTGGTGATATGTTAATATCTATGACAGGTGCACCAAGTTTGGTCAAAACCCAATCTTTTAATTGTCTTCTTGTAGTAGGTAAAGCCATTTTAGATTTGCCTTTTTGATTTATTATCAGTGAGTTTGACAATACTAGTTATTATTTATTCACATTTAAATTGTCTATAAATAATTAAACAGAATTGAATATTTCGGAGAACTAATATGAGACTTCTTTTTTTAAAATTTTTAAATTTGGTTGAACGTCTTCTTAGAAAATATGTAGGCGAAGAAGAGGTAAAAAGTGACAAAGTATCGAACGATGTCAAACCAGTAGTTGAACCGGAACCCGTCAAAGTGGAAGAAAGTTTAGACGATCCTGAAACGACCGATCTCAACGGACCAGGAGTAACACATTGTCTTTGGAAACCAGTATCGGATACTTCACCAGAATTAGTTATTGTAGTTGCTGCCGATACCATTAGAAGAGAACATCTAGTATTAGAATTGCGTGATAGTAGTGATAAAATAATAAAACTAAAAACTAATAGAAGCTACAGTGATCATAGAGGAAATCAATTACCGGATCACAAATTGGGTAGATTTAATTTTAAGCCTGGATTTAAAATAGAAAATTTAAAAAGTAGAGAACCAATAACTGTTAAATTTTTCATTCAAATAGGAAAAAAGAAACACGAATGTAAAGTTGGCGGTAAAGATTCGTTTGTCATCAAAGATGTGGCAAAACGTTGGGTCTGTACCGCCGGTCGTGTTAGATTAGATCCTAAGAAATGATTTAATTTTAATCACCAAGAAAATTAAGATTTCAATAACTCAATTTCTTTTTTTAAAGATTCAACTTCTTTTATCAATTTTTGAATAAGTGACAAATTTAAAACTGATAAAGTTCCGTAGTTTACGCCGCCTGGTATTCTTTCCGCACCTTCTAATGTTGTAATACTACCATCTTCGTTTTGTATTAAATCCTCTTGTTTATATTCCCAATTCACTAGACGAGGTTCAATCTCTGCAACTTCTTCTGCTATTAATCCATAGTACGACCATTCGGCAGGATTTTCTAAAGGATCAGATTTTTTCGACCGAAACCAAACAGGACGTAAACCTAAAATTGCATCACGATGTAAATCGTCTATATCTTCAACGTCTTTTTTATATCGAATAGAAGATGATGATCTAAATAATCTACCAGTAGATCCGGAAATGAATACGTTGGCCGCTCCCGCATTCGTATTATCACGAATGGAATTGGAAAGGAATTGTAAATCTGCTCCCGAGACTTGTGTTCTAAATATTTCACTTCCACCTACAGAGAATACTGTTGCGGTACTAGTGGAGTTCACGGAACTAGTTGTTACATTTCCTGTTATATTTCCTGAAAAGGTTGCGGTTATAGTTCCTGCACTAAAACTACCACCAGAATCTCTTGATACAATAGTGCTTCCTATATTTGAGGGACTTTGGTCTAACCCATCCAATAAATCCGCATTCAGTCCGCTACCAGATCCATCATTTCCTGCGTGCCATACCTTATTCCAAGCCGTAGAACCGCTTCCGGCGGTCGCTCTATAATATAATGCATTGCTATCATTAAAATTACAAGCAAATTGCATTGAGTAGTAATTTCCGGCATTACTGTGTGTACTAGCAAGTAAATGATACCAACCATTTGTCGTTTCTGGCCATCCCTCAGCAGTTGTTGCGGTACTAGTTTCCCAAAATCCAGAATTGACTCTGGTCGTTATGTTATCTGCCGTGCTGGATGAAGCGGCAGTATTCAAATACGTAGCAGTGGTTGCACCGCTTGCAGTTCCTGTTAAATTTGCCGTTATAGTTCCAGCACTAAAATTACCAGAAGAGTCTCTTGAGACAACAGTACTTCCGGTGTTTGCAGAAGTTGCGCTTAATCCGTCCAATAAATCAGCATTCAAATTTGTTACTAAGGTCGTGGAAGAAACCGATAGTGGCGCTGTGCCGGTTGCTACGGTTGAAATTAATTGACTTGACGATCTTATAGATCCAGATACATCTAATTTTGTACCTGGACTTGCAGTTCCTATTCCGACATCACCACTTGATGTAATTCTCATGCGCTCGACATTATTGTTTCCAATGATAAAATCGGAATTTTCGTGATTCCAGAGATAAGCAACTGCACTAGCATTAATTCCAATAACCAAACCATCGCCGGTGGTCGTTCCAGTATTTGTATTTTGGAATGACGCAAACGCTTCATTTGCGGTCGTATTACGAAATCTCGCTCTAAACGTTGTTGAACCCGAGGTTACATCGAGCACATCTAGCGGTGAGGCTGTTCCTATACCAACATTACCGCTTGAGTTTATTCTGAATCTTTCTACACGAGTTGTAGAAGCACTAGGTGTGGTCGAAATTGCAAAAAATGTAGGATGACTAGTGGCGGTCGGCGTCGATTCTACGCCAATACTAATAGAAGCAGTATTTATAAATGTCGTTCCATTGCTAGTTGTGCCTGCCACTATGTTTAGAGGATTTGTTGAAGTTGTCGTTGCAGATGGACTTGCTTCAGTGCCGCCGGCCGCTTGCAGACCAACGCTACAAGATCCTCCGTAACTTCTTCCGAGTAGAGCAGTATTGATCGTTTCGCCTGATCGTATTACTATGGTTTGTGCAGCATTCGATACAGTATTTGAAGTATTTAAACAAGCGGTACCATCAGAATTTATGCGGAATCTTTCAGTATTATTAGTTCTTAAACTAATTGCAGACGCATCTTGTCCAAGTAATGTTAAATCTCCTGTACCTCGGTGTTGTATATAACTGCTACCGTTTGCTCCTCCATCTCTTGATAATCTCATTCCAAAATCGGTGTAAGTGGTATCACCTACGAAATCAATATAACTCTGTCCACTTCCCGTTCTACCATTTCCGATTTGTATTAAACAAGACTGTGTACTTGTGTTCGTATTTCCAACGTATAATTGTGCTCCTGCACCAGTCAGGTTAAGGGTTCCTGCAAATGTTGCCGCACCTGCATTGCTAATATTCCAATTGTTTGAGTTGGTCTGTGAAATGGAATATACATTAGTTATTGATTGATCGCCAAGACTTAATCCGGTTCCAAAAACGACTTGATCGCTTGAGTTCAGTCCTATCAAATTTACATTACCTGTATTTGCCGCATTTCTTGCCGTGATCGATTGATTATTCGGTATTCTTAAATAACCAGACGATGCCGGACTTGGACCTAATGCAAGTCCACCGCCAATAGTTACTGAACCATCTGAAGATGATATTGTTAATCTATCCGTGCCTCCGGTCCTCAATGCTAAATCTTGTCCAGATGCGGTTGTTAAATTTTTAACTGTTAATGTAGCCATTTTTATTTTTACCTATTTAAAATTTAATTTCCTATTAACTTATAAGAGCATAATTTACAAAGGCTCTCCAATTCACAGTCTGTGAGGCCGCACCAGTCACTCGGATTCTAACATCATTTGTGGAAACATCTACGGTAAAATCATATCCAGAACTTCCATAAGATTCAATCTCCTTGATTGTTCCTCCAAAATCTGCTGCTAACGTTGCTGCACCGGCATTATTTCTATAAACCAAAAATCTTAATTTTCCACCTACGCCCATAGCAGTTGTACTACTTCTCCTACCAACAACGTCAACATCAAATGAATATGTCGTATTATCTGCAAGAGTGAGTGTATACAAATTAGTTTGTGTTGCATCGGTAGTTGTGACGTTTGCAGATGTTCGTACAGTACCAGTAGGATCGCTAGAACCACCAGAAGCCGCTTTCCATACTGCATTTCCGGTCGAAGTATCTTTTGTCAATACGTGTTCATTAGTAGCAGAAGATACGGCAGTCAGTGCATTAATGGCAGCTTGTGCAGTTGTTTGTCCTGTACCGCCGTTTGCTACCGGTAGAGTTCCCGTGACACCGCTTGATAATGGTAGACCTGTACAGTTTGTTAATGTACCGGAAGTTGGCGTACCAAGTAATGGCGTTACTAGAGTTGGTGAAGTTGCAAATACCAAAGAGCCAGATCCGGTTTCGTCAGAAATGACACCAGCTAGTTCTGCTGAAGTTGTTGCTGCAAATGCATTTAGTTTATTGGATGTTGTAGTTAATGTACCGGATGTGGGTAATGTTACATTTGTCGCTGCGGTGGTAGTTAAAGTCAACGCAAAGTTGCCTGAGGTTGTTAAATTGTTAGCCAGAGTTAAATCGCCGGATAAACTTAATGTTCTATTTGCATCGTTGACGTTCAGACTGAGTGTTCTTGCTGCCGTTAGGTTTGCGCTATTTGTAATTCCCAAGTAATGAGAAGGCGTTGAATCGTCATACAAAAAGATATCACCAAAATATCCACTTTGTGTCGATGTGTTACTATTTGATAGTGCATCTGTAATGCCATAACCACTTATTGTAGTAGGTTTGGAAGCTATATTCGCAAAGGTGTATCCTGTACAGTTTGTTAATGTACCGGAAGTTGGCGTACCAAGTAATGGAGTCACTAAAGTAGGAGAAGTTGCAAATACTAAAGATCCAGATCCAGTTTCATCAGTGATTGCCGATCTTAGATTAGCACTTGTATCACTAATTCCGTAACCGCTAAATGTTGTAGGATTTGTTCCTGATGTGACCCTTCCTTTAACATCTACGGTCACAGATCTATATGTTCCAGCAGTTGCGCCAGAATTTGCTAAAGTCAATGAGGAAGATACATCAGCAGAACCATCAAAAGAAACTGACCAAGTTGCATCACCAGTTGCAGAAATACTTCTTGCAGTGGCAAGTTTTGTAGCAGTGTCGGAATTACCAGCAACAGGACTAATTTCTATATAAGCCGAACCTGACCATCTATAAATTTTATTTGTATCTAAAGCAACATAAATTTTTGCAGTTTCTCCGCTAACTGGAAATCCAGCAAGATTTGCATATTCGAGAACATCATCCACAAAACTAGGAAGCTGTGATGAAGGAACCAATCCCGAAGCATTTAGTGTAGCAACGCCATTTACTGCACCCTTTTCGGATGATGCTACAGCATCGGTAATTCCGTAACCACTTAACGTTGTGGGTTTTGAAGATATGTTTGCAAAAGTATAACCAGTACAATTTGTTAATGTACCAGAAGTTGGAGTTCCTAAAATTGGCGTTACTAAGGTTGGTGAAGTTGCAAATACCAAAGAGCCAGATCCCGTCTCATCAGTGATTGCTGATGCAAGGTTTGCGCTTGTATCACTAATTCCGTAACCGCTGAATGTAGTGGGATTAGTACCGCTGGTTACACGACCCTTAGCGTCTACAGTCACAGATCTATATGTTCCAGCAGTTGCGCCAGAATTTGCAAGCGTTAGTGAGCTTGATGCATTTGCCGAACCATCAAAAGAAACTGACCACGTGGCATCGCCAGTTACAGAAATATCTCTTGCTGTTGCCAATTTGGTAGAAGTTGCTGAGTTTCCGTCTATACTACCTGAAATTGTGCTTGAAAATGTTTTTGTTCCTGCTATTGTTTGCGTGCCAGTAGTTATTAATCCTCTATTGCTGGATGATGCATCTGGTATGTTAAATGTATGTGTGCTTGTCGAGGATGAAATATTAAAATCTGTTCCAGATGTTCCTGTCGCAAATGTTTGTGTCGATGCGGTTAAACTATTGAGTGATGTTATACCACCCTCAACTGAGGATGAAATGGTAACATCACCAGTTCCCGTATCGATACCAGTTGATGACAGTGTTATGCCAGTACCAGCAATCAATCGCTTAACTACAGCTTGGCCAGAAACAGTATCGTTTAGATCACTTCTTTTTACTTCTTGATCTTTAATTTGTATAGATTTAATTTCTGTTCTGGACATATTAAAATCCTTTGATAAGATTTGTTTTTATTATTTATGATTCTAGAATCTCGATTCTTTCTTTCAATTTTTGTATTTCTTCTAATGCACTTTGTAGTGCTTTTGTTGAATTGCTGGCAATTTCCGACAACTCTTGTATGGATTTAATTATAGGCGATATGAATTCGTGATACCTCAACGATTGCTGTGAGTTAGGATCATCTTTATCGGATAATATCCAACCGGCAAAATCCTCACCATTTTTACCAATCTGTTCTAATACTTCTTTTACTTCTTGTGCTATTAGTCCATAGTGTGTTCTTGTACCACTTTTTGGTGTTATCGTTTTGATTATTTTTCTATTTTCATCTAACAAAGGTTCACCGTTCTCATCTTTTTGTACATTAACTTCATTATAACCTACTTTCCATTTATAACTAACTGGTCTTAGTGCATTTATAAAATTTAAACCAAGAGGGGAGTTTTCTATAGTATGCTTCGTTCTCACATCAGAAGTGTTAATTGTACCATCAACAGACCAGACCTCCTGCCAGCGATAGTCATCATTACCTAATAAATGTGAATTATCCAGTTGTGGGAGTACGTTACCAGCAGGTGAAATCCAAAGTCCTTTGACTTGACTTGTATTTGTAATATAAATTTCACCGTTTCGTGCATATTCATACACACCTCTTATCGTTGGTGTGATTCCGAAACTGTCCGTGGGTATTACCAATTCATTAGCCCAAAGATCAAAGGACCATGTAACACCGGCATCTGGACCTACAAATCTTATAGGGCCTTCTCCATTCTGGAAAATTTTTAAATTGCCGTTTATACCAGGTTCTCTTATTATTCTTGCATCAAAATCGGTGCTGTCTTGCGAATGAAAATCTATATAACTATTTCTATCACCAGTTCCTATTGAATTTATTTCAATTCCGCCGGCGCCAGTTAGTATTGTACCTGCGGTTATAGTTCCAGCACTAAAATTACCAGAAGCATCTCTTCTGACTATAGTATTTCCAACATTACTCGCTGTTCCTAATAAGGAATCATTTCCTGAATGCCATATTCTATTCCAAGACTTATTTCCATCATCAGTCGTCGCTCTATAAAACAATGAATTGCTATCATAAAAACTACCAGCAAATTGCATTGAGTAATAATTTGAGGTAGTACTATGCGTACTGCACAATAGATGATACCAAGCATTTGTCGTTTCTGGCCATCCTTCGGCGATTGTTGCGGTACTAGTTTCCCAAAATCCGGAATTGACTCTATTGGTTATATTATCTGCCGTGCTTGATGAAAAGGCAGTATTTAAATATGTAGCAGTGGTTGCACTGGTGGCATTTCCAAAAAATTGGTTTGCTGTAACATCTCCCGCAACGTGTAACGAGGTACTTGGAGTATTCGTGCCAATTCCAATATTACCGCCTGATGTAATTCTCATTCTTTCGGTGGCATTTGTGCTAAAGGTTAAATTTGCCGCCGCCGATGTCCGAATGTCTAATGTTCCCGTTCCCGAGTGTGATATTTCGCCAGTACCATTTAATCCTCCGTTGCGAGTCATTCGCAAAGTGCCGCCGCCGGAGGATGCACCAACAAGTGAAATTTGTGAAATACCGCTTCCGCTGCGACCATTTCCGACTTGAATGGAACACGTTTCAGTGCTAGTTGCGAAATCGCCAACCTTTAAAGTTGCGGCTGCGGGACGGATCATAACCACACCGTCGGCATCTATTCGCATTCTCTCTGTATTGTTTGTATGGAGTGCAAAATATCCGTTTTGTTGGTTTGAAAAGATGACGTTACTTCCATCTGCATTAGAGATATAAGCAGATCGAAATCCACCACCTCCACTAGTTCCAAGATCTACACTAAATTCCGGTCTAGCCGCAAGATCGCCAATTCGCACAGATCCTATAACGTCCAGTGGATAGAGAGGATTATTTGTTCCAATGCCGATCAACCCCATAGATGTAATTCTCATTCTTTCGGTACCGGCTCCGTAGTTTCCGCTCCAAAACTGTAACGCTCCGGTAGACTCGGCAGTTATATGAAAGTTATTTGAAGAAGTCGAACTACTTCCGATCTGAAGACTACTAGCAACATCAAGATTAGCATACGGAGATGTTGTGCCTATACCCACTTTACCAGTAGACGTAATTCTCATTCTCTCAGACAATCCAGTTACTATAACAATAGGAGCTGCATCTTGCGTTTGCAATAATAAAGATCCAGTGCCTCTATGTGAAAGAACGGAATCGGCATTAGCACCACTAGCTTCTCTAGAAATTCTTAAACCAAAATCGGAATAGGTAGTATCACCTATGAAATCAATATAACTTTGTCCACTCCCTGTTCTACCATTTCCGATTTGTATTAAACAAGACTGTGTACTTGTATTTGAGTTTCCGACATAAAATTCGGCGCCTTGTTTACTTACTGTAACGTTACCATCTGAACCTATTCTAAATCTTTCAGTAAATCCTGTACCAGTTTTAATTACGAGATTATCCGATGTTCCTATTGTTCTAATGGAATTTGTGATGACATCGCCAGAAGATGAAAATCCGCCTGAGTTTATAATTCCAGTGACATCAATATCAGTTCCCCAGAGTTTTCCTACTCTACTTCCCGATGCACCAATGTCATAAGTTGAATTTGGTATAAATGCCGCATTTGTTCCATTTGCTATGCGCCATTGATAAGCACCGCCATTTGAACCAAGATATAATGATTGCCCAGTTCCAGAATTTAATTGATTTCCAAAAATTTGAGATAATGCATTAGTAGTAGCTCCGAAATTTTGACTATTGGCGGTAGAGGGTATTAAGTTTCCTCCGCTATCTAGATTCCATTTTGTTGCGCCACCGGCTGCTAGAGCTAGTGTGGTATCTGAGGTAATCTTTCTAGAAAATGTTTCAGCTAGATTGAAACCAGAGCGTCCTATCTTTAATTGATTGTTGATCAGAGGTAATAAATCGCCAGATGAACCATTGACTCCTTCTATTTTCCAATAGTCAGTTCCTCGTGCTTTAAACTTTATACTGGCATCGTGAGAAGAAACAAACGGTACATCGGTAAAAATTCCTAATCCAGAATCTGTATCAAATTCAATTCTGGAAAAACTAGCTTGGGTTGACGTACCTTGTGATAGAAATAATTTTGAAGGTACTGTGGAATTTGTGCTATGTACGAAAACGCCTAGCGTTTCACTAGCAAGAACTGGCAATTCTTGTAATGATGGTGTCGTATCATCACTAACTACAAGTTTATTAATCCCTTTATTTCTGGACATAGTAATCCCTCTGCTACAATGTTATTTGCACTTCTATTTATAGTGCGACAGAAGTGATTGCCTGATATCTAATTGTAGCTGCCCAATGTACTGTGTTGGTTGGATGTCCAACTACCATTACTTGTACATTAGTTCCCGATACTTGTACGAATGCATTATAATCAGAACTGTCTGTGCCAGATATGTTTTGTTGTATACCAACTAAAGAGGTCGCAATTACATTCCTTTTGGCACCGCCTTTTATGTTTATCCAACAATTTTCATCAGCACTTACATTCAATCCTACCATATCAACTTCAAACCAAATTGCTGAATTTGCAACACCAGATGGAACATTCGGTAATTCAAAGTTCCAAAGTATTGTTGGTGATGAATCGGTAGTCATTACCGCATTAGTTAAAATGTGATGACCAGATTGTGCAAATCCTGAATGTGTTTTTAATTCTATTTCGGAAGAATTGATATAAGTTATAGGATTATCCGCAACTAAATTTTTTACATATATTGCTTCGCATTTATTTGAAGGACTGCCTATGGTTATATTATTTGCTAGTTTATCTCCTGTTATACTAGCTGCATCCACTGTTTTGATATCAGATCTTTCTACTGCGTGTACATAAATGTCAACTATAGAAAGTCCACTTGGTGCTGAATTGAATATGATTGTATTCCCTACTTTAAGATCTGGCGAAACATTCAAAGTCCAATCATTTCCAAACTGTAAAGGTACTTTATTTAAAAATACCGTCATACCTTCTTCTCTTAATAGTCCAAGATCAGGAGGTAAGAATCCTAAACTAGAAAGATCGAATGTTGTTGTACTTCCATTCAAAGTTGGTGCTTCTAATCGTATTCGTAAACAATAATTTCCCGAAACAGCAGGAACAGAAATTTCTCTACCCAAATAAACAATATAAATTCTTTCGCCGAGTAGTGGAGGATATGAAAATGCAATTTTTCTTCCGCCTTCAATTAAACCATATGAAAAGTTTGGTTCTTGTACGACACCATCACTAATAACTAAAATGGAAGATGAATGTCCAACTTGATATGTTAGTGTAAATTCAGTCGTAAGACCGTCTGGAGAAATAACTTGTTTCTCAAAAACTCCGTATGCTGCTCCCGAACCTAGATACTTTGCCATATTTTAAATCTTTATAATATAATTTAATACTATGTATGGTGGGTTTGCGGAGAAACTTGTTCCGGGCCCTGGCGCAGAAATCTGTCCTGTGGTATTTGTAGATCTACCTAAAGATGTGATATTACTATCACCAGAAACGCCTCCTGTAACCTTTCCTATCTTACCAGTGAAAGATCCGGTTGGATGAGTATGCTCTCCGTTACTTGAGCTATTACCAGTAAATGCAGGAATATTTATTGTATGCTGGTGAGAGGAATTAGTTCCTGGTACAGTACCTCTTACAACGTGGTCGTGTGTAGAACCTGTTGTGCTTATTGACACAGAAGACAAATTGTGTGTATGTGTAGCACTTTCTGTTGTAGTTGTTACGGTTAAATCGTGATCGTGATCTCCATCATAATTGGCCGAATTCGCTCTTAAATTTTTATCCGAAGACAATCCACTGCTTACAGTTCCAATCACAAAGTGATAATTAGTCGATGACCCAATATTTCCAGCACGTTCAATATCAATCGTTGAAACTGAGTGAGTATGATTTGCAAGTCCAGTACCAGTTTCTGTAATTGCATCGGCGGCGTGTGTGTGATTAACTGAGTTTGCGCTAGTGGTTCCTGATAATTCGTGAGTATGTGCAGGATTTCTAGCTGATAAAACCCCAGAGATTGCCAATTGTTCAGATGATGCAAAAACTTGTCTACTCACTGAAGATGTGTCACCTACGCTACCCAGAACGTGTTCGTGTGATCCTTCTGTTAAAGATGTTGAAAATGTGGTATGAGTGTGTGACGTTGAAGTACTATGAGTACCAGAATTTACAGTAATCGCTAAATTTGATCCATTTGATATGTTATGTTCGTGATGATGAGCAGGGACTAAATGAGTGTGTGAGTCATCGTGTGTATGATCGGGTAATTCGTGAAAATGATCGAACTGGCCTCCTGTGGCACCCAGAATGTTTGTAGGTGCCGATGCAGATTTACCGATAGGAATTCTTTGTCTTAAATCTGGAACATTAAAACTTGTTCCGGCAACGCCTCCATATTTTACTCCTATAACGCTATATAGCGAAGGATACAAGCTAGAAGAATAACTCGATCCATCACATAATAACCATCCTGGTGGTGCAGTTTCGCCGCCAAATTGTATTATACCACCTATAGGAAACCCAAACTCAAGTAATTGTACTCTATCTTCTAAATCTGATATGTCAACACCATCTACAACTCCACCAACTGTTATATCGCCAGTAACGTTTAATGTAGGTGTTGATATATTTCCTGAATCGATGGTGATCGATTGACCAACAACGGATTCATCAACTTTAATTGGGCCATTTAAATGTAATTCTTTAAATGGGTTTGCAGTAGTACCCAAATCTTTTGGTGATGCTGGAATGATATCACCATTAATACTAAAGTTTGTTGGTGATGTTAAGACCACAGAATTTGACGTATTCAATTTTACCAAATCAACGGCAGTTCCAGTGGAATTTTTTGATCTTAATGCTTGATTGTTATTCAGTAAAATTTTACTACCATTTACCGCATCGTCGGCAATTTTAGTTGAAATGACTGCACCATCTACTAATTTTGCAGTGCTTACTGAATCATTTTGTAGTTCATAAGAACCTACCGAACTAGGAGGAACTACCAGTGCACTTTGATTTGGCGAGTATAGTGCTCTTCTGGAAACTGTAGAGAATCCTAAGTGTAAAATTCTTATTATTTTACCAACAGCGGGAGCAACATCAAATGTTATTCTGTCGAAAACTCCAGAACCCGATGAAGTTTCTGTCAAAGACCAAGTTCCTGAAGAAAATCCTAAACTATCACCATCTACTATCACACCATCAACGGTAACTAATAATGACTTAGAATCTATTGCAGGTTGTGAAAGTGAAAAATTAACTTGTGAACCTGTTCCGGTATGTCTATCAACTACAAAATTTCTAAGATTTTGTTGTAATTGATCTGGACCCACAGAACCGGCAGTAGGAACAAAATTATATGTCGCTTCTCCTCTGTGAAGAACATAAATTTTTTCTTCTTCTTTTGGTGCTGAACTAAATCCAATTTGTTTATTATATAAAGATCCTATACCAGAAATTGTGTAATCTGTTCCTGGTTGTAGAACTTCCCAATTGTCATAATATCCGTGAATTATTTCTACGTTTACATCACCGCTATCTGCTGGTAATATATTTCCATCGACTGTTATAGAAATATCAGTTCCATTATAATCTACCGCTGTGACGGCATAAGTTCCTAAGCTATCAACGGATGATGGACCAGCAACTATTAAAAAATCGCCAGGAGCAAATCTTGATAATGCTGCCGCTAAATCTTGATCTGTTGTTGAAATTTGGTCGCCTAAAACAGTATTTTCAAAAACTAAATTTGTTGTATTTTTTACTACCGATCTGGTAATGTATTTCTGTCTAATTACGGTTATGTTCTCTTCATAACCGCCTGGCACTTCTTGTGATAAATCAAAAATTGTTTTTGTGCCATCGGGCACAATATCATCTCTGGTATTTGGACCAAAAATTAGAGGCGATTTTGCATTTCCTATGTAACTCATTATTTCATCCTTATGTGTTTACGTCTTCTATTAAAGAACTTTGCACATCAAATAAAATACCAGCGGATTCGGATTTAACTTCAACATAATCTCCAGGTTCTAAAACTAATTTATTACCTTCGATCAAACAAGGCAAAGCACTTCCTTCTGGAACTGGTGCGCCCTTTACGGTGTATGTTGACACACTAGCGGAACTATCATAAACTCTAACAGAAACCTGACCACCACCATTTATGGATGCGACACTAATATGGATAAAATAACTAGTCTTACCACTAGGCGCCGTGTATAACGTTTGCCAAGAAGCACCAACATCTTTCAAATTTGCATTTTTAAAATTGCTGTTTATTGCCATATATTTTTCCTATTAGCTCATCGCTATTGCTCTAGCAAGTAATAATCTATCGTTCTCTAGTGAGGAGAAAATTGAATTGATTGCAGAAACTAAGTTTGGTTCCGCTGCTGCAATAAAATTAGGATCAGTTTTAATCCTAATGTCCAAAAGATCAAGATCGCCTATCGCAACTCCCAATTCATTTGTTTTTTCCCACCATAATTTTACGGTGGCGTAATCGGGAACTTTAATTTCTGCCATTTAGTTTCTCCAAAACTTGTAATAAAAGATCCTTCATACCAAATAATTCTGATTTTATATTTTCAACATCTTGCTGTAGATTATTTATCTTGTCTTTTTGTATTTGTTTTTCTAAATTTTGTTTATCTCTAATCTTCTTGGCATTTTGATGTGCTTGCCAAGAAGATTCATCCACATTTACAATAGCACCACTTTGCATATCTCTGACGAGACCTTCTCTATCTTTAACCTTATAGTATCTAGTCATTATGAATCCAGTGCGATAACTTGAAGATCTTTGACTCTTATTGGTTTAGTAGAATCATTACCAGTTAATACTAGTTTAACTGCAACTTCACTAAATGGTGCCAATAGAGTTTCTTCATATTCAAAATCATTAAATGTATTACTATCTATCGAATTGCCTGGAAGTTTGTTTCCTACAGGAGTCAATTTGATGTAACGTACATTATCGAATTTTTCATTTTCATCCGAACCTGACATTTTTGCAAATGCTTCTACAGATTGACCTTCTTGAACATTTGCCAAGAATCTAACTTTAAGAGCCGTGGCAGGATGTCTTAGGATCATTCTTTTTGTTACATACTTACAAGGTGCGGTGTGTCCAGTCGGTGATTCTGAACTATAGAAATCTTCTATACCCAAAACCGTCACATTAGATGATGTGGATGCCGGATCGTAATCTGAATCATATTTTACTTCAATTCTCAATTTGTAATCTGGTGAAGAATCTATAATTTCACTTATTTTTGTAATTTCATAAGTCGCATCATTTTTATTATCGGTAGAATTCATAACTTTAACATATTGTCCAGATCTCATAGAAGAGAGAACAGATTTACCAATTTCTCTTGCTTGTGCATATGTTGCCAATCCATCACTCGAACAGGTTATTACATCTCTATAGTAAGAAATATCTACGGAAGTACCTATTCCTGTAAGATCTGCATCAACCCTGACGGTCATACTAGTTGAATCCGGTCTAGTAACACTGATTAATCTTACCGTCTTCTTTGACGTTCCGTTAATTCCTAACAACATACCAGGAAACAATTCACTCAAGGTCGATATTACTGCATAATTGCTTGTCGAGAACGAGTCGCCAGAAATTGAAACGGTTGCATTTTCTGCTACCATAACTTCTTCATCACCAAAAGACCAAACATCCAATCCCGAACTTGAACAAGTTGCAGTCGATGATGTGATTGTGAATTTTTTATCCACAGTCAACTGACTAGAAACAATGCTTGTAATTTTCCTTAAATTCTTACTGGTTCCACTCTGTACTAATACATAACCACCAACGTGATAGATTGAGGGTGTTGGTACGGATATTGTATTTGTATTTGCGGTCACACTACAAGTCGCCGAATCTTGTTTCCATCCAAAGAATACATAATCTGTTGGATCGGCAATGGTTCTATACTCATCTATTAGTCCTGGATCAGAAACTTTATTTCCGATAATACCAAAATTCGATCTAGAAATGTCCAGAATAGGTGTAATGTTTGGATTATCACTAGACAACGTTGCTTGTACAAATAAACTCTTTGATGAACCTTCTATATTTCCTGGCGTTGTGATTATTCCAGCTATCGTAGGTTCATCTAGAGTCCATTCTCCTTCGTTTGCAACACTTGCAATCAATTTAGGTTCCTCGAATATTACATTTTCGCCTGGTTGCACATCTTCAAAATCTGCAACGTCTGGCAAAACATAAGGATTTACATCACTGCCGTGCACACCCGAACCAGAAGTAATTCTATAATTATAATTAATTTCAGTTCCTTCTAGCTTCATATCAACTAAATTTGCGGTTATCTCATCAGCTTGAATGTCTGCTGTTGCGAATATCGTAGAACCACCTGCCGAATAATTAGTTTCTGATGCATCTTTTGGATTTCCATTTTCATCAAAAATTTCTATTGAATACGAATCATAGTCCAAAACTGTTACATCGTGATACAATCTAACGGAATCTGAAGACTCGGTATTAATGTATTTTGTATCTATACCGCCGACAGATTCGACCAAACCACTAATTTTTACTCTAGGTTTTCTATTGTCTTCCACTCGGTTTCTCATTCCGTGATTTTTGTGGAAAACTTTCAGTACATTACATCCTGCTTCAACCTTGAATGGATTATTTTTTAATTTGTCGAACGACAAGTTCTCGTTCACCAAAGTTACAATAGGATTTTTACTTATATCAAATTCTGCTTTATGTAATTTGAACATTAAATCTGCTTGTTGATCTGGTGTCCAAGTAGAAGAGTTGGCGGACTTCAAAAACACACCATTGTATGATGCGGTATTTTGTATAATGTCGGCCTTTCCTACAATCGACTGTCCGATTCTGGCATACCAAACTTCATAGTCTTGAGTATTTGCCATAACTACTATAGCATATTCAGATTTTTCTTGTAGATATACGGGATAATCAAATTCAAAATAAGTTCCTACAAAACCGGCTTCAAAGTTTGAACTTTGTGGACCATATCCATTCACAAATGATCTAGTTTTAGTATTCCATTTTGCTTCTGTATCAGGATCTGAAGAGAATGTTTCAAATGGTCCATAGTGATAATGATCTGTTGTTGTCCAAAATGATGGATCACTTTCACTAACCGTAGGATGTACAGGTACACTAATATACAATCTTCCTACATTTCTACCACTCGGATCGTCTATCGGAGTATCACCATCTATATCGTTTATAACTATTTGGTTTGGATACAAGTAAGTTTTCGATCCAGGAACTAATTTTGGTCCAGGAACGCCTGCAACGGTTTCTCTAATCTCAACACTAACGGGAATGACAGGATTCGCAGAGCCTGATCTATCTTTAAATTGAATCGATCTACTTCCAGAACCAACGTGCGGTTTATTTCTAAAATATAAAGTTACACCAGTTATGAATGCACCACCTTCATCAGTTATGTTTATTGTTTCTGCTATCGGATCGACCCAACAGACTTTGTTCAACTTATAACTATTTTCTGTGCTAGTGCTTATGGTTTTCTCAAAATTGTCATATTCTGTCGACAATTTGGCACCACGTGTTGAGAGTATAGTTTCTTGTCTCTTTTCTATTAATCCTTTACATTCAAATCTGGCAGAACCTGAGGACTCTGAATCAGCTTGAATGTTTTGTGCGCTGTCTATAAATTTTATTACTTTAGTTCCTGTCTTAAAGCTAGGATTATCGGAAGAATCCTCCAAAACTTTACCCGTAGATGTGTAGATTGGTTTACCATCAGGAATGTGCAGATAACCCGTTATTGCACCTGTGCTATCGGCAATTAATGGAAAATCGCCTGATGCATTTTTACTTCCAATCACTGGGTTAAAATAAACAACATTAGTCGAAGAGCTTGCACTTCCGGAAACCACCGGAAAACTATTCTTCACACTTTCAATTAATTCATCTCTAACTTTAAATGAAACAGGTCTTTCGACCTTAGACATTACAATTTCTTTACCGGCAGATGAAGGTATACAGAAATGTGTTACTGGAATGTTATCAATAAAAGCATATACTCTGACATTTGGCTTAAATCCATTTAATGTAAATTTAACAATTTGACTTCTACAAAATTCTGCAAAATTAATTTCTTTAACAGATTCGCCAATTGACTGATTAATCACGCTAGGTGTGACCTTTAGTTTAACGCCACCTCTTGCTGTCGTTTCTTTACTAGTAATAGTTCTTTCGCCCTGAACTTGTAATCTTGGATACTTGTTCTGTGGCGGTGTAGTTCTACCATTAATATATTTTTTTAATTTTTTAATCTCAGTTTCAATTCCCTTTATCTTATTTGATAATCCTTTCTTTTCTTTCTGATCTTTAGAACTTGCGAGTTTACCTCTAAGCTGTTCTAGATCTCTTTCTCTTCTTTGTAGATCCGACTGCTTCTTCATTCTATTATTCAGCCATTGCATCTGCTGATTTGGTCTCATTCCATTACCAAATGCAGGTCCAGGAAGAGGTGGTGAAGTTATGGAGTCTATTTCGGTTTTTGTTCCAACTACATTAGTACTGAATTGCGTAGCATCTTTAGTGTATACAGTTCCCAATCCTTCGGAGAGATTAGTCAATGCATCGGCCAATCCATTATCAAAGTTTACGGATAAAGGTTCTGACTTTTCTGTATTTTTAAATTCATCCGATTCTGGTTCTAATTTTACCTGTCCAACAAATGTAACTACATCGAATGGATTAATATTAATAAAATCGGAAGCAATTCTTTGTGATACGGACTCGACACTTTCATATGGTAACATAATCAAATCGTTTTTCATCGTGTATCCGATTTGATTTCTTTCCACATTTCCTGCATTTCCGCTAGAAATTTCAGTAAATCCTAGAGGATTGGTTTCATATGACTGAACTTCTTTCAATTCAATCATTCTTTCTACAAATGCAGGTCTCAACTCACCTTCTTTAGGATCTACTGCACAACTATAATCTTCATTCTGTACATCGCCTACGGCATGTCCTCTGAAGTTATCTACTAAAAATCCATTTTTAAATCTATCGTTGCCGTCTGCATCTTTTATTACTAGAGTTTCTGTATTTTTCTCTAAAAGCGAAAGTGAAGTGTAGTATTCAATTTGTGTTATTCTATCTTCAATTTTGCCAATATCTCGCATTGTATATCTGCGATTATTTCTGTGTGTTAGAACAACTTTCTTTAGATCTGAGGTCAAGGCAGGCAATTCTACCTCGGCTACAACCATACCATCAAGAGGATCGTCGGGCATAACAGGTTTCAAAGATGAAACACCTTCGACAATGCCAAATGAACCGTCAGTTCTTATATAAATTTTATCATTTCTATGTAAAAAGTGTTCAAACTGTATGAATATATCACTTTCTGGTACATAGCAAATTTTGCTATTAAAGGTTCCGGTATTTGATTTCGTGGATCTAAAATCCAAAACATCTGCTAATGGATATGAAGTTCCCGAATCGGTTGATGTATATTTTGGTATATCCGATATTGAAAACCCTGCACCCACTGGATAAGATTCGATTGAAAAGTAGTTACCATCGACCGAGTGTTCAAAATAATCAAAAACAATAGCAAGTCTTCCGGTAGGAGGTTGTGCACCTCTTTTCAATTTGATCGATGCGATATCATAAAAGGAGTCTCTTTGTCCATCATCCAATTCATATCTATCAACAATGTCTATATTGGATGCCGATGGTGCTGTCGTAAAATCAGAGGACATGTAAATATGTTTTACTCTAATTACATCCTCAACACCTAATGATATACTTTGTAGATCGGTTTTTAATGCATCAGTTAAGACATAGTATTGACCACTAGGAGTACCAGTATTCTGATACGTACCCGTTCTTAGTGTTTTTTGCTTAGGTGAAGCATTGTTCTCGCCTGATATTCTACAAGGTACAATAGCTGTTATGTTTCCAGCAGTAACCAAAGAGCTAAATGTTACTACAACTTCAGTTGAACTATTAAAAGTCACATTTTCTGCCTTTAGCGTATTGCCTGCGCTATCGGAAAAGAACCATTCAGTTGGCGAATAGGAAGGAAATGCACCCTGATCTGCACTTAAAATGATTGTTATTGTGTTAGATGATAACGTTCTAACAAAAAGTTTTTGTGCAGTATAATCAAACTTATCTTCGTCTATAGATCTAATGAATCCTTTAGGAATCACATATAATAGAACACTAGCATCTTGATCTTCCAGATCGGTATAGACTCTACTTATTGTTATATTTGTCTTTGCGTCCGATTTGGCCGCATCTAATTGAACCTTTTGATTGTCCAATGGTGCATTTACCACATAATAATGATATTTAACTTGATTAGAATCTTCGTGTATGATGCAATCATTTTTGGATAGCTGTTGATACTCCGTAGTTCTCCAATATGTCCCATTACCAGTCGCTACGCCTCTAAAATTTGAAGCAGGTGTTATAGTTATATCGGCACCCTCAAATGGTTCTGAAAATTGAATTACATCACAAGAAAATCCAGCAGTACCATCTGCGCCGCCCTGAAAAATAGATTGAACGTGTTCAAATGAATGATCATCTTTTGTTATTTGTATATCTGTTAGATGCAATCTGTATGCGGCTGCGGAAGTACCAGGAGTTCCATCATCGAAATCGAAATACAAAACTCTAGCGGTTCCTATACAATATGCAGAGTCTATAGTTTTTGTCGGTCCAGTTAGAAATGAACCGTCTGCCGCTGGTGGTGCTTTTGGCGAACTTGTATTTTCCATAAATTCTCTTGTTCTACTAAAAAGTAGAACTTGTCTCATGGATTGCTTCGTTGTTGTAGATTCACCCCATAATGTGATCGGTAGACCTTTAATGTTTGTTACTCTAATGAATGGACCCTTCATTGTTCTAACAATTTCTGGTTTTGATGTAACAAAATCCAAAGCCTTTTTACCTACAAGTCTGGATCTGTCAAGTTTTTCCAATTCATAACCCTTAACATATGCCTTGCCAGGATCTATTTGATACACCATTCTGGTGTCGGCGGCCGCAAGAAATGCTTCTTCATTGACTCCAGGTAAATATCCATCATTATATACGTGATAACCTGATATTCCCAAAAATTGCTGTCCTATTAATTCAGCCGCATTTGGTGTGCTTCTCTTGAGCATATCCTTGGTATAATGACCACTATTAGTTCCATCATTGAAAAATTCACTAGGAACTACAACGAAAGGTTTTATAGTGTAATTGCCAGATTCATCAAACGTTCTTCTGGCCAATTCGTCTTGAATTAAATTATAATTTGTTTTGTTAGGAGGCGTTGCGGGAATACCATCAATCAGTCTAATCAATTCTATGAAATTTTTATCAGTTACGGACGTAGTTGTTAATTTATCAATCGCCCTTGTCGATAATACTAGATCTATTTTTAATCTATGTGCTCCTGGCGCCGCATAGTTTGGAGAACCTTGAGCATTATCCAATAAACTCTCATCTTCTTCTGGTGTAACTATAGATTGAACTATTGACAATCCTATGCTTCCAGTATGTCTATCATTTTCAGGATCGACAACAATCGATTGTTGTTTTACTACTGCAAAAAATCCATTAGTAAAATAAACACCTTCTTTAATGTTGGCACCTGTTCCTGTACCAATTACCGAATTTGAATTGTTTAAGGTTTCTAATTGTATTCCAGAATCTTCTACACTTAATATTTCATTTGCAAGAAATGTTTTTAATGCACCTTGCAATCCACCACTAGACTCTGTTCCGGCAGTTAAATATTTGACATATAATCTTATTACACCAGCTCCATCAATTGGTGTATAATTAACGATTCTTGCTTTTACGCCGGTCGTACTTGATATAACTTTATTTAAAAAATTAGTTTGAATTGCAACATCATCTACAAAATAAATCGAATTGTCAATTCCGCCTGTCTTGTTTACATATATTTTAACGTAGGTGTAATTTGAATCAAAAGTTGTGATGCCAGGAATGACCATAGCACCTTCTTTGAAGAAGTGTTGTCCCATTCTATCGATTTGGGACTGGAACATAGTTTGTAATTGCGTCAGCTCTCTGGCCTGTACCGCAAACCTTGGTCTGAAAAGCATCCTATAGAATTGCTTATCCGAATCATAATCATCAAAGTAAGGAGCACTTTTTAATTGATCTTTTATATCGGTCATAATGAAATTCCGCTAAAGTGTGATTTTGTTATATTTAGTCGATAATAACCGAGATTATTTTTAGTAGATTTTTATGTTCTAGAATATTATTTGTATAGTGTATCATATACAAATTAAAATTCTATGATAACTTTTATGGTTTCAGTTTGATCTGGCGATCTTAAAATAGGTCTACGATTTTCAAAATAAATTATGTCGCCACTATATTTTTGGACTTCTGGATTCACTATTGCGCTAATTGTGGCAGAAGCACTTCCAGAAATTACCGAGTTTCCTACATTAAAGGTTTCGTAACCAGTTTCTGGTATTTGCACAAATACTAAATCTTTATTAGTACCGTTATCTAATACCTCTATCAAGAACCCCTGTGCGACTCCAGGCGTTTGTTCTACCAATGTACTATCAAGAGCAAAGGTACCTACTATCGAGCTAACAGTGAGTCTCGAACTGGCACTTGCTGTCAATCCTGAAAAAATTGTTCCAGAAGATCCGAATGTTTCTGGATTTCTAATAATGCCAATTTGTCTATAATCATTTGATATTGGAAAATCGCCAGAACCTTCTGAGTAAGTTAAATCGACATTGAGCATAACATAGTGTCCGCCCAATTCTTCGACGGGATCTGCGCCGTGACCTTGACTTGGTGGTAAAACAACAACGACCTGTGCCAAATTACTTCCGCTATTTGCTCCGGTAACAGTTGCGGTTGCGTAAGAATAACCAGTTCCTGCATTAATTAATGATACAGACGTTATTCCATTTGGTGATGAAAAATTTATATTTGCCTTTGCTCTAGCACCCGTACCATCGCCGGTGATATTTACTGTAGGCAAAACTTGAAATTGAGAAGTTAAATCTATAGATAATGTAGATTCTAGAACGAATTCTTTAGTAGATCCTAGATAACTTATAACCTTGGAAGAACTTCCTGCTCCGGTCCCCGATACTATCCACACAGTAGCTCCTGCATACCATCCATTGTTGGTAACGGCAGAAGAGCTAGGTGCTGAAATGGATTGATTTGGTCCTACTAATCCTATACTCTCCACAGGAGTTGTATTTAAAACTCTATCATATAGAGTTCCAGCATTAATCACTTGAATGGAATCTATTACTCCAGTATTTTCTGCACCTTGTTGTACATCCCATTGTGTCGAACCATCATCAGACTCTAGAGTTTTGACTGGCATCCAATGATCGGTTAAATATTTTAATGCATCGCCGGTTTGTACGGTGTACATATATTTCCACCTATAACCATCAGCTAAACTTATAACCAGCAAAGGATTACTTTCATCCGCTACGGGTTCTATTGTAGATTTAACGCCGCCATTGTTGGACAAACATTTAAAAACTTGAAAATATTGATTCATTGCATAAATGTTTCCTGGTGTGTAACCATTGGCATTTCCGCTCGTAACTTCACTGGAAGTCGGATGCTCGAATATGTGCGGATCTTGGTCAGAATATGCAACATAAACTGTATTTCCTGTTGCGTCCCAATTCCATCTAGGAATAACAAAAGAAGAATTATTAGGTGTAATTTTTTTGAGACCCATCATTCCGTCCCAAATTCTTCTTTCACTGTATAGTGTATCTTTCGGAACATCGGGTATTAAATCGGCGTTGGTGGTTGCTGTGTTCCACGCCTGTGGTCTGCTTACAAACAAATAATGCGTATCTGCACCCACGGAAGAGTCTTCTATCGCATCTTTAAATATGCGAGCCTGCATGAATCGAAATTTATTAGTTATTATTGCAACCATCGAACATTTCCTTAAAATGTTATTATGTCATTATTTAGTATTGTTTAATTACGTTTAATTGCGGCCGCTTGTCCTTGTCCACCGCCTGATATTAATAACCAATCGGTATCGGTTCCTATTTGAGTAAATGTTAATACGCTAGTATTTTGAAGTACACCAAGTCCTAGAGGAGCCTCCATATTGTCGGTTCCGGCTGCCCATAGCGTGCCGTCCGTTTTAATGGCAAATGTAGATAAATCCCTACCTTCAATTAATCTCCAGTTAGTATCAGAACCTATTTGTATAGGAACGAGTGAATCGGTAGTTGTTCCGTTTCCAAACACTCTGTAGTTATTCCATCCCCAAGCCCATAATGTTCCATTATTTTTAATCGCAAATGTATATTGATATCCTGCATATATTTCTTTCCAATCCGTATCGGTTCCTATTTGTATTGGAGATGTTTTTTGTATTGTTGTACCATCACCAAGTTGGCCGTAAGCGTTATATCCCCAAGCCCAAAGAGTTCCATTATTTTTTAGTGCTATAGTGTGTGAATTTCCTGCGGAAACTTTCATCCAATTCGTATCACTTCCTATTTGAACTGGCGAATTTCTTTGAGTGGTAGTACCGTCTCCAAGACGACCATTTACGTTATATCCCCAAGCCCAGAGGGTACCATTGCTCTTGATTGCAACTGTGTGGAATTGTCCTCCCGACACACTACTCCAATTCGTATCACTTCCTATTTGAGTAGGTGAAGTTCTTCCGGTTGTATCTCCCACTCCCAATCGACCATATAAACCAGCACCCCAAGTCCAGAGGGTACCATTGCTTTTAATTGCAAGACTATGATAGTTGCCCGCCGAGATGTAAGTCCAGTCACTATCACTTCCTATTTGTGCAGGAGTTCCATTTGCATTATTGTTTGTGGTTGTGCCTTTTCCTAACTGTCCGTTGGTGTTTAATCCCCAAGACCATATTGTTCCGTCCAATTTTAGTGCAATCATATGCTGATAGCCTACGGAAATATCTTTCCATTTTACTCCACTACTAATCAAAGTGGGACTTGATTTGTCAGAATCTAACGCATCAGTTTGATATGAACCATTTCCAAGCACACCATAAAGTGCATCGCCCCAAGTGTATAATAAACCATTAGAACCTAATAATTCAGTTTGTCCAAAAGATTCTCCTGTACTTATACCACCACAGAAAATCGGTTCAGGAGAACTTGCGTCAAGTAATGCACCAACATGCCATCCATTTGCTTCAATTTTGTTCCATGTTAAATATGTTGTAATTTTTTCTGGTGTTGTAACAAATTCAGTAAAACTTGATGTGATTGGTAGTCGGTAGTTACTACCCCAAGCCCATAAAGAGCCATCAACTTTTAATGCAAATGAATATGCTGCATTATTAAATATAACGTAAGCACCTGCAACATCATCCCAGTCTGTTTCTGTGCCCACCTGAATTGGTTCAAGAACTGTGCTAGTAATACTACCTATTCCTAATTCGCCAGTATATTGAGTACCCCAAGACCAAAGTGTTCCGTTAGTTTTAACTCCTAATGTATGCCAACCACCCGATGCGACAGTTTTCCAATCCGTATCAGTGCCCACTTGAGTTGGTGTTGTTCTATCTACGGTCGTTCCATCACCAAGCTGACCGGAGGCATTGTGACCCCAAGCCCACAGCGTTCCGTCTACTTTTATTGCAAACGATCTGAGGTGGATTGCGAATATAGATGACCAATTCGAGTCTGTTCCGATTTGTACAGGAGTTAATCTATCTACATTTGTACCATCGCCTAATTGACCTTCGGCATTTCTACCCCAAGCCCATAAAGTTCCATCAGATTTCAATCCAAGGAAATGATTAACGCCCGCATCTATATCAGTCCAGATATTTGAATCAAATAACGTAGGATTTGGCGATGGGTTAAGTGCGCCGTTGTAAAATTGTCCGTTATACGTATTTGACCATAGGGTTCCATCATTTCTAATTGATATTATAGTTGCACCATCGTTCCACGGTGCGCCACTATTCGTTATTGATGTTTTTATCCAAGCCGATCCTAAGACATCCATTGAGCCGTCAAATCTTCCAGCCCAATTTGTCTGATCTGATTTAATGGCGGAAAACATTCTACCAAAAAGATTAAAATCGGACCAAGTGTTGTCACGTTGCTCTACCGGAACTCCATACGACACATCACTTCTTCCTGTTACTTTTTTTATAAAATTATCCCTATGCCATCCCCATAACGTATTTGTCGGAGTTAAATTTGTCTCTTCGGGTGTTGCAATAGTATTACCAAATGCTTCTCCTGTACTTATACCATTACAAAAAATAGGTTTAGGTGATGTTACATCTAAAATTCCACCACTTTGAAATGCGTGTGTTTGTATTCTATTCCATTTTAAATACGTTGTCAGTTTTTGTGGTGTCGTGCTAATATCTGTACCAGAAGAATCGCTCAATAGTCTAGATCCCCATCCCCAACTCCACAATGACTTGTCTGATTTTATTGCATATGAATATCCACCACCGTAAATAAATCCTGTAGCAATTTCCGTCCAATCATCATCGGTGTCAATTTGAATTGGTTGAGCCTTTGAAATTGTAGTACCATCACCTAATTGACCTGTGGTGTTATCTCCCCATGCCCACAGAGTTCCGTTCGATTTTATAGCTAAATGGTGTCCACCTGAAGTTGAGACATTAATGCAATTAAAACCTTGTTGTTCGTTTAGATAGTCAAGAGTTGTCCAAATTACATTATTAGATTCGTCTGTTATTTTTATTGCTATTCCACTCGGATTGTCGGGATTCGGGTGTGGTTCATTGATATAAGAAGCTACAAGTACATGTGTTCCGGCGGTTAAAGTGATAGATATGTTTGAACTTGAACCGAAATTATTTGAAGAAGTCCAAGTCTGTCCTGCTATGCTATAAGATCCGAGATTATCGGCAGCATATTGAAAGTTATATGTTCCACTGATCGGTATATGTATGGAAGTTGTAAATTCAAATGTTCCTACAGTATTAATATTTCCATAATTAATGGACCAATCATTCATGAATTGACCCCACGCATAGTGAGATGACTTAAACCAAGTAGGATCGATTAAAACCTTTGTTATGGTCGTTCCGATTTTCCAAAGTGTTCCATCATTTTTAATTGCAAATGACGCATATCCACCTGCCGCTATAAAAGACCAATCTGTATCAGTGCCCACTTGAATCGGGGTTATTGAATCTACAGTTGTTCCATCGCCAAGCTGACCTTCAACGTTTCGTCCCCACGACCACAAGGTTCCATCAGACTTTAGTGCTAAAAAGTGGTTAATTCCGCTGTCAAGACTTACCCAATCAGTATCGGCGTTCAATAAGGTTGGTGCTGTGTGTGTAGAAGATTCGTACCAAAGATAGTGTGGCCAAGTCCAGAGCGTACCGTCATCTTTAATTCCGGCATTTCCGTAATTTCCTCCCCCAACGTACTGAACGCCTGTAATTTTGACAAAATTTGAATCTCTATTAAATGTTAAACCGGCAAATATATTATCTTCCCATAGTTGTCCATCTTGCTTGAGTGCCATCAACAATTCGCCACTACCAAATCCTCCTTTTAGTATAACATCTGAGTATGGTATTAAATTGTCTTCATTTATTGGAGTCGATTGTAATTTTGGTAAAGTTCCATTTCCAACGTATCCCCAAGTGTACAAAGTTTCTTCGGGAGGCAAAACTATCGGAGATAGACCAAGATCTATATTGACACTACCAAACTGTTCATTAGAATTTATAGATGAAGTTAAGATCGATGTCGCACCACTCAATATTGAAGGAGTTCCAAATATTTCTTGTGTGTGAATGTTGATAGTAAATAACTGTTTTGATCCGCTAGGAAAGGGTGATGCAGTATCGCATAAAGGATCTTTTAAAATTGGTTCTGGTTGTATCTTGGTTCTTAACCAAGGTTTCATCCAAAAATCACCAACAATGATATCAAAGAAATCTTTTATTTGATAATTTGCAAAATCGGTTTTCCAATAATTTGAATTACCCGAATATAACAATCTATCTTCATCATTTCCACCATTTGGTTTATATGTAAATTTAAATCTATCGATGCTGTTTAATGATGCACCATTTCTGTATCTGACTAGACTTTCTAGTTGATATTCATCGAGTTCAGGTTGTATGTTAGGATCGACTTCTAATTTTAATTCTACATCTAACGGCTTAAATGAAATATCATTATACTCAACTTCGTTGTGCCAAGTAATCTGTAAATTATTTTGTACTTTCGTCTCACTTGAAATAAAGTTTTCACTTAAAAAGTTTCCAAATAATTTTAAACCCGATGGATGAATTAAATCTTTAACAAAAGATTCATAAAAGTCAAAAGATTCACTAACCTTGATTACATAAGAAAATTGTTGATAGTAAAAACTATCTTGTATAAATTTTGCATCACTTAATTTTCCATCATCATTTAAGAAATATCCTTTATATTTTATTATTGTACCAACTTGAGGAATTATGTGTAATTGATTATCACCATCCGGTTCGTAAACTAATATATTGTTGTAAGTTCTTTCACCAATTTTTACTTCACTAAATGCTGTTGGTGGTATTTTAAATCCTGGAGAAACAATATCAACTTTTGTTACATTGCCTAAAGTATTTACGGTAGATACAGTGGCCTTAAAATCTTGAATATTAAAGTTTTGAAAATTACTGACTATCTCAGTTCCTATGGAATAGTTTGAACCTTTGTCGAATAATTTAAAACCAGTTACGCAAGTTACAGGATTTGCGAAAACGTTTGGAGCCTCATCGGAGTATAGAGTCTCGCCAGGATAGAATTCTCCTGTTATTGAACTTCTATTTAAAAATAACTCGTATACTACATTTAAACCTATCTCAAGTTTTATGGCATATTCAACAAATGCGGAACTTTGACTATTTTGCCCAATTATTTTTTTATTGATGAATGCAAATGGAGTATCTGCCGAATTGGTTGGCATCTCAACTCTAACAGAATAGTTTTGAATCCATTTTCCATCAGATGGTCGGAGCATATCCACACGAGGATAATAGAAATCAATTTCAGCACCTAATATTAATCTAAACAAATATTTGTATGCTCTTTCTGTTCCTTTTGCACCATAAAATTGCACAATGTTTTTTATGGCATTTTGTATCTTAACTCTATTGTTTGGATTTGCAGGATCTACGTATAATTCTTTAGGAAATCTAGACATCACTTCTTTTTGAAGTGAATGTAAAAATGGGTCTTCAGTTGTGTCAAGATCTTGCAATCTAGGTAGATCTTTACTTAATCCTAAAGCATTGCCTCTGATTTCCATCCATTCGTAATATTTTTCTAGAAAATCTATAAATCTAGGAAAATCAGATTGAACATATTGTGGCAATCTATGCTTAACTATTTTTGCTATGCTTTGAATTTGTCTCGGTTGTTTTATGACGGTAGGAGATCCGTGAACTTCTCCGGAAGCAATTGAAGAAGGAACTAAATTTTGTAAATTAACCTTTGGTGAGCTAACGATAGAAGCTGTCGAAATTGAGGATGGTTTAACGACACCAACCATCACATGGTTTGATGATGAAAATCCAGAACTTATGCCAGTACATGTTATAGATTGTGACATTATCTATTCTCATTAATAACTGTAACTTTTACATCCGTCTGTTGAATTAATAACATTCTATTTCTACTTGCGAAAAAATCACCATTCGATGGCGTAGCATAGAAATATAGTTTATTACCGCCATCACTTAATCCTTGTATACTTAGGCTAGATATTTGAATCGCACCAGTTTCATAATTTACAGAACCTATATTGTCATTTACTATAATTTTATTTGAGCCGAATGGTCTGTATGCAAATAGTTTTCCATTACCATCATCAGTTATAAATGTTTCAAAACCGTTGAATATAAATCCAGAACTTTTTATTGTTCTTATATCATGTAGTACATCGCCCAAATCAAGAGAAGATTGAAACGAAAAATTATATTGAACTGGTACATTAAACGGTGGCGTTACGGCATATTTCAAGTAGACTGAAGTGATATTACCAGTTATTGAATCATCAGCTTGATCGATATATCTCAAAAGCGTACTGTATCTAAAGGTAGTATCAAATCCACTCAACTTCTCTGCCGCAAATTTATTTATCGACTCTCTAACAGAGTTTTCTATCTGACCTGAAGATTTGCTATTTTTCCTGCCTTCAAATCTAACCGTAGTTTCTATGCCAATATTCATATACTCTGGATCTACCATTTCAACTTCAATGGCGACCATATTTCTAGGTCTAATAATTGTATTAATAATAGATTCTTTTTCTATTGTATTAAAGGTCAATCCATTCTTTGGTTTGGCAGAAACGAAAACAACACCATACTTTGGTGGTGAATTGTCTTCACCTCCCCAGACTCTAACGTGTTCTATTTGTGGATAGTCTTTAATCAATAAAGTTTCGTAATCCGATTTTGTCACCGCTCTAGCTTGTGTGTCATAATATAATGGTGCTTTAAATTTTACACTCTCTATAGTTTCTTTATCTGAACCATTTCTCAAAGATTCTAGTGTGGTTATCGATATGTATTGTGGTGGAATCGTAACGCTATTTGGTGCAGTCAAGCTGGTAGTAGTAAACTTACTCAATCCGTGATATAATGGACCGTCAGTTACAAAATATGTTGCAGAGATTTGATTGCCATCTACTAATTTTTTTCCTATAAACCCATCACCAAAGTAGAGTTCCAAAAATTCATTATCTGCTTCTTGTAGAAAGTAAACATTGTCATTAGGACCAACTTCAGTTACATCCTTTGCTAAAGTCCAAGTGTCTCCTTGTGCAACACCTGAGTTTTGTAATATAGTAACAAAAAGTTTTGTACTGTCTATATTAGCATTTGGCAAAATGAATCTTTGGGTTGAATTTAATTCATTGTCTACAGTAAATTTGTGAGTTATTTTTTTGCCTTGATAGATGTCTATATCAGCGGAATATTGCTGTACACCCCCAACTAGGGTTGTTTTTGGAAGAACAACCCTATCCATCGTATAAAGTTGTATTGGCTGATTAGAAGATCTAGAGGTAAATTCGTGGTGTAATGGAACTATTATGTACTCAGGAAATTCGGGAAAGGCTGAACTAGGCAATTTAACTGTTAAGTTAAGTTTTGCATAAGGTGCCCTAATACTAGTAGGAACATAACCCAAAGATTTAGCTCTTGAGATTACATTATTTCTCAATATGGCACTATCCAGAAATGATTCGTTCGCAATCATATTTGAATAAAATGCATTGTAACCTGTATTATATGCAAGAACATCTAATAGCAAGTTTATTCCAGAACCTTCAAAATTGTAATCCTGAAACTCTGGTTGATTTCTTAAAAAATCTTTGAGATTTTGTTTAATCTGCTGAAAATCCAATTCAGTGAACTTTTTGATTGTCATTTATCGGACCCTTTTTAGTGAAAATGTAATCTGCTTCGATTCGGTTTCTCCAACTATGTAGAACTGAATTTGTAACACCAAAGTATTTTGATTTAGTAGATTTTTTGATGGTGGAGACATAACCTGTATTGATTGTATTCTAACTCTAGGCTCATAATCACGAATGGCCTCTTGAATCTTAGTTTTTATGATGTGTTCTGTCTGTGAATCGTACTGTTCAAACAATTGAGAAATTACATTTCCACCGAAAGATGGATTATAAAACTTTTCATAAAAATTAGTCGATACAATTTGTCGAACGGCTCTTGCGATGGCCCTATCACCTCTAAGTGGTATCAAATCGCCTGTGTCTGGATGTGGAGTGAAAGATAGATCTAAATCGCTATATCTTCTTTTTTCTAGAGCCATAAACTATTGATGCCTAAACTAAAAGTCTTACGACTTTTATTTATACTAGGATCAAAAAATAGTATGACCAACAGAACATTACATAAACATAGAAAGAATTCACTGTAAAAAGTGATGTAAGTAAAAATTTACTGTTCAATATCGATTCTGTATGATATGCATAAGACAATACGAATAGTGCTAATGACTTTACCAAAGATAATCCAAACATTGCGCCAAGGTGATAACAAAGCCATTTCACCAATGGATTACCTTCAATTTCCACAGAACCGTGATTTAATATACCAAAATATGTAAAATTCATGTCCAAAAATTGAACAATTAGTAGCGATACGATAAGTACTTTGTTTAATTTTTTAATCATGTCTAAATTTACCATCATATACTAAGAATTCACGAGTGTTGTCGGATATAATAAATTGTTTTGGATAATCTTTGGCATATTTTGAAAATCTATAGTGATCTCTACCACCATTTGCATTACCAGCAAATCTAGGCCTTTCAATCACATTACCTTTTCTGTGTTTCGGTGCGGTGACTTGCCATTTAGAAAAATCTCCTGGTCCGTGATCGTAATAGATGAAAAACGTTTCCAATTCACCTGTCGGCAATGCTTCATACATCACTATTGGTCCACTGCCCGGCGGAACTAGAACGACTGGTTTACCATCACTATCTGCTTTTGGTTTGTAGAGATAGTTGCTTTGACTCGGATCGTATGAACCATTAGAAAATCTAATTCTAAATCCAGGCTTGAAGTTGGAAGAGGTTTGTTCGGTAGTACTTTCAGCTTCTGGTATGAATGGAGGTTCTAAGTTTGGTGTATAAATGGGCGAGAATGTCGGAAACAAATTAGCAACACCTGCCACATTAAATGAGGCGGTATTGTTTCCGATAGTAGGAGATTCAAATATGATAGATGAAGCAGCTCTCATTGAAATATAACTCAAAGATTCAAATGCTATCGTATCTGCGATTATTTTAACTTTACCGTCAACCTTTAATACGTAATCGCCACCTACTTCTACTTCTTTATTATCTGCGATCTTTTGTGCGTGACCACCTTCCATTTCTTGAAAGGTTGTGCCAGATTTAATAGATAAACCACCTGTACTTATTGTAGTTGAACCAGATTCGATTGTCAATTCGGTTTCTGATTTTATTTTTGTGGATTCATCGGAAGTTAAGTTTATATTTTTATTGCTTGCTATGTACATATCGGCCACCGATATTGTGTACAGTTTATTCAAGCACTTATCGACCAGTGTACCATCAGGATGAATTTCTCTAAATGTGCCAGAACGATGATACCAATGCAATCTTTCTGCCTTTGGTGTATCATCTATTTCTATGTAATGTCCAGATTCGGATTGATATACGTGATTGTATGGCCATTTTGCAGCATAAGGCGTTGCAGGTTCTTCAAAGGGTTCGCCTTCGACTGGTAGTTGATCTTTTGTTTCGCCCTTTGTCTCTGTTTTTTGTGGATTAACAATCCTCGGTAAAGATGGACTTAATTTCATTCCTTTTACTGGTTCATATGCGGCCGCCGAAAAGGAGGAAACATTTGAATTCTTTTTACCTACGATGGTATCTTCTATTTTTTGATTTCTGGCAAGTCTTGGTGTTACTGGTTCATTTAAGTATGGTTCAAGTGGATATCTACTAGCAGAATAAACTGGCGTGTTGTATGTCGCTGAAGACTGTTCTTCGGCGGTGCTTGTTGCCGATGGTCTTAGTAACTCCGCATCTGCTTCATCGTAAACACCATCATTGTTTACGTCATACGGAAAGTTTTGTATATCAAAATCTTTTTGTAAAACACCAACTGCGGTTCCTTGTGTGAATAGTTTATTTTCATTCCTAAGAGGATCATTACTTTCTCTTTCATTTTCAAATTCTATCGGAACCAATTCTTCATCATTTGCACCAAAATCTAGTCCCAAAAATTCTGAGATTTTTTGTGCTGTACTTCTTCCAAACCTTGATATCATCTCAAGTGGATTGTTAATTGGAATCAAGGCAGTTATGACGGAAGAAACATTACTTACAACATCGCCATTAAACAATTGAGTAACTTCAAATGTTCCACCATTTTGTATGTTCGATAAAATCAAATTAATAGGACTAGAAGGACCAAGAGTGGAAAGAGATTGTGATACTTCTGGTGGTATTATATTATTGACATATGATGTTATTCTATTAGTCACCTCAGATTGTAAGACATCTTTAAAATTCAGCAACAAATCTGGATTAGCTGACATTTGATTCAATATGACATTTAATCCGTCCGTTACATTTCTTCTGTTTGTGTCTGACAGATTTTTAGCGGAAGAAATTCCCATTCCATTGATCAAGTTATCAAAACTATTTGCACTCAAATCTTCAGATAATAGCGATAGACCATTTGAAGGATTTAAAAATGTTTGAGCCAAATTTAATGTCGATTGTGAATTAAACTTTGGCAATTGCTGTACTAGATTGTCTATTTTCGTTCTATCATTTACTGGTACTTGATAACGCACATCAGTTAAAAACTTATTGACTGAAGTTTTGGATGCATCTTGCATTCCAGTTACAAAATTGGAGCCAAAATCATACGAACCACCGAACTCTGGAGGTCTAGGTACTTCACCATTGCTTAATTGTTCGGGTGTGGTAGGATCGTTAAATCCTACGTCAGGTACAGAGGTTTGTGTCGGTATGCCTGGTATCATACCTATCACACAAGGCATTTGGCATATGGTAGAATCCATAAAAAAGCCAAAAACCCAGTCACCTTCCCTGAGTCCTACGACATTGTTTCCGTGATCGATTGGTAAACAAACCTGAGCCCAAGGTAGAGTATCAGTCGGTATTTGACTCTTATCTTCGGTGTGTAGTCCAAAAATGCGTACACGAACACGACCTAGCATTAGAGGGTCCATTCGATCCTCTACTACGCCTTTCCACCACACGAAACCGTCTAAGCCTTCAAAGTTTTTTAACATAGTGCGTTTATGAAAAATGATCTCTAGTTATGTATCTTTCAAACATTTATCATCTAGCGTCTTTTTCGCTAAAGAGACCATTTTTATGTAATCCATCACTATTAAAAAGTCTTCTACGATTTCATCTTCTATTCTGTACATCTCCTCAATACTTAGATCACTGTGCATATTAAAATCGATAGAATCTCTGAATAATCTAATCAGAGATTTTCTTGCAGTATTATAGAGATATCGATCATTTACTGGTCTAGTCATTTTAAGTCCAAAGAAAAAATCTGATATCAATCAGACGATGTAACATTTCTTGATCTTCTTTATCCCAATATTGTTCTAGTTCAAATGAGTTCTGCCGAAGTTCCTTTCTCAACTCTCTCTCACTTTCAGTAAGTTCATCTTCCATCGTAAGAAATTTAGAACCTTCGATTTCTACAAACTTGTACCATTTTCTACCATCATTGTTTACCTGCTTTATTAATTCTTCAATCTGAATTAGATTTATATCTACTCTGCCAGGTCTAGCATCTTTCCACCAAAGATAAAGCTCCCTAACTTCTTTAGCGAAATTTCTGTGACCTTCATTTAAATCTTCACCATCCCTCGATAGTTCTGGACTCATATTTAACCAAAGTTCTAGATATGATAATCCAAGTTCTCGATTAGATAATCCCTTGTAACTAATCTTTTTAAATCTTCGATGACCTATTTCCATTTTAGCCAATTCGTTCTCGACAAAGTGTGTCAATACTGCAAAATTGGCATATAATAACATCTCACGAGAATCTGAAAAGCCAGGTTTAGTTCCTAAGTGTACTACGTGATACTTGTCGTATGTTCTGTGTGCAATCCACGATTTTATTCGGTAAAACTTATGGACAATATCATTCAGTATAAGTTTTTGCATCGTCTTCATAATATTATACCAAAAAAATACACACTTATTCTTTGTTGTTTTGTTCGTGTAATTGTTTAAGTGTCTCGCCGAGAAATACACACTCCATATAAGATTCTGAACAAGGTCTCCATTTTTGCACTTTCTTATACTCTATTCTATTTTGTTTTGCATCTACCCAAAACGGTTCATCTTCATCTATGTCCAGATATGCAAGCACATTATCATTTTCTTGTTCAACCCATACCAACATATTCAAACAAGGTCTAACCTTGTGCATAAAATTCCAATCATTAAAATTTATGTAGGCAAGTTCAAACTCAAAATCAAAGTCAACCACATCATCAAAGTATATCATTGTAATAATTCCTCTACAAGTTTTTTATAAACGTCATATGCCTCTAGCAATTCTGAGAGCATCGGTGTTATCTCTTCTTCTTTTAATTCATAAAAGCCGCCTAATAAGATGTCTTCAACATCCTTTATAAGTTCTTTAAGAATTTCTAACTTTTCTATGGCGATGTCAATTTCCATTTTTTAGTCTTCATATAAAAATGCTTCGATTCTTTTTAGTTTTTCTTGTAGCGTTTTCAATCTTGCTTGCAGCTTCCATCTTTTTGTTGGATTTTTTCTTACCTGAAGTCTACCAAAAACATCCATATATTTTTGTTGATATTTCTGATATGATTTAAGTGCTTCGGCATTTAACTTTCTAGTAACCGAAGTCTGGTTCGGTTCCGCTGTGCTCAATTCTTGATTGCTCTCCTCTTCCTTTGGTGATAATGTTTCTGTCATTTTTTTCTCCTTCAACTTTAATCGGATTCCAATCTATAATATCTATTTTATGCTTTTTTAGAAACTCATTGCAAGCAGAAAAATGCTTACAATTAAAAAAACCTCTGTGTGCTGAAAGTGGCGATGGATGTGCAGCTTTCAGTATCAGGTGCTTTTTCTTGTCTATGAATGCAGAACATTTGGCAGATTTCTGACCCCACAACATAAAAACCACATTTGGCAAAGAATCCGAAATGTGCTTTATAACTCTTTCGGTAAAAATCTCCCACCCCAATCCATAATGAGAACCTGGTCTTCCGTTCTCTACTGTTAAAACTCTATTCAGTAAAAATACACCCTGATCAATCCAATTTGACAGTCTACCTTGAATTTGGATATCTCCGATGTCTGACTGTATTTCCTTAAATATATTGTTCAGAGAAGCGGGTACAGTCTCTTCCGTAGACTCGAATGCAACACCAGTAGCAGCACCATTGTGATAAGGATCTTGTCCTATTATAACCACTTTGATTTTGGCTAGTGGCACACTCGCAAAAATTTTAAACGTATTTTCTGGATCTGGATATACTAGCGTCCGTTTTCTCTCATTGGTCACACGTAATGCCAAATCCTGAAAATATTGTTCGTGCGATTGTAATGTTAAAAATTCTCTCCACTCTTGCATAAATTATTCAATTGCTCCTGTAAAAGTTTCTTCTTGAGATACAGCTCTTCAAGTTCTCTGAAAAGATTTATGCAACCTATACCAACGCACGAATGTATTGTTCTGTATACATACTGAATTTGGCATTCGGTCTTTTCAATTTCTTCTCTAATTTCTTTAATCAAGGTCGTCATTTTCTGTATTCCCATTTTGTAAATTTTCGCAACGCAAAACATAGTCTTCTGTAACTAATTCACAAAATTGCTTTTCGCTAATGTTATTTAAGTCTGATCCTTTTAACTTTAAAATTTTCAACGTCTTTGTAATTGATAATATCATAGTTGAATAGACAGTGCAATTACTTGCAAAAATTTTATTTGCCACTTCCAAATCAGATAAGGTTGATGATTTTACACTTCTTGCGGTGCCAAATCCTATAACCCAAAATATCAAAGCAAATACAATATCCACAAAAGTCAAATTCATTATTTTTCCTATGTTTAACGTTTTTGATTATAACCGGATGAAAAACTACTTGATGCGTATGCTTCTTTTCTTGCATATTGAATTAATTCATTAACTCTAATTTCCAAATTTGTATATCTTTCTCGTCTATACTTTCGACTCTCTTCTTCAATCTTCTGTCTCGAAATGCAAGTATACTTTTGGTGCAAAATTACAGATACTTCATAACTAGTGTATACAGAATGTCTTGCCAGATCATAAAACTCGTGGATTAATTCTTCTTGTTTTATTAGAAGGTGACTTGTAATTTGAGTCATATTATCCACCTTAAAAATAATTTTTTAGAATCTGGTCTGTTCATTATATAATCGCAAGTTTCGGCTATAATGTCAAGACCGTTTGTTATGAAGTCGGCCTCAGCTTCAGAATATTTTTTAATGTGCTGTAAATACAATTCTTTATAGTGCATTGCATTGTAATAAGATAACAACCAATCGTGTTGTTGATATCTATCGATCTTTAATGAATTGATTTTAAGGTTGAAAATATTAAATAGATTTTTCCCTATTGATTTTGTCAATCTAGTATCAAATGAATTTTGATTATATTCTGATATGAAATGCCCTATTTTAAATTTGTGATTCTTGTGTATAGAAGATGTAAACTTATATGTTATGGGTGCATACAAATTACCGCCCAATGAAGATACCAAACCCTTTTCTGATAAGAACTTCCACTTCTTATAAGAATATTCATTTATACCTTTTTTATTTTCATCTCTCCAAAAATCAACTTCTTCACTCTGCGGACAAATTTCTTTGTTGAACATATCGGTAAACTTTTCGATATGCTCTTCGTATTCAAGAAATTTGGCATAGTCCTCAAAGCGAACTAAAGTGACTTCAGTTGTCATTTATTTCCCTCTGAGATATTTGTGTTCTATTTCCTTTTTTCTTTTTCTTTTTGTTTGCGTGTACAAACACAGAAAGAAATTTGAAATCAATAAAATGTCTAGTCTTTGTTCTTTTTTTCTTTTTGTTTGCCATATTGCTTCTCCCTATTTTTATATTATAACAAAAAGGATCATAACATAGCAAATGTTTACTATCTAAAAGTTCCGTGTCGAAATGCTGGATTTACTTTGCCATAAATTTTACCATCAGAACCTCTTAATTTACAAACTCCCGTATTTTGGTCTTTTATTGCTTCTTGAGATAATTTATATCCAAATTGATTAAAATAATATCTCCATCTTCCGTCAACGAATGCCAAAGGTGAACTAGATCTGGCAATAACCTTTCCGCTTTTTGTTACTAACTCAAAATACTTTAATCTGACTGGTGCAATTAGAACCGGCTTATATGCTCTTGGTTCTGGTGGTGTATAGTGTCTGTCTGAATGTGATTTCCACAACCAATTTGTAGGTAACGATATTCCTTTGCCAGAATCGTTGCGTAAATATTTAATAGATTCTATCAAACTTTTCGTCGGCCACGATCTTCTTTGTGGTCTCGGCGTTTCATCTGTGACCTTCAATCTGCCATTCATTGCTGGATGCCAAAGAAAAAAGATCTCAGCACCTTTTAATGACTCCTTTCTAGTTTGTACATCATCATCAACGGAACTACTACCATCGTGCGAAAAAAGATATGCACCTCTTCTTGGACTTGCTTTTGATCCGTGTACTTCATTGACTATTCTATCGCCCGTTATGAACGAACCAAAAGGAACCCAAGGATTGTTTACATAGAAACAATTATCACGTTTTGGCAAAACTTTTAAAACTTCATCCGCCAGTTCTTTTGCAAGTTCTTTATTGAGAACGTGTTCAGTGGCGCCAGAAAAATACCATATGACATTTTTATATCTTTTAGGAAATTCAGCAAATCTTTTTGCTTCTGCTATAATTTTAGGAAAATCATTTCTAGTAAAATTGTGATCGTCTCTCCAAGCCAAGTTCAGTCTTATAGCCGGAGTTCTTCCTCTTCTAGCAAGGTGTTTTATGACATTTGTTGGATCATCAAATAAATCCTTTTGTGTAAAAAAACCGGCGGCCCAACCACGAGGATGTGAATCTATTATAACTTGTGGATACTTACCGCCACCAAGATAATCCATACCGAATAGTCTTGGTCTTTTGACTTCTGGTGTTAGCGCAACAGATTGAAATTGGAATGGTAGGCATAATAAAAGCAATACGACTAATACCTTGATTCTATGAAAATTCATTTTGAGTATGAACACCTCTCGATTTAGTATACTCGGTGTATTTTTATTTATGTCGATTCGCAAAATCCAAAATAATAAATAGTATGTAATTAAAAATGAATATTGTGATCATTCCAAGAATAGAAAATGGCACAATACAGCAAGAGAACAAATAATTACCTAACACACGCAAAAACATTGTTTGAAGTTGTGATGATTGCCGACCAAAATGGCAATCCAACTTCCGTCAATAACCCTACGGGCACTGCCGTAGATGCATTTGGCAGAATGCGTGTATCAAATCCTGTCACACTATTCGATAGTTTTAACAGATATCAAATCAATTCTCATTTCTCCACTTTAACGTCAGTTTCTGGTGGTTCAATTTCTTATAATGAATTTGATAGCTCAATTTTATTAAATGTAGACACATCTTCAGGTTCTTTTGTAAAAAGAGAGACGACAAGAGTATTTGCATATCAACCAGGTAAGTCATTACAAATTTTAGCAACATTTTGTTTTGATGTGGCACAAAGTGGACTCAGACAAAGAGTTGGATACTTTAATGATAATAACGGAGTTTTCTTAGAGCAAGATAATAGCGTAATTAGTTTTGTGATAAGATCTAGCGTATCCGGTTCTGTGAGCGATCTGAATCGTGTTGCTAAAACCGATTGGAATATAGACAAATTAGACGGTACTGGACCATCCGGAAAAACTTTAGATTTAACCACAGCACAAATATTTTGGACAGATATTGAATGGTTGGGTGTCGGATCTGTTCGTTGTGGTTTTGTAATAGATGGGCAATTCGTACACTGTCATACATTTCATCACGCAAATCATATAGAAAGCACCTATATGACAACAGCTTGCTTGCCAATAAGATATGAAATACAAAACACGGCAAACACTTCGGTATCAAGCTCGTTAAGACAAATTTGCTGTAGTGTGATATCTGAAGGTGGTTATGAACTGAGAGGAAGAAATAAAAGCGCAGGAAGTTCCTCTTTAATAAATTTACCAACAGCAGGAACGTTTTACAATTTAATGTCAATAAGATTGAAAGTAGATAGATTGGATGCTATCGTAGTGCCAAAAAACATAAGCGTTTTTGGCAAAGGTAATAATACCAGAATACATTGGAAAATATTATCAGGTGGTACGATTACTGGTGGATCTTGGAATTCTGCTGGTAGCGATTCTGCCGTTGAGTATAACAACACGGGTACTCTAACTGGTGGTTCGTCTTTAGTCGAAGGTTATATTGGCATAGATGCACAAAGCTCACAAACCGCCAGTTTAGATTCAGGAATGTTCAAATTTCAATTAGAAAGAAATGGATTAACAGGCCAGTCTGTAATTTTTACTCTAGCCGCAACGGGTGGAGTGGATGACGACAAAGCACTGGGTGCAATGGTTTGGGAAGAAATAACATAAGTTTAAAACACACACATACAAAAAAAAAGGAAGAAAAATGACAGACTTTTTACCCCCAATTGAAATATTCGAGGATGTTGCCGCAGTTTATTCCAATGGACGACCTGGCAGTATCGATCCATCAGTTCCAACGAGAAATGGTTGGTATTTTAGAAATGCATTAGCAGGACAAAAAATAAATTGGTATTTCTTTGATGGATATGTTAATAACATTACTGTGCAAAATTTCTCTGCATACGCCGTAGTTACTCTAGATTCTACTGTATCTAAACCGTATCTAGCCGTTTATACCAAACCAACAGGATCTGGGGATTTTGCGCCTTGGTATAAATCTAGCAAAGTGTTTTTGATGTCTTCTGGTGTTGTTGGTACAAAATATTTGGTATATTTTGGACAAGATCCACAAGTTCATCTAGATTTACCTAGAATTCAACTAACACCTGGATTGACAAATGGTTCGTTTGGCAATAGTGAAGAAATATTAACCATTGCATTCAGCACCGACTCGGGTGCGGCTGTAAATTCAGTTAAATTGTTGACAGAAAGTTTAGGAATTAATGCCACAACATTCAAGCAAGAATACGAACTTGAAATAAGAAATCCAGCAGGACTTTGGAGTTTGAATAATCCTCCTTTATGGCCAAAGAAGTGTAAAGAATATAAAAACGATTCTATAGTACTGACTCAATCCGGATGGACCGTTTTGAGAACAGGCGAAGTTCTAGTCGCAATGGGCGGAAGACTGATCGATGCAGGAGTGTCGGATGTTGTTGATATTAAATTTACAGAAGAATCATATGAAAGGGGCGATCCTTTAACCGTTAAAGTTGTATTCAACGAAAAGGTTGATGTCACGGCCGGTGCTACGGTATCAGTTTCTTGGACTGGTGGTAATTTTAACTGCTCAGTTCCTTCAAACTTGACCGGAGTATATGAAGTTTTATTTCAGGGTGTAGTTCCTTCTGCCGCTGGTACGTTGAGTTTGTCACCTGAAACAAAAATTACGGGAACTATTAGAGATACTGGTACAGTAAATGCATCGAACTTGAACGTTCCTGTATTCTTGAATCCGTTCTTTAAATCTGCAACGGTTGCATAATTACTGCAATGAATTGTGGAGCCCTCACCTAGAATCGAACTAGGAATTGATGATTACAAATCAACTGTTATACCTTTTAACTATAAGGGCGAAGGTGCTAGATTGAATAAATCTAGCACCTTTATTAATTTATATCAAGAATTATTTTTAATAGTTTCAAGAATCCAATTTCTACCGGCGGGTACACTAGCATAAACGCCAGGATAAACACTACTTGCACACTCAAATCCCCACGATGTAATACCGTAGAGAACCCTTCGGTTCAATGAGGTAATTGGTCCACCACTGTCACCATTACAAGTATCACCACCATCCAGCACTTCATTAGACGAAGACAATTTGGCCCCACAAATCATTGTTTTGTCGTCAAATTGATCACCCAAAACAGTACTGCATTGACTCTGTTGCCAAATTGGAAACTTTAACTCTTTCAATTGAGATGATATTGCACCCGATTCGGTAATACCCCAACCAAAAGCTCTATGACTTCCCACGACATTCTTTGTTGCCAGTTTTGGATACAATCTTGATTTTAATTTTCTCTTTAATTTAAAGAGTGCCCAGTCCCGTTTATATGTAAAACCACTCCAATTATCAAAAAATACAGATTCTACTCCGGATCTTGCCTTTGGATGAGAAAGACTCTTACCACCAACACCTACCTTGAAGAAAGATAGGTCATAATTCCTTGTCAATTCAGCACAGTGTGCCGCCGTCAGCACCCAACCAGGTCTGATGAGCGTTCCACCACAAAAGAATTCACCATCGAGGTATAGTGCAGTCATATATGGTACAGCACGATTGACCGTTATACCATTAATAATTCTTTCAGTAGTTTGTGCGTGTGACTTTACACACACAAACAAAGATAATGCCAATAGTCCAATTTTTGTTTTAATTTTCATATATTCTCACAGTTTTATTTCATTTCATCAAATTCATCCAAGATCATTTGCACTAGAATGACCACGAAAATGATAATCGCAAATACAAGTATAAAGTAAAGTTCCATCATAGTTAAAACAGTTCAATTTCAGTGTCTTCTTTTTTCAATTCTTCTATATCGGTTTGTCCATCTAAGATTTTTATCTCCTCTAGATTATACATTTTATCCCACAGTGTGTAAAAGGTTTCTTGGGTAGACTTATCGAATCGACTTAAACATAGTTTTACTGAATCATTAATATTTCCTATAATGTTATTGGTTTGTAATATATGAACCAAACGACGAGTGGTTACTACTTCATTCGATCCACCATCATCAAATGTATCACGAATTGATTCCGACCACGAGAGTAGAGTATTGACAATTTTTTCATCGCCTCTAGTCATTATCTTGGTAAGAATCTTTTTCTCATTCGCTTTACTTGGATATTTTTGTTCCAGTGTGATTGCAAACCTTTCCAGAAATGCTTCATTCAAAAAGTTAGTACCGATAAACTTACCAGTTTCATCACCTTGACCTTTCGTATTGGCGGTAGCGATTATGGTAAAGCCAGGTGCTGGCGTTACGACCTCATTTATTTTCTTTATGTACAACGAATTACCTTCAAGTACAGGTTGTAGACACATAATTCTGTTAGATGCCAAATCAACCTCGTCTAGCAAAAGAACAGCACCTTCCCGCATTGCTTCAACGACCGGACCATAATGCCATACGGTGTCGCCATCCTTTAATCTAAAACCACCGATCAAATCATCTTCATCCGTTTCAATGGTTACGTTTATTCTGATCAATTTTCTTTTCAGATCGGCGCATACTTGTTCTACCATCATAGTTTTACCGTTACCGGACAAACCAGTAATAAAGACAGGAAAGAAATTTTGACTACCAACAATCTGTGAAAGTAGATTATGATGACCCCATTTTACATAGTTGTTATTTTTGGCCGGTACAATTGACATAACAATGATCTCCAAGATAAACAATTTTTCTATAATTAAATTATCACACAATCAAACTAACAGATCAACAATTTTTTCGGAAATAATTTTTAAAGATTTTGTCTTGACTAAACTTTTGGTCATATCTCTGCCAATTTTGTTTATTTCTTTTTTTACATTTTCGACTTGTTTTGGTCTTTTGACATAGATATCTTTATCCAAATCATCATCCAGTCCTTCATCATCCAAAGATTCTACGTCATTCCAAAAATCACTTCGTTGTATTATATCAAAACATCCGAATACACTTTTATTAAGACAAATAAAAGTATTGAAAGATTGTGGCAAATTATTAACTTTAACTTTGATATCATCTGAGGAGAATCTATCACTGTGAATATAGAATTCGTGGCACTTCAATGATTGACCAAAGTGTTTTCTTAATGCAGAAACTAACGTATGATATTGAGCCGGTTTCCAATCGATCTGATGATACATCATATTGTCGTTTCTATTTCTAATTAATCCATTTTTCACAAGTGTTTCATAATTAGACAAAACATCATAAAAGTAACTTTTGTTTTTATACTTTATGTTTAAAGATGTTTGTCCGCTAAGTGAGTCTCTGGAAAATAATTGGTTTCCGTTTTCAATTGTATCCGTTGCATCGCCATCGGTTATGACGATTAAGTGAGTTATATCCTTTTTGTGTTTTTGTTGAAAATTATCTACTACCTTAAAACATTCAAACATTGAATTATTCAGTGGAGTACCAGAGAGTCCGTATCCGAATGAGTGTGCATAACTCGAATCGGCGGCGGCTCTAGCAAGATAATAAAATGCTCTAGATTGCATTTGAAAATCTAGCTTCGATGATGAAGATGATAAAAAATTATATAATCTGCATTTGTCCGGAGGTGCATTAAATGGATAATGTTCAGACTCATAACTATGTACTCTAAAATCACTAAACCCATAAACATCAAACGGCAAACCGGCCTTTTTACAAAACTTGGCAAACAATAAAATTTGTAGTATGCAAGGCAAATATTCAGAACCCATACTACCAGACATATCAAACAATACGACAAAACCGTAACTGTCGCCTTTATAATCGATCTGTTTTCTAATAAAAATATCTTCCGATAGTTTATGTTTGGATAATGATTGAGTGTCTAGTATACCAGTTTTTTTGAATTGCGTTTTGTGATATTCTCTGGTTTTTTGTTTTCTTAGAAACAATTGCGTCATATGACTCGAAATCATTTCTAATGCACGATCCATTTTTTCATAATCAGATTTATATCTTGCTGCATTATCTCTGGTATAGTAATTCATTTTTATCAACCTTCATAATATGATAAAATTCGATGTAGCACATCAGCAGTGAATAATTTGCTATTACTAATGATATCGCAATTACTAATTTCAATGCAAGTGATATTTTTAGATAATGCTTCTTGTAAACTTTCATTCATTTTCTGTTCAAAGGTGTTTTGGATTTCAGAAAAGAATTCGCCAGAATCATTCTTCGTTGGTTTCTGTGGTTGAATCTGTTCGGATTGTTGTTGTGTTTCATTTTGTTCATTTTGACCACCATCAGAAGTCTCAGTGCCAGAAACTTCTACTTTTTGCATTTGGGATTCATTCTCTTGGTCTTCTTTGTTTTCTTGATCTTTTTCTTTTTCTCTCTTTAGATACTCTAGAATTTCTCTCGATACTGTTATAACACTTTCAAAGTTATAACAAGTTATGCATTTCTTAACCAATGAAAGTTCTTCGGTGTTAAAGACTATTCTACCATAGGATTCATAATTGGCTTTTACCTTGAGGTATAATACCAATCTATCCAAAAATGTTTTGTAATTAATTTTGTGTAATGAGTGTGATATTTTTTCTTCGTTACCAAAGAAATCATTTTCCAACAACCATTTAATTCCGTTTTTATAATCAGAAACCAAGCCAGGATATTTTTGTTTTATCTTTATATCGATTCGATAGTCTTCTACTATATTGATGATTGGTTTTAATTCTTTACCCTCTTCACTCACAAATATATCATCATACGGAGTAAACAATGCGTGGCCAACTTCGTGTCCTATAACGAAATGATATAATTGTTCTTGCTTGAAGTCCCAGAATGGTAAATATAAAGTTCTGTTCTTTATATCAAAGGCTGCGGTAGTCAAACTCTGATTAAGAACAACGCCGATATTTTCACTAGCAAACAGTTTTGCCAGTAGCTCATAATTCTGTATTGCATTGTTTGATTTCATTTTAAAAATCTCAGTATACTAAAGATAAATCTTCACAAATAGCAATCACTTCTTCCTCAAAATCTTTGTAGGAAAAGTTATCCGGTAATACTTCATAAGCATGTTCAAGTATCTCGGACACTATATCATTTGTTTTAAATCCATACTTATTCGCAATTTCAGTAGCTATCTTTTTACATTGTATCATTTGTTGCGATGAATTTCTAGGGAATTGATATATTTTAGCAGACATTATTGAACCTCATCCATTTGGTGTTCAGTCAAAAACTTATTAAGAGCTACATAATGTAAGTCTATGGCCTTTTTAGTTTCTAGTGCTTTCTCATATTCCTCCTCAGAATAAAATTTAGTGTATAATTGTTGTAGTTGTTTAAGATTGTCTAAGACCTTTCTTAATACTACAGACAATTCTTCTTTCGTTAATTGTTCTGGATATTTGTATTCCATACTTATCTCGATTTACCCTACTATTTTAGTATATCGTATTAGATGCCGAGGTTCAATCATTTTTTATGAAGTTTAAGGCATTCCTTCAGACTGACTATGAGTTTATTTAAGGCATCGGTTTTATTGAAGTTCTTTTTGCCAAATTGCTCTCGTAGGACAACTTGTGGTGCATCCTTGTTATTTGCTATCTCAAACTGAATCCAAAACTTATCAGCATCGGAATCGTCTTCTTCTACGGTGATAATTTTAAGAGCCTTTATCACGCCGTCTCGGTACAATTCGGTAAGTGATTCATATTCATAGCTACTCAAAACATTTGAATCGCCAATTAATACAGGACAACCACCATGCGAATCTGGAAGTGTTGATTGTAAATAATTAATGACATCAAGAATCGTTTTCATTTTCTCCTTGTTTAATTGTTATACCATTTTCGATAGGATCTATATCTTTCATTTTCTCTATAATTTGATCGATAGAAACTGGCATATAGTTCCAAACATCGACACCTACATCAGTCGATCTACCAAAATCTGGCAAGTTTCCGTGTGAATGTCCATATAGATGTATGCCACCATGTCGAATCTTGCTCCAGGTTCTGTGTGCGTAGTGTGACAAGAAAAAGTGATAGCCATATTTCTTTATGGAGTGTACATCTTTGACAAAATTAAATCTCTTGTGTTTTGTGACAAATTCATTATCGTGATTTCCTTTTATTAGGTTTATGTTGCCGTGCAACCTTCCTATGATTCTATCGGAATTAATGAATCCAAAATCACCAAGATGATAGATGGTATCACCCCCTTTAACTGTGTTGTTCCAATTTTGCATTAGAATCTCATCGTGCTCTTCAATTGAAGAGAATGGACGATTACAATATTTTATTATGTTTCTATGTCCGAAGTGTGTGTCGGCTATGAACCAAACGTTGTGTTTCATTGCTTTAGATTTTCTATCAGTCGATTATACATCTCTACGCCATCTCTCAATTCTTCTAATGCATCTTGTCTTTTTTCTAACGGTAAATTTTCACTAGAAGATAAAATATCTCTACAAACATCTATAACATTTTTTAAAACACCAATTTCATCTAATTGTATTTTAGTCAGAAAATCCATATTAACACCTATTCAAAATAATAGTCATTTTCCGGTCTAATATAGTATTCACTATTCAGATTAACAACTTCTTTCCTTTGTATCATGGATAAAAAATTGTATTTTGTTATTCTTCTATTATTAGTATAGATCTCTGCCACACAATTATCAAGAAAAAACTCCCAGTCTTTTACATTTTTGTGCACAAAAGGTTTATTCGATTTTGGATAATCGCCAAAAACTCGTATAACAAACGATAAGCTATTGGAATTATTTGATACTATTATTTCAGTTGTAACCATTTTCATTCGTTTTACAAACTTTTGGACAATATCTCAATAAGTAAATCAACCTCTTCCTTTGAGAATGTCAAAGATGGTCTAAGTCTTACTGAATTAAGACCACATCCTAGCAGAAATAATCCGTTTTGTCTACATCTTTTTATTAGTGCATCACGTTCTCTTAAATGGTCAAAGGCACACATTAAACCTTTTCCTCTAGGATTTGAAACACCAAGATCAGTCAACTTCTTCAATAGATAGTCACCAACAACTTTGGCATTTTCAACTAGATTATCTTCTTTTATTATTTCTAGGTATCTCTGAGAGCGAACCATATCGACTAAATTTCCACCCCAAGTGGAATTGATTCTAGATTTTTCTACAAAAACATTATCTTTAACTTCCTGTACTCTAGGTCCGCTTAGTATACCACACACTTGCATTTTTTTGCCAAAACAGATAATATCTGGTACAACCAAATAATGCTGATGGGCCCAAGTTTTACCAGTTAATCCTAAACCAGTTTGAACCTCATCGTATATCAATAGCATATCGAATTTATCTGCCAATGCACGAAGATCCTCGTGAAAATTTCCACTGAAATGATTGTCGCCACCTTCGCCTTGTATTGGTTCAATTATGATTGCTGCACAAGTATCCTTTAATTTTTCTATTGTTTCCAGTGCAACGTTATAAAAATTACAATCAAGACTCAATTGCTGTTCTGGTGAATTAGACTGGTGTAATACTGGTGCTTCAAGTCTAGGCCAATCTGGAAATTTTGGAAATAGTTCATACTTTCTAGGATCATTTGTATTAGTTAAGCTGAGGCTGTAGCCAGAGCGACCATGAAATGAGTTTTTAAAATGCACGATCTTCAATTCGTTTGGATCGACATTCACTCCCTTTTCTTTAAGTCTCCTATATTTCCAGTCAAAGGCAACCTTCAATGCGTTCTCTACCGCTAGTGTGCCTCCGGCGATGAAAAAGGAATGAGTAAGATATGGTGGCACTGCCACATCAAAAAATGTTTCAACAAATTCCACAAACTCTTCGGTGAGAATATCAGAGTTTGACGGATTTGTCCTAGCACACCTCAATAGTTTTTCACTAAATCGTTCATCGAACATTTTAGGATGATTGTGTCCTATGGGGTTGCTGGCAATAAAGCTAAATGCATCAAGATATTCTTTGCCTGTGTTCTTATCTACAAGAAAATTGCCGTGGCTCTTGTCAATATCAAAGACAGTATCAAAATGATCTAACAGTATAAACTTTGAAATTCTTTCGTGAAGGTCGGACATGATTACCTCTTTCTAAGTAACAGAACAACTAACAACAAAGACACCGCAAAACTAACACTAATACCTGAATACAACTTGACTCTATTATAGCTAGGCACAAGTTCATAGACAGCGTGACCTGCAATAACAGATCCCACACAAAGAAGAAAACAAAAAAACAGATTTAAAAAAAACTTCACAAAAGACAATAACTTTGACATATTTCCTCACAATTCATACAAGGTTCATTTCTTTGAAGAACGAAATCCCGAAACAAAGGCCCACTTCACCCAATCACTAAGCATTCTGGTTCTATCTACAGAATCTTCTAGTTTGCAAGTGGAGCGAAACCATTCAGATCTGGTAGAGTACTCACCATATAAATCATTAAACCACTCGTCAAATTTCTGTAAGGCGAGTTTTTCTTCATCAATCGATTGTTCCTCCTTACTATCATTACTATCACGTTCCTCATTCATAGACTCCCACCTCTCTTCACACTGTTGCTCTATGTTCACGCCCAGCATCAAACTGGCATAAGAAATTAAATCATCAGGTGTATGAATTTGAAGTCCATAGTTAGGATACACATCAATCAGAATCTCTCTAACTCGACTCTTAGTGCATCCAAATTGAACCCTTAGCAATTGAATCCATTTACAATCAACATAAGAAAGTACCATCACACACCCTCAGACAAAGATTTCATTCTCTTCAAATCAAACACGGAAACTCTTGAGGTACCGTTTTCCGGCCCAAAGACGACAAGCATAAGCGGTTGAGGAAGACCATGTGGGGCATCTCCGAATTTGGGTCGACCGCATATAAACAAAACCTCTTCGGCTTTCATGCAATAGTCCCGAAACCATGTGGTATTTGTGCGGGCAGGTATAAGCATAACCACCCGACAACGCCCCGCATTTGACTCGTTATAAGCCTTTACAATCCAATCTTTAAGTTTACTCTTTCGACAACCGTAAGGCGGATTTAACCAACATGAGCCATGCCATTCTTGCCTTAACCCATCTGCTTCTTCATCAAAAAACTTTTCACATTTGGTGTTTTCGGCATCTGCCGCAAGGTCTGTGGCAAAATGGTATCGAGCGTCCAATGCCCTAAAAAGGTCATTGGGAGTTGTCCACTCCTGCTTTGCGGAATCGAATTTGTTTTTGAATACTGCCATACTCCCACCTCTCTTCACACTGTTGCTCTATGTTCACGCCCAGCATCAAACTGGCATAAGAAATTAAATCCATTTACAATCAACATAAGAAAGTACCATCACGCACTCCTAGACAAAGATTTTTCAGCAAGCCTCACAAAAAAATCATTCAAACTAATATTAACAGATTGAAACAAAGAATTCAAACTTTCTATTTGATCCAATTTAAGTTCCGCCAACACCACATTGTCCACTTTGAGAATTGCCACTGACTGAGACTCAAGATCGGTACTATTAGAAAGTGAAAACGTAAAGACAAAATTATTATTAAAACTAAAGTCTCTTACAAACCAAAACTCAATATAAGGATTACCATTTCCATCGTCATCGGGATTTCCATAAGAGAACCTACGCTCCCATCCATGAGAAAAAGAAATTTTTGAACAAAGAGTAACATCACCTAATTCATTGATTAAGTTTAAATTCATTTATAGAGTCCCTTACAGTAGTAGATAGTTTATAATAGTGATTGCCAGATCTAGGATTTTTTTTCCTCGCCAAATTCTATTCAACCACATCAAACTTCAAACACGCATCACACGTACCGGCACCACACAAAAATGTGGCCACGCCAGCTCTGTGCAATGCGGCCAGCTCTTTCTTCAACTGTCTCGACTGTTCGCTTGTGATCTGAAACAATCCTCTATAGGCCACAAGATTGCCCTCGACACTACTAAGACAGTATACGAAATGCCTGTGTGCGAGATTTTGCAAGAATTTTTCCTTTGGTAGTAGATTCTTAATAGACTCCCGATGAGCATTTTGTCTTAGCTTAATGCCATGCTTATCCACTATGGCATTCAATTTTCTACGCACCTTCTTTAGTCTACGAATATGAAGAACGGTTTGTTGCTGTGTTTTCTTTCTCTTCAATAGTTCTTCCTGTAGTATTCGTCGCCGTCGATGGAATTCTTCTTCGGCCTTCTGCATTTGTTTACAATTCATATGGACTCCCTTGTTTGTGATTGTTGTTGAATAATAACATAGTAAAGGATAGTAGTCAACTATGTAAGTGAACTGTTTCTATTTTTGAAACAGTTCGTTTAAGCTATTCAGCATCCAATAGTGCCAAGTATCGACCTCGTAATTATGCTGTACTCCTTGGTCGTTTACAATAAAAAACTTTGCTTCGATGTCTTTATATGGCAAGAATTGTGCGTTTAGTGTGTTATTTAAGTGTGTACGAATACGCTCGGCCACACGCTTGGCCGCTTCACCATACGTGTCATTACAGAATGCATCACGATTGTATTGTATGCCAGATGGTTTTAGCGTTATCAGTACGGCGTTGTTACTCTCGTCCATAATGTCCAGTCTTGGTTCATCGGGCGTTACTATTTTAATGTCGTCTTCTGTGAACCATTTTGCTATAGAGCCGTACTGTGCGGCAACGTCGAATAAGTCTGTCATTTTAGTCTATCTCCTTTGAATAAGTTATTTTGGTTGTGGCGGTTCAGGTGGCCGTGGTGGTTCCATTTTGTTTGGTTGTGGTGTACTGTGGGGCACTATGTAAATGATTTGTATGTCCACGCTTGGTTTTGTTGTTGGTGTTGGTGTGACTGTGGTCGTGGGGGTCGGGGCCACTATTAGTAGTAATGATAAAAATTCTAACATGGTGAAAAAATTTTGCTGAAAAAAAATTAACATGAGTGGTTTTTCTGTTAAATAGTCTCGCACGTTTTCGAGGCCCTCCGCAACAAAAAGCCACCTGAAACACGATCACTTTTTTTATATTATTGGCTTTCTCTTTGTTCCACTTCTTCCATTCTTCTCCATAATCTCTTTATCATATCCTCATCATTCTTAAACACAACCAGCCACATTGCCCAATTCTTGCGGCCCATAGCGGTATCCACTATTTGATCACGCATTTCAACGGAATCACTACGGTTCAACCTAGTTTTCGCCAATTTTACTTTGGCCCATTCTGTTTTTATTTTTTTCTTATTTTCTTCATTCAAATACTCATCAGGCACACTATTAGCACCGGCCCACACTAAGTGATTTTCATAATCAAATATCTGTACCAAAGTGTATATAGATGAAGCAAAAGAAAAATGCGGCTCCTTCCACACTCCTTTACTGAGTAATCGTTTGCCAAAGTTTATTACCTTTTCCTTTTCCTCATATAGTGGATAGGAATGCGAATCCTCTACTCCTTTGAATTTTCCCTCTACGTACACCATGGTGGACTTTATGGTGTGCCATTCCTTATTGTTTATCATAGGCCTCCACTCTTACGGATAGAAAGTCTTTAACGAATTTGGTTGTTACGGCAGTTACTAGTGAGCATTCTTTTCTGGCCTCTTGGAATTTTTCAAAGGCCTCTCCTATTATTCTTTTTTGTGCTGGACCTAGTTCTGATAGTTCTTGATCGGTGTATATTACTTTCACGGATGGAAGTGATTGTTTTTCATCGGATAATTGTTCGGTGAATTGATCAATTATCTGTATGGTAAATTTAAATGATTCCATGGCGGCCTCCTATTTTTTAATAATAATATATTTCACTTTATGGTTAGTCAAAAGGTTTTTGTTGTCTTCTTCTGATACTCTTGCTCTATAGTCTGATCGCTTCTCCTGCATGGCGTTATTGTATCGTGTAATTAGTCTAGGAATCATTTCTTGATCTAGTAATATTTTACCGCTTACGTGTAAACTAAATTCGTTTGCCGTGAATCGTTTTATCGTTTGTTTTCCTTCGTATATTTCGATCATGGCGTTTCCTCAACTATCTCAAATAGGATGGCCCGTATGGTGTAAGATATCTCATACCATTATGATCATCAAAGATGTTTCCTCTAGCGTGTTTTGCTGGTGCTGCCCAAGATGCTGGTTTTAGTATGTCGCCGTTTTCTTTGTCTATGAATGCCCAGGCGGAAGTGCCCACAACGATCTTTATGTATCGCTTGCCTTCGTTTTTCTTGATAGGTCTTATTTGATTGTATTTTTGATCATGTTCTTTTAGAAAATTTGTTACTAGTGCGAACCATGATTCAAATTTGTTTTGGAATTGTTCTTGTGTCATGGTATTATCTCCTTTAGTCTTCTGTCTCTTCTTCCTCTTCTTCTTCCTCAATAAATCCAGCACAATGCGCCAGGTCGGCTACATCACGTTCACTCATATACGAAAGACACTCTCTTGCTAGTGTTTCCCAGTCTAGTACACCTTGTTCACACAATTCGATCAATTCGGTTGTTGCTTCTCTTGCCATATCGATTTCCTTTATTTGATCACTATCTCTATTATTAGTATCTCAAATTTGGCCCTCCATGTCAATGGTTTTTTGGTTATTTTATTTGTCAATTGTGAGTTTACAAATCGTGAATAATTTAAACCACTTACAATCTATAAATTTTGTCGTTTAATCTTACGGTACTTAAAACAAGGTCAACGGTTAGTATATCCTTGGCCGATGTTGAGAATACGTGATCGCCACCATGGCGGCCAAGGTATGTAACTTCCTTCGGTTTGTCAATGATACCTAATTTTTTCAATAGAAGAATAGCGGTAAGTGTTGGTGAATACGCTTTCATGATATATCCTATAGTACTTCATTAAAATTTTTCATTAAAATGAGATTCCCATATACTGTTAAGGTGTGATTCTGATACTATCACACACTCACTCAAGAGAGGCAACCATATATTAGTGGCCTTGTATGAATCGGCCGTCACTCTGTAACGCTTACCATCGGCCGTTCCCACAATTGTTATAGAGGAATCAAAGGGATCACGTGTAGCAAAAACAATTAGATCAGGCGATTTATTTCTTCGCATAGATTCTTCCAGTTTTTGCATTTCATGTTTCCGATATTCTTCGGGATCTGGTTCATACTGCAATTCTATCAAATAATCAGGATACCATCTAGATAACTTCTTGATTAGATCGGTTTCTGATAGTGGCGATACTAACAATTTTTTGGATTTTGGTACTTCAAAGAATATGATGTATGCGGCACAATCTTCCTCATAAGCTAGATGATTGAGCCCCCAGTTTCCGCCACGCTTAATTGCCGATCTAGTGAGATGTTTTTCTGCGTATTTTCTCGTGACTAGGAATCCACCATGGCCGGCCGTGCTATGAAAGGTCACTCCTCTTTCAATGATTGTTGATTGTTGTGATTTTCCCCAAGGCGTTTGTGTTGACATAATCATTTCCTTTATTTGATCACTATCTCTATTATTAGTATCTCAAATTTGGCCCTCCATGTCAATACTTTTTGACAAAAAATTGGCGTTTTATTGAAAAAAAAAGGTGAACAATATCACTAGGATACTGTTCACCAAAACCGGCGACCTGCGCCTAGTGATTTACAACCTTGTTAGTTTAACCCTTTCTTTTAAATGGTACTTTCGCTATTCTCTCAAGGTTATAAACTCCTCTTTTCTGCCCTGTAGTATTTTCGGCACCTGTAACATAACACTCGGTAGCATTAAAGATGAAGGCGAACGAATTCCAAGGCCTACCACTATCGGGATCAACGAGAGATTTTAGTTCTTGTCTCGTTACAACTACACGGCCAAAGGTATCCACAATTTCTTGCAAGAATGCGACTTTTTCGCTGTTTGTTCTGCTATTGTAAATACGCTTCTTTTTCTTGGTTCCCGACAAAACGCCCGTATTCGTAACTTTTGCGGAAACATCGGCCACAATAGTAGCTTCAGTAGTTTCGCCAAAATTCGTGTTTTCGGTAGTATTTGTCACATTTTCAGTAGTTATGCTCATAATATTATCTCCTATGTTTTTTCACACTTTTTCACACTTTTTTCGATTTTTTCACACTTTTTTGCGTTTTTTCTCGTTTTTCCTCATTTTTATTCATAAAGTTTTAGATCACGGCTATTCAAAAATTCATTCAATAATTGTCTAGCCTCGAACCAAATTTCATCTTCCGCTATTACTCTAGGTTCTGCAATGTATTTGTGATTAGCACGAAGTTTCTGATCAAGGTCCCATATCGCATCCTTCCATTTCTGTACGTCTGCCAGGTCTCTGGCAAACTGGTTAAACTCATTTTCATCCTCAAATGTTCGTGTAAATGTTATCATAGCATTACCATTAAAACGGATTATTCTCTAGTCTAAACGATCCATTACCTTCTGTCAATACTTTTGACACAATTGCCAAAAATTTATCGTGATCAATCTTTCTAAGAGTTAGTCCATGCTTTTTTGCGTATTTGTTGATATGTTTTGAAGTGGTTGTACTGTAAAACTGTTCACTAGCAACGGCGCCCTGGCCAGCTTCATATACAACCACTGGCGTTTTATATGAAAACAGTATTGAAGCTGCACCAAAATTGAAAACTAGTTCGGTTGCGTTTGCCTTGCTCATAATCATTCTCCTTATATCAATCACTATCTCTATTATCTGTCTTTCAATCTCTTAAACACATCAGCAGTAGCATCGAGAGTCTGAGAAAGAAACTCAAAGCACAATTCTTTGAATTCTTCCATTTCTATATCGGTGTTTCGGCCTTCGGAAACGTTAGCGAAAAGAGTCCAGTAACGAGAAACCTTTTCTTCATCGAATCTTTCCATATCGCCTCCATCACTCAATCACTCTCTCTATTATTAGTATCTCAAATTTGGCCATCCATGTCAATACTTTTTCGCCAAAATAATAAAAATATTTTAGTAAAGATACTCGATCAATTTTTCATAAACAAAATCACGATGTTGCGAATTAAGCTGATCCAGCTCATCTTCAGTCAGGGCGACACCATTTTTCCAAAATGCACCAGAAATATAAGCATCACAATAGTCTGGACAATCGGAATGATCAACGCCATCGAATGTTATATCATCAATTTTCAATATATTAAACATAGTACTCACTTTTTTATCTTTAATCCTGAAAAGCTACAGCCCAAGTCCGTGCAGAATCTCTAATCGCTTCACCGTTTGGATCATCTATGTAACAATCGTTTCCATCAGGGCCCCATACGTGAGACTCTGCGGCCTCTAGTGTAGAGTAAACACCTGCCACTGTTACAACTCCGGTAGAATCGGATAACACCACGAAAACTCTTTTCACATCATTCTTTGTATTCATAATCATTCTCTTTACTTGATCACTATCTCTATTATTAGTATCTCAAATTTGGCCTCCTATGTCAATACTTTTTGGCGAAAATAATGAAAATATTTTCGCCAATTAAATCAATCACTTAGATTAATCTGCTAGTGAATCGGGAAATTCATCCTCATACCCTAAAAGTACGTAATCTCCATGTTCCCATAGTGCGATGAAATCAAAGGGCATTAGTGCATTATTAATAAGGCCGTCTAGTTCTTCAATCATTTCATCAAATAGTATTAGATCATCTTCATCATATTCATCAAGTTCCTGTAATAGTGAAACCGTAGGAATGAATAACTCTTCAGCAAGTTCAACCATTTTCAATATAGTTTGCTTTGGTGTTCGTGGTATAGCACCATCAATCCAACAACCTTGAAGATTAATCAATTTTTGTGATATTTCACGGGCCGCCGGTGTTTCAAACGATTCTATTGCCATATAGTCTCCTTTATATGTTAAACCACTCTGGTTTATGTTCAGGTATTCTCCATGTCGCAAATCTTGCTTTATCGTGTATATAATAGGTACGATATGCATCAACGGCACTCGTAGGGCTTTTGTATGCATCAGGCATTGCTTGAGCAAATGTCGTTAAACCTTTACTCTGTAAGGCCGCCGGCGGTTCTCTTAATATGTTCATCAGTTCATCATTTCTTTCGCAAGCGTGAATTTTACCATATCTCCGTGTATACTCTTTGCACATTTCTACAAAATGACGAAACAACCATTCATAATTTTCGGTTGTTTCTCTTGTCCATATTGTACAAGGATGGTTTATATGCGTGATCTTGTATAGTATGGATTCTTTGTATGGTGAATGGTGTTTGTATCGCTTCTTCTTGCTACCTTTTGCTGGTGGCAGTTCTTCACCATCAATTATATGGTGTGTGGTGGACAACAATTGGGCCGATTCCAGAATCATCTTAACCACATGCTTATCACACAATGATCGTGCGGCCAGTTCCGGATTCTCATCAATCACGAATATATTCATAGAATCACATAATAAATGGCTGGCGAGGTTGGGATCGAACCAACGACGAGCTGATTAACAGTCAGCCATTCTACCACTGAATTACTCGCCAATACTCCTTTATATTAACATACAGAAAGATCTTGGTCAATACTTAAAACACATTCTTAAACAGTCCATGCGCCTTTTCTTGGTGTTCTATTCTAGAGAATTGTAACAGTTCAAAGTTAGTAAGATTACCATAACCATGATGGAATATGCTATCAAGTGCATCAGGATTCTTAGCTAGGGCCTTAATCAAGGCCTTGTATGCGGTCATCGAATTACGAAAACTTTTAGGAAAACTATTTTTGAATCGTAGGGTCACTCTTGTTGATTTAGTTGCCATAATCATTTCCTTTACTTGATCACTATCTCTATTATTAGTATCTCAAATTTGGCCTTCTGTGTCAACACTTTTTGTAATTATTGTAAAAATGATTGAACAATCTTTACAAGGCCAACGGAATAGTTAGCATCATCAGAAAATTCATCGGCGTATTCTTCAGCGGCATCAAGGTCACTGAATTGTATTATATTGTCTTCACGCACACACCATATTTTATCATTCACTATGGCCACTTTGTATAAATGCTTGCTCAATTCAGAGGCCACAATTGAAAAATCTTTTGCTTCCGTTAAATTAAAGAATTCGATGATGTTTGATTCTCTTACGCACCACACTTCTGTTTTCATATCGCCTCCGTATTAATCACTCTCTATAATATTATAATGACACAATTGGCCCGCTATCGCAAGCATTTTTATTGTGGTAGGCCATAATAAAAGTACTTGACAATCAAAATTTTTTATGTACGAAGGCCTTGCGGAAAAATTTCTTGACAGCTTAGTGTATGGCCACCACATCCACCACAACAATACAATGGCCACCACAACCACCACAATACAATGGCCACCACAACCACCACAACAATACAGCGGCCACCACTATACTATTCTCTATTCACCTCTACTATAAATCTCCCATACATCGGACAGTGATACATGGAGATTATTTCTAATACCCTTTGGTATAGGTTCCCAGTATTGCTCATCATCAGGGAATACACATACAAAACTTTTTACTATCTCGCTCATCAATTCGGCATCTTGTTTGCGATCATTTGTCTTTAACTGATTGAAGAAGAATTGTACTAATCTGTCTATTAGATTGGCCGATGGAATTACATCAGGATGGTTTACTAGTCTTGATAATGCGTTCTTGTCACATCCACTCTTTTCTGATATTTCCTTTAGTGTAATTTTTCGCTTTTCTTTTTGTTCTAGTCTCTGTGTCATTTTTGCAAGATCAAAACGTATCATGGCAATCTCTCCTATCAATGTTTCATAATGTAATCAAAACCGAACCTATCGATTCGTTTCCTTGAATGGGTATGGCCGTCACGCAATCCATTTTTGAAAACTACCTTCCGACTGGCGGAATCTTATTTTCCATTTTACGATACTTGAATATGACGACCACCCAAGTATCAACCAATCTCTTAACAAGGCTCACTAGATCCGGTTTTCATCACACTATGATTTTTGTTTACTACTCGTCAATCTCTTCCCAAACAATGCGCTTGGCTAGCTTCCATCTTATTTTATTAAGTTCATTCAGTATTACATCTTGATTACTTTGTGATTTCAATTCAAGCTCAATTTTCTCAACCATTTCTAGAACCTCATCTCGGTCTACGATGGCCAATGCTCTCATTTCTGAATTGTTTCTCAAATCAACCATTTTCATTTGACCTCACCATTTTTATCATTCTCTCTATTATTAGTATCTCAAATTTGGCCTTCTGTGTCAATCGTTTTTTGTCTTTCTATTATTCTTTATAGTCTGTACAATCTCATTATAATCTGAACAATCTTCACCACATCCAGCACAAAACAGATTGTCCGGATCAATATCTGCACCACTTATCAGAAACAGTCTATTTCCAAAATCGGCCATTACTGTGGCACAACTCTCGCAATACGCATCTCCTATCATTTCATCACACAATATGATAGAATATGGAAACTGTTTGTGTTTCACGATGGTTTTATATTCTGCTTTGTTTGTAATGAAGTGGCGCATCGTCATTCTCCTTTGTTGATCACTATCTCTACTATTAGTATCTCAAATTGGCCACACTCGATCAAGTATTTTATTAAGATGATCCATATTTTTTGTTGATCGGCGCTCCACTATGCTCATAATGTTTCAATTCATTCAATAACTCTGTTACAGCATTAGTTACTTTAAAACAGGCAATTCTTAATCTATCTTTTTGGTAGCATTCACCAAAACGCTCTATTTCTTTTCTTATTGTAGATTGAGTTTGTTGTAGAGATTCTAATAATTCTTTTTGGAATTCGCTCATTTTATTCTCCTTCATTCAATTTTTGTGCCGTTATTGTCCAAGATATGGTTGAGATAACATCACCTATTTTCAGCTTAGTTTCTAGATCATCCACTTTACCCATAATGTCCACTAGATCGATGAATGAATATTCTAGTTGCTTTGATATGCTTTTTTCTGAGAAGTCCTGCCACCATTCTCTATCAAATTTTTCCATTTCGTTTCTCCTATTGTTATCTCTTCCTCTATTATTAGTATCTCAAAACTGGCGTTCTGTGTCAATGCTTTTTATGGACTATTTTAATTCTCTAGTGTGAAAATATAGGTTTCTCCGTCATCATTGATCACTACTTCATCACCACTAAGAATTTTACTTAGTTCTTTTTCTGATATCTCCCACATGTCATATCGTTCTGAAAACAGGTCTACCGAAACATGATCAAAATTTAATCCGTCAATTTTCGATTCCATTCTTATCACTACTTGACTGGCCATTTCGTTTCTCCTATTGTTATCTCTTCCTCTATTATTAGTATCTCAAATTTGGCCATCCATTGCAACCATTTTTTGGCTTTTTTTATTTTTTGTTGGTGTAGTGATATGAGGAATTTTGATTCAAAACGTCATTTTTGACGCTATTTTGAACTAAGTGGTTGATTTTACTAGAATCGACCACTTAGCTAAGTTATTGATTTTACTAGTGTTAGGAATTTAGTAGGGGTCTTGTTACAGTCTCGTAAACATCAGTTACGAACCACTTTCCAGTAAGATCCATCAGGTAAACATACTCTTGACCCGATCCTACCGCATCATGCAAGAACGATTCGAGAGTAGATACCTTGGCCTCGGTCTCGGTGTCGCTTCTATCTCTTCCGTATGCTATGCACACACCATCTTGCGGTACTGAAAAGTTATGCTGACCTGTGGGATGCATTTCATCAGCAAGTACGGAAAGATCGCCCAGCTCCATCAATTCGAGTACTCGTTCTCTTGTATTGTATGATCTTAATAGCGTATCGCCCACACCTTCCGGATAACCGTCCCAGTGACAGTAAATATGCTTTATGCTTTGATCGTTCAATTGAATTGCTATAGTTGATCTAGTTGACATGATTACTCCTTAATTGTTTCAAGTATGGTTACAATTTTTTGTGCGGCATTTTGTGCATCGGATACTTGATCCACAACGTTATTCACTGCCCAATTAAGTCGACTGTATATGTTACAATTCGGAAGACACGGCACAAATTTCCAATCTCTGATATCATTATCAGTGAAAAATTGGAGAATGTCTTCAAGCTCCTGTACAATCGTTTGGACTGCCTCTATTGCTTCTTGTTTATTATTCACTTTTGTCATTTCATTCTCCTTATTTCATAAGTTATCAATCATCAGCACCATCATAGTATGCGGGTAATCCTAATGCTTGAATTTTTTCTGCAATTGCTTTGGCCTGTGCTAGTGCCCTACCATCAGAGTTATCATATCCTACGTAAATTGCTCTATCTCCGGCTCCGTATGCTTTTCCTATGTATCTTAATCCTGCCCTTTCGGCACCTTGCTTATATGCATTCAATACCTTTGCTGGTACTTTGGTTAAACACACATAAGCTCTACCGCAACCAAAACCACGGCCACTTGATCTTACCTGTAATCCTTCTAGAATTGCTTTGGTGATACTTTCTGATAACTGTTTCACTTGTGATTTATCGAGATTGTCTAGGTTCATATCGTCTCCATTATTTGATTACTATCTCTATTATTAGTATCTCAAATTTGGCCTTCCGTGTCAATACCTTTTTGGCTTTTTTTTATTAAAATAATGTCATTTCAATTTTTTCATCATCGAATGTTTTCAACCACTTATCTATGGAATCGATATAATGCGCTCTAAAATTCAATAATTCACCGACCACTATTTGATTTTCAAATAATTGTATGATCTTAAATTGATCTTGTCTTTTGTCATCGCCCCAGTATACACACTCGGCGATCAAAACGTGTTTTCCGTCATTGCTTTTCCACTTGTACGTATCGAGAACGGATTTACATTTACCATAGATCAAATCAGAAAATAGTTTCATAATCATTCTCCTTTAATATCTTTAGGAATGGTGATACCGCCAGCTTGCTTCAATTGTAACACCGATTTACACAAATTTTCATACGCTACCCACATCGTGTCTAATACTGCATGATTAGTAGGACTAGTTTCGTATAGTCTATGAATATTAAACAAAACCGTTTCTTGTAATTCCTCTAGTGTGTTTATCATATCTCTCTCACTAGAATATGGTATTAAAAGGTCTTCATACATAGTGAATCCATTATTTCACGTTTGAATAACCAAAACTCTTGTTCACATTTTTTACTGTATAAAACAATCTTGCCAGCTTGATTCTTTCATCAAGGCCTTTTCGGTCTTCACTGTAATCATATTCATCTATAGCATTAAGAAAGTTTCTTTTGCTTATCTTTTTATCGAATTCTATTTGAAATCTTTCGCCTTTATGGTTTTCACACTGTAAGAATCTTTTCATATCGTCTCCATTATTTGATCACTATCTCTATTATTAGTATCTCAAATTTGGCCTCCCATGTCAATACTTTTTTGGTTTTTTTATTCGCCAATCATATCAATCACTTAACCATTCAGACTGATAGCGATCAAAATCTTTTCTAAAGGTTGTTAGTGCATCATCTACGGTTGCATAGTAGTATCGAGTTATATGCTCATTATCCAATCTCAAGCACAATCCAAGCCAGAGCCTTACAGAAATTCCATCTTCCGTGTCTATGTTCAGTGTGTTCAAATCAACTTCCGTTATGTCATAGTTTCCTTTTTCATTCAATTCAATCAAATCATTCTCATCAACATAAAATTGCCGATTCGAGTATCTTGGTGTAGTCTTCTTTACATAAAAATATTTCATGATGCTTCTCCCTTAATCACTACAACCACAAATCAATCTTTAAATGTTTTCGGTATATGAGTTATCACTTTTTGCCCATTCTTCAGTATAGCATCGAATTGTTTCGCATATCGAAACAATGGTTTCCAGCTTTCAAGATCTTCATTGTTGCGAAATATTGTATGAAGTTTCTTATTACCTTCAATCTGAAAAATGTCACCGAATTCACCGAATGACTGTCTAGTGGTTTTTATATTGAATCCAAGTGCCTTTATCTCTTTTCTGAATTGTGCAAGCTCAATCGTGTTCATGATGATTTCCTTTATTTGATCACTATCTCTATTATTAGTATCTCAAAATTGGCCTTCCGTGTCAATACCTTTTTGGCTTTTTTATTCGTCAATCATATCAACTACTTGCTTGATTATTGTAAATGTCCCACACATCATCTAACGAAACACTAGGGTTATCTTGAATACCTTTAGGAATTTGTTTCCAATACTTTTGATCATCGGGAAATATTGATACAAAATTGTGGATGATTTCTTTGATCAATGCTTCATGCTTTGTTTGATCATCATCTTTTAGTTCGTTGAACAAGAATTGAACCATCTTATCGATCACTGTTGCTGAGGGTATGACATCCGGCGCACTTCTCATTCTGGAAAGCACATTTCTATCACAACCACTTCTTTCAGATAATTCTTTTAGTGTAAGACGGCGACCTTCTCTTTCTTCTAGCAATTTTAACACGTATCCAAGATTGAATCGTATCATAGTCACACCATAACATAAAAATTATTGAATTACGTCACTTTGCTCAAACAAGCAATCCACAACATAATAGCCATCTTTCCATAATGCAACTAAACCGTTTGGTCTAATCTTTTCGTTTATAAGAAAATCAATATCTTCAATCATATCGTTGTAAAATTGTTTTCTGGAAGATCTTTTCAATTTTTTCTTGTTTCTTTCGAGAAAATTGTGTAATGTCATTACAAAACCGTACACGTCAATTTCAAAGGAATGTGCCATATCAAGAAATTGAAGCAAAAGATCATAGGCGTTTAGCTTTTCGGTATTGTCAATCCAACGACCCTTAACGATCTTCACCTTTGTTGATGATGTTTCTTCCATGTTCTACCCCCACATTTTCATGAATAATAGTGTTTATCTCTATTATTAGTATCTCAAAATTGGCCAACCATTGCAACAAAAAATAAAAAATTATTCTTCAGTGTTATCGAGGGTTTAGTTCACAACATAGTGCTTGACAATTAGCTTTGATTGTGATCGTGCAATGGTATCTCTTCAATTGGTTGATCGATTCTTTCCTCCACCACGAATACATCAAAATGCTTTTCATCTTCTGGATGACAAATCTGTTCTACAAACTTGTGATCGAATTTTGTTCGCCAATAAACAAATCTTTGAATAGTTGCATTCCATCGTGCTTGTGTCGCATTTCTGCATCTGCCACTATAGTATGCACCATGTTCTAGGTTCGTTTTGGCTATTTTTGGTGTGTATCTTGACACATCATTTCCTACTTTCTGTCATCCATTTCCAATCATCTTTTGCTTCTTGTAGTTTTTTCTCTAGTTCTCTGATTCTTTCTTTGAGCGTTTCAACTTCTCTCGCACCTGTTTCGTAACCATCGTACCAAGCTATTTCGACATCAGTGGCCGACCATTCTGCCTCACGATTGAATTGATTTACATATTCTTCTGCCAATAGTTCTGGTTCTTTTGTCATTTCCATATTGTTATCCTCGTTGTTGTCTGGTATATTTTATGTTACTATACTATAGAACACGTTGCAATAGAAAAGTAAGAATAAATATTGTATATGGTATTACGCTTTAATCAATTCATATCAGAAACATTAGTGGTATATCGAGGCTCTTTCGGTGTGTCCAATTCTCCTATTCTTTGGGTCAGTACCTCCAAGGAACATGCTGGCATTTATTCGTTTGATAGAAAAACTGGCGCAAAAGGTGAGGTCACTGAATACCGCATAACCAAAAGAATTGACGATATTGATCTTGGATTTCGTGCAGCAGAGATTTCTGTACCATTTGAAGAAGTTCGTGGCAGATTAAAAACTGCACTAATGGATCGATATGAAGAAAACAGAGTTACTGAAAAAACAGCAATCGATATCGCAGAAAAGCTAGATTCACTCAAATATTCAGGTAGCAAGCCTGTTTGGTTTTGGATGTACAAACCTGCTGTTATTCAATCAATTCGTTCAATGGGGTTTAATTGTATCAAACAACGTGAAGGTATACAATCACACACTGGTAATGTCATCACTTATGGCATTCTTGATAGATCGATGATTTCTAAGATTTCTTAATTTTTACTTCTGCTCTCTTAGCTTTCTGAATATGAAAATTTTATTCAATTTGGCAATCAAAGATCCTTTCCGGAAACGATAAAAAAGGCTTTTTAAAAGGTTTTTACTTTTGGATTTAGCTCCAAAGCTGTCTAAAGTGATCCTTAACAGACTCTATCTCTTTTTGTATTTTATTCACATCTTTTAGTTTTTTCAGCTTTCTGATCAATTCTATGGTTTCTGGCACTTCTGGTGCTCTGAATATTTGTACAGTTTTTTGAAGTGGTACTAGTCTCATAGATCCTGGCTTCACTCTTTGATATAGCTCTATCGAATACGCTGGTGTTCTCATCAGCACGCTTCTCGTCACCAATATGCCGTTCAGTTCGTCTAGTGGTATGAATACCATTGTACCTAGATTATCCATATCTTGTGCTTGCATTTCTTTGGTGAGGAATGAACGCATATCAGCTTTTGTGATTTTCTTTTTTGCTGTTTCTTGTTCTAGTTTGTTCTTCGGAAACAGAGACTCCGGCGAGTTCATCGCTTTTGATACGGTCACAGAATTGTACACCTTTTGTGTCATCTTGATTTTCTTGCCATTTTTGTAAGCAAAAGATCTCATAGAGATTTCTTGTTCTGCATCACCACCACCAAGTGAGGCAACGGGACGTTCTGAGTTCATAATGCTGAGTTCAAAGTATTTTGTTCTGTCTTTGTTGTGAACAGTTAGTGTGATGTACCAAAACCAAACACCTTTGTTCTTTACGTGTTCTCTATTGGTTTCGATCTTGCTTTCAAAGTTCTCTTTGAATATCGACTCAAAGTGTTTTTCGTATGCGGCTACGTTTAGATTTTTGACCATCGCATCGAGCACTTGTAGCACTCTTTCGTTTGTATTGACTGTCGGTGTAGTTTTTGCGGTTCTTGATGAGGATTTCAATAGCTCGTAAGCCAAATTGATCTTCTGCATCATTTCTTTTGAACCACCCTTGTCTGGATGATTCGCAATGGCGGCAACTTTGTATGCTTTCTTGACATCATCTGACGTATAGCTAGAGGGCAGTTTGAGAATAGTTTCTGCCTCTCCTCTTGATAGTGTGATTTCAATGAGAAAGTTCTTAAAGTTTTTCATAGCTAATAGAAACCTTTGATCTTGCTTTCATCTATTTATTGTTATTTTATAGTGACTTTCCCCATTGCACTCGTAACCAAATCCTTTCGTGTGCATAGTGTGCAAATATCATCAGAACGTTGATTGCTATTGCACCTTGAAGTCCCGTCCAAAATGCTGTGATTAGTGTTGCAGTTACTCTCCAACTTAAAGCTCTTGTTATTGTTCTTTTGTGAGTTTCCATTGATTTTCCTTTGAATAAATAATATAATGGGTGGCATTGTGTCATATAATAATCATAGGATCAAGAACAAAATGAAAAGTTTTCAAGAGTTCTTCATATCAGAAGGCGTTAGTGATCAGGGTATCTTTAAAGCGGTATTTCTTGCCGGTGGACCTGGTTCTGGTAAATCTTTTGTTTCTAAAAACACACTGCCAAACGCTATTCTTGGATTAAAAGTTATCAATTCGGATGAGGTTTTGGAGTTTCTACTCAAAAAACATAATGTAGGTTCAAATATGAATCTAATGTCACCGGATGAATTGAAGAAGTTTGCTGACATAAGAGACAAAGCCAAAAAAATAACAGCAAAAAGAGAAGAAATATATCTCGAAGGTAGATTAGGTCTTGTCATAGATGGTACTGGAAGAGACTATGACAAAATTGCCAAAAAGAAAGCAGAATTAGAAAAGCTCGGTTATGATACTTATTTGCTGTTTGTGAATACTTCACTTGAAGTCGCCAGAGAACGTAATCGCAAAAGGGCTCGTAGTGTTTCGGATGATCTTGTAGTTCAGTATTGGAACGATGTTCAAAGCAATATAGGAAGATTTCAAAGTTTGTTCGGTTCACAAAATTTTACCGTTGTTGACAATAATAATGCAGATGAGGCCATATTGAACGATGTGTTCAAAGGTATTAAAAGGTTTGTAGATAAACCACCTCGTTCACAACAAGCTAGACAGTGGATTACAGCTAAATCAGGAAATAAGTGAATCTAGTGCTGGTTTTGTCTTCTTAAACCAATCGACTAATTTTTTGTTTGCATCTTCTATTGAAGTTTTTGATGTGATTTTTCTAAACTTCACAACGTCTCTCTGTTTGTAGTGTGAAGAGACTAACTCCCAAGAAACGGAAGAAAGATTTACGAGTTTACCGTAATTAGAAGAAAGATGCATCATTAATTTTATGCTTGCTGGTGAATTCTCTGCTATGTTATTATATGGTTTCGTGTCGTGTATGTGTAGGTATATGTGATTACCAAGATTTTTTGAAGCCTTTTTGAATACAACATATCTATCACCCAAAACAGACTTCAGATCAGATGATAACTTTTCAGCTAAATCTACAAAATTGTCGTCGATGTATTTTGCGGTCAGTTTTTCAGACTGTTCAGCTAAAAATGTTTTCAAATCTTTCATGACATTTTCCTACAATTTTCTGTTATTTGATCACTATCTCTATTATTAGTATCTCAAATTTGGCCTGCGTTGTCAATACTTTTTTTTTGATAAAAAGCACCTATAAAACTTTGGAAAAATGTATTCCCACCTGTTCGGCGAGATATACAGGAACGGCATTACCGATCTGAGTATATTTTGGCAACTCACGATCAAATATTCCTTGATGAGGATTTCCCGCCCTTCTCAAACCACCAGTGGTTCTACTTCCGGCAAACTGATACCAGTCTGGGAATCCTTGAAGTCTAGCCCATTCTCTTACCGTTAAAATTCGTGCTTGCGAAAAATGAACGTAGTCATCGGGTAGAGAAGTTACAGTTATTGATGGACCACTTTTATTCCAACGAGCGGGAAGAAGTCGTTGAGCGAATTTCTTAGTTTTAAGATGTGGTGGTATCTCTCCATTGTGTTTCAACATATGAGTGAATTTTTCTATCACCTTATCCGAATGATTAGAATACTCTTGTTCAGTTAGTACAGCACCCTCTGGAGCAACTTTTCCATCTATACCAGTACGAATAAGTTTCTGATATTCGTTCATTGCCTCATTAAGATACTTATCTGTGCTACTACCGTATTGAAAATTAGGATCAATTAGATCACCAAGTAGATCAATTAAGTCAGGAGCACCATAAGTAGGTTTAGGTAAAAAACCATCGGCCACTTTGCTGTCAATCTTTTCCCAAATCGATGTATCAACATCATCCCTTACACCAACAACTAGTACTCTTGGTCGATTCTGTGGAGCACCGTAATCTTTAGACAGAACCAAGGCGTGACTAACACGATAGCACTTAATTGAATTAAAAGAATGTAAAACATCTTCAAATATTTCACCTTTAGTTCCGTTTGGTGTCCACTTAGCTGAGAGTAGACCTTTTACATTTTCAAAAAGAAAAATCTTTGGTTTAAGTTTATTAACAACCCAAGCCATATCTTGATATAAATGATTAGATGGTAGTTGTTCTTTATGTACGGAATATGAACGTCTATGTCCAATACCGGAGAATCCTTGACATGGCGGACCTCCTACCACCAAATCCAGATCTCCATCCTCAATAGAAATCTTAAATTCTCTTTTAAGAGAATTCATGATTTTCTTAATTACTCCTTCTTTCGTAACTATATTTTTAATGTCATATTCGTGGAATTCAGGATTAGTCAATCTTGGTTCTATTATTTGCCGATTCATCAAATAACTACTCATAGCATTTTTGTTAAGTTCGTTTACGAATACAGGATGAAATCCTGCTTTCTCCAAACCTAATGAAAGACCACCACAACCAGCAAATAGATCGACTGCAAATTTTTTAGATTTCATGTTTTTGAATTTTGCGAGGACTCAATTATCTTAATATTTAAATATACTATCTATTACTATATCACAAATGATACTACATCACAACTGATAATTGATCAAAGTCGTTTGCATCTTTTATTTCATTTTCTTTTTGAGACGTTCTAAATCGGCGTTAGTGAGACTACCGAATAATTTTACAAACTGATCGCCATTTTCTAAGCTATATGGCGATTTAGTAGCACCTTGTTTTTTCAATCGACCCTGTACTCGCATGTTACCACTGGCCACTTTAATTTTAAGAGTTTGATTCATCTTGCTACCTGCTGCACCCAATCGTAGTTCTAGGTTCATGGCAGTATTTAATTGTGGTATGGGTAAGTTTAATGGATTTTCCTTCAGATAAAACAAACCATAACCACCTATTTGTATGTAATAACACTTTTTCTTTGCATAATGATCGTGTAAGAAATCTACCCCTACTTCTATTTTACCATTTAAGGGTCTTAAAAAGGCCTCGTCTCTTAGTTCATCCCATAGCTCACGTGGTGCAGTGAGTGGTAATCCGTTGATTGATTCGGATAATACTTTTGGTGCATTTTTTTTGGCATACAGCAATAGTTTATCTAATGCAGTCTTTTTGCCTTTTAATGTTTTCATGATCATTTCATGAATACCAGAATCTATTACAGTTTTCTCGGATGCATAAAACTTACCAGTCTTTTTGTCATAGTTATAGCTACCACCACCCATTTGAGCATCTATGTCCATCTTGATCTCTACACGAATCTCGGTGTCGTCATATAGTAAAACCAAATCAGGAAGATTAGATGCAAAACCTGCCGGTAATTCTTTTATTTTTAATTTTGGTAACTTTTTGATATTTCTATTAAGAACGGCCATTACCTTCTTTTCATACTCTTCTCCGCCTTTTCCTACAGTCATTTTATTCCTATAAAAACGTAATGAAGACAACTATTGCAAGTTTACATATTTATATTATGATTAAATTATTAGTCCAATTTACGAAAAATACCTGTTCAATGTCATTAAAAGTTCTTCGTGATTATTTGAATTGTTCGTTATTACTTTTCTCACTTTCAGTTCTTGATGAAAATCTCCACTTTGATCGATTAATACAGTCAATTGTGCTTTCTTTTCTGGATTCGACCAAGACACCTTCAATCGTTCGTTTTCAATTACAGTGCTCTGTGGCATATAACAAGGGTAGCTAGAGATCAATTCTATAAACGATAGAATGCGTTCGCTATCTATCTCTACATCATCGAGCAATGTGGACAATCTATTTTGAATTCTTTCCTCTTCATTCATTATCGACTTCAATGCATCTTTATAATTATCAAATCTTAGTATAGTTTTGGCTTTTGTGTGATATAAAGTGACTTCAACTTCATTATTCTTTGTTGACATTGCAACTACGTGATCACCCTTTTCAAAAAACTCTCTAGGAAAATATCTATTCATTTGTGTGTTTACCGACTTCTCACTAAAGCCGAGTTTATTCAATCCCTTTAAAAAGCCACTTCTACTTGTGCTCATATTTTACCTATCATTTTTTGATAATACATCGCTATTGTTATCAATCCATTTAATTTTCGGATCATCCGAATATCCATTCTCAAAAATGTACCAAGCATACACCATCATACCTGTGTTGTATTTTCCATCTTCTCTCAAAGACTCGCCCAACATAGGATAGCGTGTAAACACATAGACACACTTTAAACCATAATTTCTATCTGAATAGACTTCATCAAATCTTTTTTTACCGTGAAGATATGATAAAGGCAAGAGCATAGCAAATTTGTTCTTCGCTACTCTTTTGGCCACTTGTATAAAATCAAAAGCTATGGAAAACGGAGGGTTTGTTATAATATAATCATACTGTTCGGTTTCGGTTAAAAAGTTCTTTTCAATGTCATAACCTGTTATTTTTGTGTTTTGCCAGTTCTCTGATAGAATTTTTACTATAGCACCACTACCTTGTGCCGGTTCAAGTACACTCAAATCGTAATTAAACTTTTCAACATTTAATAAATGTCTAGTTATTGAATATGGCGTTTCGTAGAAATCCGATGCTTTACGTTTACCGGATGCATTGTTTGTGCTAAAGTTTTTACCCATAACTTATAGTTTGCTCCCAATAGAATTTGATACATTTCGCTGAGACAGAAAAAGAACAAACAATAGCTTTTGTAATTTTGATTTATGTTCTTCTAGGTTTTCAAACTTTATAGTGTGACCTGCACTAGTAAATTCGTATTGATCGTATACGTGGTCTTTGTTTAGTGACAACAAAATGTTATTAGTTTGCTTCTCATACAAAAATACTTGTGTGTACAAAGGCCTTGACCAGATTCTAATTGAATGATCTATTCTATTTTTAAAGTCATATCCGTGTGCTGAGTATAATTGTAATTTTTTTGCGTTGTGTGTTGTGGTAAAAGGATTACAATCAATGAACTCTACATCGAAATTATTTCTAATCGTGGGACAAATAGTTTTATGACCATCGGAATAGTGCCAGTTTCTAATCTCATCTATGATGTTCAGCTTTTTTTGTTCCATATATTATTCTCACAATAGTATCAATTCTATCTTTTTGTGTAAAAGAAGATATCTCTAGCTTTTCTCCATACTTTCTATGAATGGTAGTTCTGTCATCGGCGAATACTATGTAAGGACCACTTTTACTACCGGCAACGGCGCAAGGTGGACATTCAACATATATAATTGAATTGTACTTCATTCCTGTATTCTTAGTCAACACGTAAAATACAATTAATTCAAAATCGACAGGAGAAATTCCAACTATTGCCAAAACTTGATATTTACCTTCTTCAAATACGTAACACATTGACAACTTGTGATTTACGTTTAGACAATATGGTACGACACTTTGATTTTTTAGAATGATTTTTTCCATCAATTCCAAATAAGGCAAATGATATTCTCGCTCACAATCAACAATAAAGTTTTCTAATATTGGATTATCGTGTTTAAGTAAGTGTGTTCCAATACCATAAGTATTATGATACTGAAGTATCTCTTTGGTGATGTTTATGGTTTTTTTATCTTCCATATTGATTAACATCCTTTCGGGAAACCATAAAAAAAGGTCTTAAAAACTATTTGAAATCAGATTTAACGTTTTTAAGCAGCACATATTTAATGATTTCCTCAAACCATTCATTACATTTTACCGAATTAAAATTAGCACCAAGGTTTCGATATACACGATCACTATGTCTGCGCTCAAATGTAAACTCGCCATGCTTCGTCGCATATCTGTTTGGCCCTCTTATTCTATTATTCGATGAACTAGGAACACACACATAAGAAATATTAAAATTTGGATCTATTACAGATGGAGTCTTATCGTCACTGTTATTAAATTCTAATACAAAAAATCCTATAGCAATTTCACTCGAATTAGAAACATATGAAGTCAATTCGCCTATAATAAACTCAATCGATATATCAGGAAACTCTTCCAAAAAAAATGTATAGCACTGTGAGTTAGAAAGTTTGATATCCCAAAGAAAATTTACTATATGAAATATCTGTGTATGATCTATGCCATAAGACATCGCCTTTGCGAATATTGATTTTGCGGTTTGTAGTACAATGGCCTGTCGAGTAAAACTTCTGCTTGAATTGAAATTGGTTAATATGGGATCTGTGGCCACACTGTGTGGCGAAACTTCTGCTCGATTTACAGAATTATAATAATCAAAAAGAATTTTAGTAATATTCATCAA